AATATAAGGGACTTTGGTAAAAATTATAGAACAAAGCCAATATATAGAGACTCCAACAATAATACCTCTTTATGCGTCTGCAAAGAGACAGGTAGGTTTATTGATTTTTCTGCTAATTTATATGGCTCTCTAGAGGATCTTGTAAAACTAAGTTTAAACTTAAAAGATATATCAGAAGCGAAAAAATGGCTTGGCTCTAAAATAGATATAAAATCTTTAGAGAGAAAAGAAGATAAAAACGCTTTAGGTAAATATCCAAGAGTTTTCTCTAAAAATCTATTGAACTCACTAATGCCAGTTCATGACTACTGGATAAAGAGAGGAATCTCAAAAGAGACATTGGAAGTTTTCAAGGGAGGAACGGTTTATTCTGGGCAAATGGCCGGAAGATACGTTTTCCCAATATTTTCCAAAGACAAAATCATAGGCTTTGCTGGAAGAGATATTTTTAATAACAACAGCGACCGGATAAAATGGAAACTTCTTGGAGATAAGGCATACTGGATGTTTCCTATGGAAAACGTAGAAGAAAATCAGTCTAACGAAGAGTTAATTATTATAGAAAGTCTGGGCGACTGTTTAAGTTTGTGGGAAGCAGGTATAAAAAATACTCTTGTTCTTTTTGGTATAAAACTTCAAAAAAATAAAATAAAAGAGATTATTAAAAGAAATTATAAAAAAATAATAATAGCATTAAATAATGATATGGAGCAAGAAGCCAATATAGGTTTTGACGCATCATGTTTTATTAAAATGCAGCTTATGAATTTTTATGATGAAAATCAAATTTTAATAAGAATGCCAGTAAAAAAAGACTTTGGAGAAATGACAACAGAGGAAATACTAAATTGGAAAAAACAAAATTAAAATTAAGTGCTTCAAAGATTAAAATGCTTTTAAGCTGTTCTTGGCTATATTATTGTAGGTATGTCCTTAAAATGCCTTCAAAATCAAATGAAGGGGCTTCTAGAGGGCTTTGTATCCATACCGTGCTTGAGTGCTTTATTAATAAAAGGCACGAAAAGCATTTTAATGCCTACAAAGACGGCTCAGAGACGCCAGCGGTCAAAAGATTAATAGAGAAACTCGCCAAGAAATACGAAGTTTTTTCGGAAGAAAACATAGAGATAATAAACAGCATGATCTCTGTGGCGTGTAAATACGATTTTTTTGGCCTTTCTAATGGGGAGCCAAAAGAAATAATATCCGAAAAAGAATTCAGCATAGATTTGGGAAATTTCATAATAAATGGTTTTATTGATAAAACTATAGTCTATGAAGACTTTATAAAAGTAATAGATTATAAAAGTAGCAAGGCAAAATTTAGCACCGAAGAGCTTGAGTCTAATATTCAAGGAATGTTGTATTCACTGGCAATTTATAAACTATACAAAAAAATACCAAATGTTGAATTTTTATTTTTGAAATTTGCTAGGAATCCATTCCAAAAATTTGGAAAATGCACGGAAGAGCAACTGAAAGGTTTTGAGTATTTTCTAGAAAATTTAGCAGAATATCTTAGTTCGTTCGATACTACTAAGGCTGAAAAAGGGTTCGCAGCAAATGATCCTAAGAAAAGATGGCAATGTGGGAAAGAGGGTTTTAAACCATGCGGAAAAGCTCATTATATATGTGAATATAGGAATCGTGTTGAATATTTTGCATTGTTAGACGATAATGGAAAAGTAGTAAAGACCTCTTTTAAAAAAGAAGAGATAAAAGAAAAAGGTAAAATAGTAAAACAATATTATATGGGCTGTCCAGCGCATACAAAAGATGATTTTTTAGACTAAATGAAAAAAATACCAATATTCAAATCGCACTATAGCATAGGAAGATCAATATTAACTCTTGAGGCTGCGGGGTCAAGTAAAGAAACTGAACCTGACTCTATATTCGATTTGTGCGTAAAATATTCAATTAAAGACCTTTATTTAGTTGAAGATGGGCTTTCTGGATATCTAGAGGCACTCAAAAACTCTTCTGAGCTTAAAATAAATTTAAGATTTGGCGTAAGATTTTTAGTTTGCGCAGATATTAACAAAAAAGATGAAGAATCTAAATCCACTGAACATAGAGTCATAATAATGGCTAAAAATGACAAAGGCGTAGAGCAACTAATTAAACTTTACGAAAAAGCTAGTAAAGTTGGTTTTTATTATAAGCCTCGACTTGATTTCGAAACAATTCATTCTTTATGGACTGAAGACTTGATAATGTGCCTTCCTTTCTATGATTCTTTCATTCACGAAAATTTCCTAAAAGGCAATCACTGTGTTCCAATGTTTAAAAACATAAAACCTTTCCTTTTTGAGGAAGATAATGATTTCATTTTTGATAATTTAATTTCTAAAAGATTACACGAATATGCGGCACAGAACAAATTAGAAGTTATAAAAACTCAAACAGTATACTATCATACTAGGAAAGACTTTTTAAGTTATATGACATTTAGATGTATAAATGAAAGATCTACGCTTGAAAAACCTCAATTAGAGTTTTTCTCTTCTAAAAACTTTTGCTTGGAAAATGCATTATGAACTCACACCTTCTAAGATACGATAAAACAAAGAAAATATTTCTTTTTGATTTCGAAACATGTAATTTAAACTTATTCTTTGAATTAAATCGACCTTGGCAGGTCGCATGGCTAGTTTTCGATCTTAATAAAGTTCATGATTTGCAAGAAAGAAAGATGAAATGGAATGATTTTGAAATAAAAATCAAACCAGAAGTCGCCGCATTAAATCACTTCAATCAGAGAATTTACGATATAGAAGCCGTAGACGAAAAAAAAGTTTTTGATGAAATGTATCAAAAGATTGAGGAAGTAGATTATTTAATGGCTCATAATGGATTGGGTTTTGATATTTTCTTTTTAAGGGAATGGTATAAAAGACATGGTAAAAACTATAAACTACTGCACCATAAAATGATAGACACGAATTGTCTTGCAAAGGGCAAAAAGATGAATATAATTTACTCTCAAGACAAAGATATGACTGAGTATCAGTTTAAATTACTAAGTAAAAAAGTAAAAGGCATTAAGACTAGATTAGGTATTATAGCGAAGGAATACAATATAGAACATGACTACGCTAATCTTCATGATGCAAAAACCGATATCCTTTTAAATAAAAAAGTCTGGGATAGAATAAAATTAGAAGTGGAAATATAATGAATAAAAGAGAAAGAAAAAGTTGGCCGGAAACTGCAATGTTTTTAGCGGAATCAATCGCATCACTTAGGTCGGAAGATCCTTATATTCAAGTTGGAGCTTGCGTTATCCATAAGTCTAAAAAAATATCACTAGGCTATAACGGCCCGCCACCTTCTATAGAGGTTGACTACTCAGATAGAGACGCTAGAAGGTATTATATGCTTCACGCAGAGGCAAACGTATTAGACACCTGTGAGCCGGGAGAAATAGATATTATGGCAGTAACTCACTTGCCATGCTCAGACTGTCTAAAAAGGATATCTAAATATAAAATAGAAAAAGTATTTTATAAAAATGATAATTATGCATCCGTCAATATTGATAAATCAATTGAGATGGCTAAATTTTTAAATATACAATTAATAAAAATTAAATAATATGGCATCACTAGACTTCATATTTGATTTAACAAAAAAGCTTCAGAAACAAGACATCGACTTTTTGCTTATTACAGTTCAAAAAGGTGGAGCTAAAAGCACAGATAAAGTTCATGTATTCGATTCAATATCTCAAATGAAAAGTATTAAGGGAGTTATAGAAGGCATAGAAACTTCTAAGGATATACTAACCGAATACATAAAAGAATTTAAGAAAAACAAAAAAAATGGAAAATAAATTTGAGAAGTCATTCTCTACTCTTACGTATAACATAAACGGCGTTAAATTACCTACATTTAGCGTAGAAGAGAATATTAATAAAATTCCTAATTCGGAATTTCTTAAGGAAATAGCTTTTAAAGGACTAGATAAAAAAGTTAAATCTTCAGATAAGAAAAAATATGAAGATAGACTAAAATATGAGCTTTCCGTCATAGAAGAGTTGAATTTTACAGACTATATTCTTTTAGTTTGGGATGTGATTAATTTCTGCCATAAAAATAAGATACCTGTAGGCATGGGAAGAGGTTCTGCGGCGGGAAGTTTGGTGCTATTTTGCATTGATGTTACGAAGATTAACCCTATTACTTATGATCTTTATTTTGAAAGATTTATTTCAAAAATTCGCGCCAAGAAACAAGTAGTAGATGGGGTAACGTATCTTGACGGATCTTTAATGTGCGATGTCGATCTTGATATTTGCTATAGGAGAAGACATGAGGTAATGAAGTATATTACTGATAAATTCCCTAATAGAACATGTAAAATCTCTACTTTAAATTCTCTACAAGGTAAGCTACTTATAAAGGAATGTGGTAAAATCATAGGAGATTATTCTGAGGAAGACGTAAAGAAGGTTGCTGATTTGATTCCTCAAATTTTCGGTAAGGTCAAGGACATCGAAGAAGCCTACAAAGAAGAGGAAAAATTCAAGAATTGGGTAGAGTATTCTGATAAAAATAAAAACATTTACAATACTGCCTTAAAGCTAAGAGGGTTGATTAAAAACAAAAGCGTTCACGCCTCAGCAATGCTTATTTCAGCGGAGCCTCTCGATGGAAAGATTCCTACAGAAATAAACTCTTCAACAAAAGAAACTGTTTGTTCTTATAGCATGGATTGGTCTACTTTAACAAGCGTTAAATTGGACTTACTTGGGCTAAAATGTGTGACTGTAGTTCAGGATGTGGTAGAGCAATTAAATTTAAAATACGAAGATATAAATCTTAACGATCCAGTCATATACAAAAATCTTCAAAACTTAAAATGTCCTCACGGCATATTTCAAGTAGAGGCTAATGCAGTCTATTCTGCATGTAAGAAAATTAAGCCGAAAAACCTTGAAGAGTTAAGCGGCGTCATGGCAGTTGCAAGACCGGGAGCCATGCAATTTATTGAATCTTATTCTAAATTTACTACAGAAGGAGAAGTTAATGGCGTTCATCCATTTTTCGATGATATTCTTAGTAAAACTGGAGGGCTATGTTTATATCAAGAGCAATTGATGAAGATGATTAATAAAATAGGATTCTCTCTTGACGAAGCCGAAACTGTTAGAAAAATAGTTGGCAAAAAGAAAATAAAAGAAGCTAAAGAGTGGGAGGGGAAAATTGAGAAGAAAATCAAAGAAAAGGGTTTAGATCCTAAAATCTCTCAAATTTTATGGAAGATTCTAGAGGATAGCGCAAATTATTCATTCAATTTATCTCACTCAATCTCTTATGCTAGTTTAGCGGCACTAACAGCATATTTAAAATTTAAGTATCCTACTGAGTTCTTTTTGGCCTTGCTTAGGATGACTAAGAACGAACCAGATCCTATTGAGGAAATCTCTAAAATAGTAAGAGAACTCCCTCATTTTGGAATAGAACTAATCAGGCCAGATATTGCTAAATCAGATATGGATTTCCAGAAAGAAGGTAAAAATATAAGATTTGGTCTATCTTCCATAAAAGGAGTTGCGGATAAGACGATAGAAAAACTTCTCAAATTTAAAAGTCCAAAACCTAATAAATTCAGTATATTTAGATCTGCTGATGAAAGCGAATTATCCATTGGTATATTAACTGCTTTGATTCAAGCTGGCGCAGTTCAAGATTTTAAGCAAACAAGAGCTAAAGTAGTCCTTGAAGCGCAACTATGGAATAAGCTCACGGATCGAGAAAAAAGGGCTGCGGAAAATTATGGGGAAGAAAATGATTGGGATTTAGTTAAAGTAATAAAAATACTTAACAATAAATATGATGACAAAGGTAAACAAATAATTAAAAATAGCAGATTAGAAACTATAAAAAAGCGTTTTCATGATTTCTCTGTTATATATGAAAAGAATAAATCTAATCAGGCTTTAGCTAATTGGTATTACGAAAGAAAATTGTTAGGCTTTTCTCCATCTTCAGAATTAAGGTTCACATTTAAAAATACTGAGAATTTTAATTCAATTTCTCAGATATGGGAGCAGGAGGAAGAAGACGAGGTAAGAATGATAGGTGTGGTTAAAGAATTTAATGTCTCAAAGTCGAAAAAGGGAAATAAGTTTTTTAAAATTTTAGTAAAAGATGAGACTGGAGAGATTACTGTCTTGATTTTTGACTCAGGAAGAGATAGAATTGCTGAATTGATAGAAGTAAATAACGGTGCGCTTCCAAAGCCTGAAGACATAATAATATTAAATGGTAAAAAGAAGACTGACTGTATATTTGCGGACTATTATAAAATAGAAACTACTAAAATATATACGAAACTAGGGGATCTTAGAAGAGAAGAGAAAGAAGAAAAACAAACTCAAGAATAATATGCCACTTAATTTTTTTAAAAATAGAGAAGAAGATACGACTGGAGCAATGATGTCCTTGTCTTTTAATTCAAAAGACAAATGCCTGTTCATAACTGGTAAAAAGCAAAAAAAAATAGATTTCGAAGAAAAGGCGTTCGAAAATAGTTTGCCAGTTATTTTTAGATTGAATTTAGAAGAGATTGGCGAGTTTATTTCGGCACTCTCAAATAAAGAAGAGATGAATGTCGAAAGAGTGGCTAATGACGGTATAGACAAAAAATTTCGTCTATATTGGAGCGAAAAAGGTGCCATATTTAAATTTTATTACGAAAGCGGAGGAAAAAGACTTATTTTCTTCATAGGATTTAAGAAGAGCGAAATACCAATATTATTAAAATATGCTGATTTTGCTTTAGAACATATATTTTCCGCTATATATTCATCCGATAAGAAAGCTGCAACGGAAAACTCACCAGAGGTAAAATTTACTCCAGTTAAGAAAAAGACCTCAAAAGAGAAGACTATTGAGCTAAGAGAGAGCAAACCTGATGATGGGGAGGTATCTTTTGATGCCGAACCACGAAATCCTGAAGCACAGCAAATAGAAGAATGGCCAGAAGAAACTACTGGAGAATATTCAGAGCAAGATAAAGACTTTTGATATTTCTCTTACTTCTCTTTATTATATTTAAATGAGAAGAAAGAAGATTTTTATACAAAGCGATTTTTCGCTTGCTAAAACAGGTTTTGGAAGAGCAATGAAATCATTGCTCATGTATCTTTATAAAACAGGAAAATATGATATAACTCATTTTTGCTGTGGTATAAACTATTCTAACGCCATTCTCACCAAAACCCCTTGGAAGTCTCTAGGCTGCTTGCCTGACTCTCCAGAGGAAATGGACGCTATTAATAGAGATCCTAATTTACAGCGAGACGCCGGATATGGCGGATACCTAATAGATAGGGTTATTAGTAAAGAAAAGCCGGACGTATACATAGGCTCTCAAGATATATGGGCATTCCCTAATTACCATGAGAAATTCTGGTGGAATAAACCAGAAAGCGTGATTTGGACGACTTTAGATTCTCTCCCAATTCTTCCTCCAGCTATCGAAGCCGCACCTAAAGTAAAGAATTACTGGATTTGGAGCGATTTCGCTTCAAAAGAAATGAACAAATTAGGCTTTAATCACGTTCAATGTGTTCATGGACCAGTAGAAGACTCTAAATTTTATAAGTTACCAAGCCACGCCAAGAATGGCTTAAGAAAAAAGCATGGTATTCCAGAAGATTCTTTCATTATAGGATTTGTTTTTAGAAATCAACTTAGAAAATCTGTCCCCAATCTTCTAGAAGGATTCTCCATTTTTCAGAAAGAAAATCCAGAAAAGAAGGCAAAATTGCTATTACATACCTGCTACTCTGAAGGATGGAATATTAATAAATTAGCGAAAGAATATGGAGTAAATACAAATGATATTCTAACTACTTACATTTGTAAAGTATGTGGAAATTACTCTGTAACTAATTTTACAAGCGACGAAGAGAAATGTCCACATTGCAACGCAGAGAAGTCGTTTAGCACAACAGGGGTAGGGCGTGGAGTAACAGAAACTCAATTAAATGAAGTTTATAATTTAATGGATGTTTACGCTCATCCATTCACTTCTGGTGGGCAAGAAATACCTATTATAGAGGCTAAACTAGCAGAACTTATAACGCTAGTAACTAATTATAGCTGCGGTGAAGAGCTATGTAAAGATGGTTCAGGTTCATTACCGCTAGAATGGGCGGAATATAGAGAGCATGGAACAGAATTCAGAAAAGCCTCAACATATCCATCTTCAATTGCAAAACAACTATCTAAAGTAGCTAAAATGGATAAAGACAAAAAAGCTCAACTTGGAAAAATGTCAAGAGAGTGGGCTTTAGAGAATTATTCGATAAATAAAATAGGAAAATTTTTCGAAGAATTTATAGATAATGCTCCATTTTGCGATTTTGATTTCGAGCAAAAGAAGGATATTAAAAATCCAGAAGCTAAAATAGAGGACATTCAAGATAATGTTATTTGGGTAAAGAATCTTTACAAAAATATTCTGAACATGAATGTAAACGATAATGATAGCGGACTTAATCATTGGATTACTCAATTAAAGAATGGAGCAAACAGAAAAGATATAGAAGATTATTTCAGGAGCGTAGCTGCAAAAGAAAATGAAAAAATAAAAAGTGTTAAAAACTTTTCAGATTTTATAGACGAGAACGGAAGAAAAAGGATACTCGTTGTTCTTAAAGAGAGCATTGGAGATATCTTTTTAGCCACGTCTCTTCTAGAAGATATGAAAAAATCATATAGTGAGTATGATTTATATTTCGCCTCAGATCCTCAATACGCCGAAATACTTGAAGGTAATCCTAACATATATAAATGGATACCTTATATTCCTCAAATGGAATCTGAGATAGCAATGACAGGCAACTTATTCAATAAAGGATTTTTCGATGCCTATTGTAATCTAGGTATTTTTACTCAAAGGCAATTAAACTATCTTACTAATAGTAGAATATCATTAGAATTAAAATAATATGCACATACTAGAAGCTTACGCTCTTTCATCTGGAAGGAAAATTAAAAAACCATTTATTGTAGAAAAGTTTTTCCCTCTTAATTTAGATAAGTATATAGTTATCCAACCATTCTCCAAGCCAAGCAAAAGCTACGACTATTGGAATGATGTAATAGAGGAGATATATCCTATTTTACAACAAAACGGATACTCGATATTACAGATTGGAGCAAAAAACGAGCCTGCACTTAAGGGGTGCTATAATTTAGCGGGGCAAACTAATTTGGGTCAGGCTGCTTATTTAATTAGGAATTGCGAATTATTTCTAGGCGCGGACTCTTTCGGAGCACATATAGCCAGTAGTTTTGGAAAGAAAATTGTCGCATTATACTCAAATAATTACGTTGAATGCGTTAAACCATTCTGGTCAACAAATGAAAATTCTATTCTTTTAGAGCCTGAAACAGGAAAGAAACCATCCTTTTCTTTTGAAGAAAACCCAAAGAGTATAAACAAAATACCTTCCGAAAAAATAGCAGAATCAGTAGTTAAGTTACTAGGTATAGATTATGAAAGTAAATACGAGACAATTTTTACTGGCTCCTTGTATCAAAACAAATATATAGAGACAATTCCCAATCAAGTAGTTAATACTAAGGAAATCGGAATAGAGTCAATAGTCGTAAGAATGGATATGGTTTATAGCATAGACCATCTTGTTAATCAATTAAATTTATGCAAATGCTCAATCGTAACGGATAGAGAGATTGATATTAATTTAATTAAAGCTTTTAAAGATAGAATTAAAGAGCTTATCTTTGATGTCAAAAATGAAAAAGGATTTAGCGGCGAATATCTATCAAGAATTCAAGAGCTAAATATACCTAATTTTTTACTTACCTCTCTTAAAGGAGACGATCTTAACAGAGTAAAATTAGAGTTTTTAGACTTCGGTAATATAAATGAGAAAAATGACCTTTCTTCTGTTCTAAAAGAATTAATTTCAAAATATCCAGATAAGAAATTATTTTATAAAAGCAATAAAATAACTTTAAGTGAAGGAATGATTTTTCAGTCTATTTTTGGCTTGAAAAATAATCTACCAGTTGCTAATATGAAATCTGAGATTCAAGAAGTTTCGCTTAATGAAGATTTCATTGCGGAGATGGAAAATTTCAAAATTTTAATAGAAAAATAAAATGGAAAACAAATCACCAACATTTAATAGAGAAGCCAATGGGTTAGTATCCGGCGTAACGTATCAATTTAATCCAGACGGAACTGTAAACTGGAGGAAAATGATAAAACCAGAATTCCTAGTCCCAAATGAGGAGAGACTTTCTGCGCAGCAGTTAGAAAATCTATCAACTTTAAATGTTCAAGATTTGAAGGATGAGCAGGTGCTTATACTTTTGGGCGGGATAAAGGAGCTTGCCTTCTTAAGAGGTTTTACCTCTGTTAATTATCAAGTTCATGCGGCAACAAGAGAATATATCTGCGTTCAATGCAATATTATGTGGATGCCTCATTTTGAAACTCAAAATTATTGTGTCAGTTCTTCCGCATTAGCCGACGCTCATGTAGATAATACTAATAGAATGGGCTTGGATTTCTTAGCTTCTATAGCAGAGAACAGAGCATTTGTAAGAGCCGTAAGAAATTTCCTTAGAATAAATATAGTCGGTAAAGACGAAATGAAAAACAGAAGAGAGGCTACAGAAAACATAAATTCAATAAACCAATCTACATCAAGTTCTGGACCGGCAGTTTTAGATGAATACGGTTTCCTTTCCGATTTACTAGAAAAGAAGTCTATTACATTCGACAAGGTAAGAGCTAGGCTAGTAAGAGAAGGAGTCGAATCCGCTGATACCTTCCAGACGGTTAAAGATATTCCCGCTCCAGAGGTTTATAAGCTTATAGAAGCATTAAAGAAGCTTAAGTGATTGAGTTCTCTATCACTGTAAAAATAGCATTTACTCTGCCAGTTTGAGGGGATCTAATAGTTATTGCATCATCTGCGTTAAGGGCTACGAAATCCTGAAGAGCGGAAACAACAGAGTATCCTGTGGAAATTCCGCTTATCATTAATGGGTAGGTAGAAAAGTTTACATTACTACTCGAAGTGCCCAAGCCAACCGCATTCCAGTCTTCTAAATAAATATTAACATAGGCTGACTGATTCGTTTCGTTCGCTAAAGAAATTTGTTTCACTAAAGCGGTTTTATCTACTGGACACTTATATCCAGTTAAAGGAGAAAATCCTGACAAGAAAATTGGAACTGTTTTATATTCTGATGGCATATTTTTAAGAGAAAACGTAAATTTTTGTTTCTAAATCATTTAAATTAGATACATCGTAGTAGTCATATACCTTTACACCGCTATAAAGACCAGTGATACCAGCAGTATTTAAAATACATAAATCATACGTTTTATCTGTTAAACTTGTTAAAGTTGGTATGGTGAATTTTATACTTTCGGTATTAGTAGCGGGACTGCCCCAGCTTGTATTAGGACTATGAACTACGCAGTCGTATCTATTTCCAAATGCATCTCTTAAAAAGCCGCTTGTTATAGCTTGAAAGTTTTGACCGCTTAAGGTAATATTAGTTCCAGTAAATATAGACATTTTTCTTGGATTAGGAGAAATATTACTAAAATATGGTTGTTTAAGATAAGATATAGAAGTCTCTGATGTTTTTGGGTATGGCAGGTTTATATCTCCAATTCCATTAGAAAGCCAATCTTGACGCCTTAGTTTTATTTCGGCATCTTCGACAATTACATCGACTATATTGCCTAGTATTCCTGTTATTAATTTATCAGATACGGCTTTAAAGCTCTGAATATTGCTAAATTCAGATGACAATAAATATTTTCCTGATAAAATTACATTTTCTACCCTTTTAAGGTTAGTTCCAGAAATAGATATCAACGTATTAAAGCTTCCTATTCTTGGCGAGAATCCGCTTATAGTAGAAATGCCACCAGTAATTCTTATTCCACTTATAAATTTAGCACCAGAAAATTCAGAAGATATATTAGAATTAAAATCTGTCCATCCACTAAATATAGGATATAAATTTCCAGTTCCGTAAAATTGGCCATTTATATAGCCCGTAATTTTTACATAATTTAACGATTGCTCATCATAGCCAAAAGACAAATCTGAGTATTTATCTATTATATTAAAATGTTCTCCGCTTCCACTTACCAAGAAGCCAGTAACTTCATATCCATTTATCAATTTAAATGAGAATTGAGAACCTATGAATGAATTACCAGTTAAAGTAGATGAAATTATTTTAGGTAAAGGATTAAAAACTATATTTGAATTTCTAAATTTGTTATTTCCACTTACAGAAATATAATCTGTAACAATTCCATAGGGAACATAAGTGGTAGCTAATTCAGAATTTACTATATTAGTTCCGGTAGACGAAATAAGATTTCCATCGTATTTTTTAAAATAAAAATTACATCCTGAAAAATTTTCGCCACTTAAAGTTAGAATTTCGCTTGGAAGAGCTTTAGATGGGTATACTCCAGTTACTTTAGGAGGGTAGAGAATAGTAATTGAGCCGCTTGTCCCTGTTTCAAATCCTTTGTTTCTTAAATAAACTCTCTGAGAGATAGCACCATTAGGAACAAAAGTATACAGAGTATTTCCAGATGAATAAAAATTTGAGACTGTAAATAAACCGCTTCTTCCGCTAAAAACTATTCCTGTAACGTAGTTTAAATAATTTCCAGAGAAAGTAAGAGCTTCCGATACTACGACTGGATTTGGATAGTAGCTATTAATAACAGGAGAAGGAGGAACAACGATTAAATATCCGCTACTAACGCTTTCGCCCATTGCATTTTTAACTTTTATATAAGAGTTTAAAATACCAGAAGGAATCTGAATGTTTATACCTGTATCATTTACAGAAGTAAAATTAGCAGACTGATCATTTAGCGAAACTCCTGTTACTAAATCAAATCCAGTTCCATATATTGAGATACTGCTTCCCCAAAGCCCCGATAATGGAGAAAATCCAGATATTGAAGGCTTGTCTACATAAGAGAATACTCCTGTCGAAACGATAATAGAATTACCATTGTTTATTATTATATTATTGTTTTTTACATATCTTCCGGGGACAGATATATCCAAATAGGCATTATTGTCAGATCCAGTTATAGGGTAAACAGGTATATAATTTAAACTATTAAAATAAATAACTGAATCTAAATATAGGTTAGATCCAGATATTCTCAATGTATCATTCTCTTGCCCGTATCCGTAAAATCCACTTATAGTAGGCGCACCCTTCAAATGAAAGACGTTATATCCAGACCCTATACCACCAGAAGCGAAGACCTTAATAGAAACTTTTCCCTCATTAAATGGCAAAGCTCCACTGTATAAATTTGGGACATTTAAATATATTGTATTATTAAGCGAGCTACTGCTAAACGCTCCTGTATTCGAAACCGTAAATTTGCCCGTGCCTTGGCAAAAGTCTATACCAGTTACGTTTTTGAAATTAGAGCCATAAATTATTAAATTATTTAATACATTACCTGAAGAAGGATAAACATTGCTTACTACTGGAGTTGGCGGAATAATATTTAAACTAAAAGAGGACGGATGAAAATCGTAAGTATTAGATTTTAATATATTAACCGGACCAGAAGAGGCATTTTCTGGCACTGAACCAGTTAATTTAATTGAATTTATTACTTTAAATTCTCCAGTAGCACCATTGAAAGAAACATAGCATGAGTTATTTACTGAATTATAATGAATTATATCAGTAAGGAAGTTAGAGCCGGATATTGTCAATGCGTCTCCAGTGCTCGCGTTTCTTCTGTCTAGCCCAGAGATGTAAGCAAATGGCTGAATTTTATCTGAGCTTAAACATGTAAGACCACTCTGGGCAAATAATTTTATGAAACCTTTAGTATTTCCACTAGGCAATGAGAAAGAAATACCAGAGTTAGAAAGAACACTGAAAGATGAAACATTTAAATTGTTTACTGTTATACCTGTTACTCCAGAAAAAGCATACCCTCTTACATTTATAATTGAGTTTGGAAGTCCTGTTAAAGGGTAAAAGCCGGTAATAATAGGAGATGGAACAAATAAAAATTTAGAATATGAAGTTAAATTTCTGGAAGCCGATTCAATTCTAACTCTACCCCATGCAGAATCCTTAGGAACAGTTACAAAAATGTTTTTATTTACTTCTCTAAAATCTCCTGAAGCCTCCCCAGCGAAAACCACAGCACTTATCTGGAAAAGCCCGCTGCCAGTTATGCTTATTGTTTCATTTATATTTCCGGTCGTTACCATATTAAAATTCTCCTATACCTCCATTATCGATAGATATATACTCGTCAGAAGTATCCCTTCCTCTTGTCGTTATAACTGTTATCTTTCCAGATGGATAAACTGAATTTATAGAAAACCTTATGTAAGGTATGTTTTTTATTTTTACAAATAAAGCACTTGCCATTTTTTCCTGACCATATAAAACAGAGACGAATCCATCTAAATTACTTCCAGAAACTAAAATTGGCTCATTAATTACTGGATTAAGCTTCGAAAAACCTGATATTTCGGGACCGTAGTTATTTATATTTTCCTGAGTTAAAGTATAAGATGATTCCAAAACACTGTTTTGGCCAACAGAAAGATTTCTGGCGGCAAGATTACCTGATACAAAAATATCGTCTACTTCTTCTTTGTATTTATTGCATATTGAAACAGATATATATCCTTCTGCGCCAGAATATCCTATTCTTTTGTCTAACTCGTTACAGCTTATCTCGCAAACGGATTGTTTTTTAGATGGGAGAACTGAGTTCGGCCCTACAACGCCTTTATTGTATAAATCATCACGAAAATCAGCAGAATTTTCAACGCTTGATTTCCAAGATATTTTTCTAATACCAGATGAAGAAACAAAATTTGAATCGATAACACAGTCAGAAAAATTTAAGAAATTTGGTCTTGAAATTCTTTCTCTATTTGGAGCAAAACTTCCATTAAGATCTCCCCAAAATATTATTTCTGCACTTGCTTTAACGGGTGAATTTGGTATAAAATCAATCAAGTAAGAAGACACGAATCCTGACTCAAAATATAGTCCACCAAAATTACATTTTACAGGAATAGAAGAGTTAGATAATAGGTTATTTTTAACGAAATCATTTCCAGTTAAATAATATGAAACAGACAATGTTCCATTTACGTCCGTGTTCCCTACAACATAAGTTGGGTCGTTATAACCAACGAGAACGTTACTTGAAAGGGCATTCCTGCAAGAAATTGAAGCTTCCTCCACGAATAGGGGCGAATCATTAATAGTGATTTTACATTGTTTCGAAGAGTAAAACATTAGAAGCTCCTTTCTAAATTTATCTCGGTAACAACGTAATTATTAACAGATGAATTCATTTTTGATTCTGTTACGTATGAATCTTTGAAATCCATAGAAATTCTTTCCGCGAAATCTGTTCCATAATTACTAATATTCGATATCGAGACACTATCTACATTGCCGGATAAAGGAATAATAGAATTATTATTTAAATTACCAGAGAAATTGATTTCTAGGAATTTTTCTTTAATTAATGAGATCGTTTCATTTCCTTCCAAAAAGATTATATCGCTTGGACTCTTTCCCCCTATAGTAAACACTGGCTGATAATTTAATTCACAAGAGTATGAAAAACCATAGGTGCTTTGGAATCCAGTATGTCCATAGTCTACATTTATAGCCCAAGAATGTAAAAATTTTGATTCATTATTATCGTAGTCTATTACTCCTCTTTTCTTTGATATTTTTCCAGATATAGGGTAAAAAGTAGTAAAAGAAACACTTGCTGCCGCAGGCTCATTAGGCGAAAAATTCAAACTGTAGCTTTTTATTAAAGCAGGGCATTTTAGTCCGCCTATATCTATGTTCAAGAAAGAGACTTCAAACGGATTTGATTTTATTTTTTGTATCTCTAATAGATTTATATCATCTACTTTTGGTATATAATTTATTTCTATATCAGATGTAATAACTGATTCTGGGCTTCTAACTGAAGAATTATAGTATCCAATTGGAGAAAGGTTCGCGAGCGAGCTTTTCTGGCTTATAGACGCAGAGTTGGCTATCAACCCTGTTCCATTGATTACGACATCACAATCTGAGAAATTTATAGCCATATTTTATTATAAATAAGAAATATCCTGTTTCTCATAACTGGCTTCGTAATGCTGAAATACTTCTTCACTACTTAATATCTTTGAGTAAATAGATACTTTATCGATATAGCCTTTAAAAATTACAGAGGCAAAAGTATTGCCTATGTATAAAACTGGCATAGATAAATTACTACGAGTTATGGGGCATGATATGGTATTATTATACTGTCCATTTACGTATAAATCTATTTTACCTATTTCGGCATTAAGACAGAAAGCATAGTGAACCCACGTATTATCTTGCGGAGAGACTCCCAAATCATAATCTACTCCATCAAGCCTAAAATGAAGGTTAGTCATTGTATCTCCTATGACAATCGAAGGCCCACTCGAATCAGTTCCCCAAGAAAATAAGCCGCTTCCAGCAACTAATGCTCCATTTAAGTAGTCGCTGCTATAAAACCAGCCGCATATTGTGATTTTGTCAGAATTATGGGGGATAGAAGATAATGAATATGCATAGCTATTTGAACTATTGCCAAAAATTACTCTACCTGTTTCTGGATCATTTAGGTTATTAAAAAGATAAAAATCTACATCTTTATTATAAACTAAATTTTTCCAAGTTAAATAAGAGTAAAAACTAGAATCATTTTGAGCGTCAAGAAAAAGAACTAAATCCTTGTTAGGTATATATTTTTTTGAATTGACAAATCCCCTATAAGTCAATGTAACAGTAGAGATAGTCTCTGAATCCCCAGAATAGTCTTCTTTTATAAGTAACATATCTTCAAACTGAAAAGATGATAAGGCGTTAGATTTGTTGGTTTCATACAAATCTAAAGTAACGTTTGACTGCCTTTTCGTAAAGGGATAGTTTTTTAAGTTATATGCCTCATACTGTGCCGCACTTATAGTTACTGAAAAATTTACAGAAATTGGCCAATTTGTGTCCACTCTTTTGGGCGCGAAAGTTCCTAATATGTAATCAGCCCGTCTATTCACTATTATTTCTAAAGAATAAGAAAGAACGTGATCTGTAGAAAAATCATTTGTAGAGAAGGAAATACTTAAATCTTCTGACGAAGAATCTTTCACATCGTCTTCAGATGATATGAGATTTTGAGCTTCTTCGTATGATATTTTTCCAACATCTCCAAAAACTGAGAAATCAGCAGAGATTTTAGGGGATTCACCTATTTGACACGAAGATGAGTATCTAGTAAGGTATCCACTAATGAATCCATAGTTATTCGTTACATTGTTTTTGTTAAAAATGATTATACCGTCTACAGGGTTAACTCCAGTATAAGATTTTAATGGGTCTACCGATACTAGATTGCAATTAACAGTAAAAGACCCATTTTTCGGGCCAGAAACGTTGAAACTTGAGTTATCTGCGCCCAAAGAAGAGACATCTACTGCATTTACGGGGTTGCTAAAAGAAACATTTTGAACTCCTCTTACCCTTGAAGAGTTCAAATACAAGTATTGACTTTCTCTTCTAATATAATTAGACATACCTTGAACCTTTAGCAATTATATTTACACTATAAACTATTTTATTGGTGTAAAATAAATAAGGAATAAGGCAATGGACTCTATATTTAACATTGAGGAATGGGAGGCTAATAAAGTCTATTACAAAAACAGTATAGTAATAGATAGTGGAACTATTTATTATGCATTAAAAACCCATTCATCTTCCATATTCGATAGAGTGAATAATTTTGGCGGTGTCCTAACTATTGGTCAAACTGAACTGCCAAATTTCATTTGGAAGCCCTCTTATGGTTCTAAAGCCTCTTTTGCGCCTCCAGTAAGGACAATTAAAATGGGGGATGGATACGAGCAAAATTACGCCGCAAATATAAAAAAAATAATCATAGAGCATGATTTAATTTTTGAGAATAGGAACGATCTAGAAGCGATGGCAATATATCATTTTCTATGGTCAAGGAACGGTAAAGACGTATTTTATTGGGAGCAACATTCTCAATTCTCTAAAATCTCCACTTTTATAGCAAAAGATATAGTTTTCCAAAGGAATTTCTTTAACAATAATTCTATAAATGTCAAATTTATGGAAAAGCCAAGTTACCAAACTATTTTCTAGTATGTCTTCAATTTACGATATTCAAGATTGGAATTACTCATTTCCTTATGTTAGAAATGATATAGTAAGATACGCGGGTAATTTCCTTTACTCACTTAAAGATATAGCCGAAAATACGGATTTTTCTTATGAAAATTTTGGCGGTTTTATAATAACAAATGAAAGAAAACCAAATTTTATTTGGAAACCTTCGTTTCCTGTTAAGTATAATACTGTGAATAGGATAATTAATACATCTTTTAAAGAAGGTGCGTTAAGTCTTGGATACGATGGAATAAATAGTAACTCTATAGAAATAGAAATGAATTTTTCGAGCAGGGATGATAAAGAGGCAGCGGCAATATGTCACTTCTTAGACCAAAGGGGTGGCGTAGAATCTTTTTATTACACGGTAGGTTTCCCATTTAATGTCTCTAAGTTATTTATATGCAAAGAGTGGCAAAGCACACCTTCTAGCCTGAATATAAATAACATAACAGCCACATTTAAACAAGTATTCAACTAATGAATAAAGATCAAGCCATAATTTCATCAAAGAAGTTGCTTTTAGAATCAACTTCTCTTTCCCCTTCTTCTTTAATCACATTGTTTGAAATGGACATTTCTGACTTAGCTTTTGATAAAGGAATTATAGGAGAGATAACAGAATTTAATGAAGAAGATAGAATCTTTAGGTTCCATAATAATATACCTTTAATTTCTAATCAAATAGTTTGGAAAGGTAAAACTTTCTATGGATTGCCAGTTAAGGCAGAAGGATTCGAAATAAATGGAAGAGGAACCTTGCCAACGCCAAAATTATCCATATCAACTAATGAAGAAGGAGTTCCGTTCCTATCTAAATTAAAAGTCCAAATCAATAGACTTGGTGATCTAACAGGTATAAAAGTTACAAGAATAAGAACTTTTTATAAATATTTGGATGCAATCAATTTCGAGAATAGCGAAAATCCAAACGCAGATCCTTATGTAGAATTTCCAAGAGACGTATTTTATGTAGACAGAAAAACCATAGAAAATAAAAATACGATAGAATTTGAGTTGGCATCGATTTTAGATGTGGAGGGAATTAAGCTTCCAGCGAGAATCGTTGTATCAAATAGATGCACTTGGCAGTATAGGGGCCAAGGATGCTTATACGAATCAGAGGCCAATAGAAATGTTGAGGTTCATGGACCAGAAAATAAAAGTAGACTTCCTTCTTCCGCCCCTCCTGTGGCTACTGAAAAGGGGGATTTAATTTCTGAACTATTACCAGATGGAACAAGTTTAAACTATAGAGGAAAGCACGATAAAAATCTTACTTACAACATTGGCGATTATGTCTACATTGAAAAAAATGGTATAAAATACTATTTTGTCGCGCATACTTTAGTTCCAGAGAATACTTTTCCTCCAAATGGAAAATATTGGATTCAGGACGGTTGCAGTAAGTTAGTTAATAATGGATGTAAGTATAGATGGGGAGTTATTGGAGGAACTGCCGCGCCGGGAAGAGCAAACGGAAACCCTCACAATGGATGTCTACCGTTCGGCGGTTTCTCCGCAGTTAGTAAGGTTAGGTAATGATAAGCGAAATAAATAAGAAAATTATAAAAGAACACGCTTTAGAGGACTGCTCTAAAGAGTGCTGTGGACTTATTTATTCTAATGGAGAGAATGGTCAGTCCGTATTTAAAAGTAGGAACATATCTTCTCAGCCTGAAAATTTCTTTGAAATAGATCCAAAAGACTATCTTAAAGCCTCACTAGAGGGAAAAGTTATAGGTTTTTACCATAGCCATTTCGGAGAACATGCTAATTCTTTTACAGATTTTGATATTTTAAATTGCGAAAGATTTAAAATGTTCGGTGTCATTTACGATATAAGGACGGATTCATTCTCTTACTATTCTCCATCTGGTTATAAGCTTCCATACACGGAAAGAGAGTATGTCATAGGTGGAATAGACTGTTTTTCTCTTGTTAGGGATTTTTACAAAAATGAACTTAATATAGAAATAACAGACCTTGAAACGAAGTATAGGTATATAGAACACAAACCGGAACATCCAGATAATGTTGGCTGTTTAAATATACTACCGGAACATTTTAAAAATAATAATTTTATAGAAGTTAAAGACCTGAAAGAAAACGATATCATTTTGATGAATAGTGATAAAATTTTATCCCCAATTCATTGTTCTATTTATAGGGGGAATAATTATATTTTACATCATCCGTTTGGCGCAAAATCAAGAATAGAAAGAATAAGAAGTTGGCACACAAAATATACAACTCACAAATTTAGACATAAGAGCATGTTATGAAAAAGTTAACAAATATAAAGCTTCATGGGATATTAGGCGAAGAGGTTGGGATAAAAGAATGTAATCTTTCGATATCTTCTGTTTCAGAAGCTATCAGAGCATTAGAGGCTTTAACAAAGAATAAGCTTTATAAATTTTTTAGGGATAAAGACTCGGAAGGAATTGCCTATAAGGTTTTAATTAACGGAAGGGAAGCAGAGGTCGAAAACTTAAAAGAAGATGATCTTGATAGAATTAAAAACAGTGAGCTATGCATGAATTTTAATGATTTAAAAAGTATAGATATAGTCCCCGTTATTCAGGGGTCAGGGAAAGCGGGATCTATAGGAGCAATAGTTTTAGGTGTCATATTAATAATAGTTGGAGCCTATCTCTCTGCTTTTGGTGGTGCGGCCCTAATTGGCGCAGGTATAGGTTTAATTGTTGGCGGCGTCATGTATCTTCTCTCTAGTCCTCCCAAAATAGACGATTTTAGAGAAGTTAAAGGCGGGGGAAGAACTTCTTATCTGTTCAGTGGCCCTCAAAACACAACTAGAGAAGGTGGGCCTGTTCCCGTAGGATACGGAAGAATGATTGTAGGAAGTCAAGTAATATCTGCTTCTTACGAAGTGTCACATGCTAACGCAGATTATAATCCATTAACATCATAATGAGCGACGAAATTAAATTTTTCATAAAAGGTGCCGGTGGCTCACAACCCGAACAACCTAAAGCAAGAATTCCTGTAGAAGCCAGAGAGGGTATAAGCGGGCAATTTATAGAAAGCGGAAATCTTAGCGTTCCGGTTGATAGAGTTGTTTCTCTTACTCAGATTAGAACTTTAGACTTAATCTCCGAAGGCGAACTAGAAGGTCTTGTTTCGGGTGAGTATTCTTATGTTGGGTATCCGGGTGAAATTGGATATAGAAGTGCAGTTTTCAAGCCTTTTCAAAGTAAAGTAATTGGTGGTAAGTCAATACCTTATCTCAGATCTATTTACTGGAACGAAACTCCAGTGGTGGATAAAGATAATTTATTTAACTTCCAGCAGATAGATGTAACCTATTCTGCCGGAACTCCAAATGGAAGCTCTTCTGTGGGGATTGGAGATGAGCTAACAATAAGTAGGAACATTCAGGAAAGATTGAGAGGCCCAAACTCAATACTAGACGCGAAAAATAAACAGCAAGCAATAGGAGAAGCAGAACAATTTGCTAAATACTATAGGATTCTAAATAAAGACTGTAAAGGAGCTATCGTTAATGTAAGAGTCAACGCTCTTTCTCAAACAATAGTAGGTGGAACTAAAGCTGGTGATACGGCAGCTTCATCTATATTTTATAGAATTTATTATAAACCAATATTCAATAAAGCAGGAACAATATCAGCAGAAAATGTAGGCCCAGAAGATCAAGCGGGATACATCGAAGGCAAAGAAGAGATAATAAGAGGCAAAATTAGTTACGGATACATTAGATCTACAAGAATAACTTTTGATGAGGCTTATTTCCAAGATCCAACTTTTATAGGATGGGCAATTAAAGTATTCAGACTCACTCCAGATTCTCTTCAGGGAACTTTAAGAAATCAAACCTACATTGATAGCATAACTGAAATTTATGGAAACTCTTTCTGCTATCCAAACTCAGCTATAGTTTCTCAGAAATTCAGCGCAGAATACTTCAATCAAATCCCAGCAAGAGCATTTGACGTAAGGCTTTTAAAAGTAAAAATTCCTTCAAACTATGACCCAATAACTAAAACGTATGAAGGAATATGGGATGGGACTTGGAAGTCGGACGAGTATGGCAATGATGGGTTATTTTGGACGGATAATCCGGCATGGTGTTTTTACGACATCCTAACTAATAGCAGATATGGGCTAGGCAAGTATATCTCTAGCTCTTTAGTCGATAAATGGACGCTTTACCAAATCTCTCAATATTGCGACACAATGGTTCCAGATGGGGTAGGCGGCGTCGAACCAAGGTTTACCTGCAACATGATTATTACTAGCAGGGAAGAAGCCTATAGGGTTCTGAGCGACATGGCAAGCATATTTAGAGCTATCCTATATTATCAAGGTGGATCAATATACACTTCGATGGATATAGAGAAAGACTCTATCTATCAGTTTTCCAATTCTAACGTAGCAGAAGGCAATTTTAATTATTCTTCTAGCAGTAAAAGAGTAAGGCATTCGGTAGCTATAGTAAGGTATAATGACAAAACGAATTTTTATTTGCCAGCAATAGAATACGTAGAAGATACTGAAGCCATCAAAAAGTATGGATATAGAGAGCTAGAGGTAGCCGCTTTTGGCTGCACAAGTAGGGGTCAAGCTATCAGGTTCGGAAGATGGGCATTACTTAGCGAATCTCTTGAAACCGAAACCGTATCCTTCGATGCGGGCCTTGAATCATGTTATCTTAAACCGGGGGATATTTTTAGAGTATCAGACTACTATAAAACAAATTCAAGAAGAGGCGGAAGAATTTATGATGCATATAAAAGTGGGCAAAGTTCAGTAGTTCTTTTGGACGACATAGTAACAGGGTTCAAAGATAGCTCTACATATAAATTAGCAATAACTTCTCCTTCTTACAGTTTCGATCCAACACTTGTTGAAGGGATTACAAGCGACGACATTTCAAACATAAGAAAAAATCAAGTCCAATTAATAACTTTTTCTGGTGGAGACGTTTCATCTATAAGCGGCTATTCTAGAGTTATAATTAATGAAGACAATTGGTCCAACCAAATAGATTTTAAAAATAGATATGTAGTGCCTAGATCAGTATGGACTATAGAAGCTACGGGAAATGATTTGTATGATAATAATTTTAATAATCAATGGGATTATTATAGAGTCATAAAAATTGAAGAAAAAGAAGAGAATCTATTTGGCATAAATGCTCTTCAGTATGATTTATCTAAATATCAAGCCGTAGATTCTGGTCTTAACTTTGAAAATCAAGTTGTTCAAATCGGTAACGTAAGTGCGCCTGACTCTCTATTTTTAGAGTATGTAGATTTAGAAGGATCTAGTAATCTAAAAGCTATTAAATACTCTATCTCGAAGACGAACATGGATGGAGTAAACGGATTCCTTGTTTATGCTAAACTTGGAGATTGGGAGTCAGAAGATTTTTCAGAAAGATTTACCAACGGTAATATTCCTCAAGTAATACCTCAGACTCCAAACAGCGAGTTTTTAATTAACGTTGCCTCTAATAGTAATCCAAGCGGAAATTTCATTCCCCTTGAAAATGGAACATACTACTTTAGAGTTTATTCAAGGAATCTTCAAGGTATACCTTCTGAAAATGGGGTTTCTAGTTCCATTTCAGTATTTGATCTTAATAAATTTCAAGGCTTAAGAATAAGCTCTCTTAGAGTCGAAGGAAATTCAGATGCGTTGTTATCTCAAAAAGCTGAAGATACTATATCCTTTATTTCTCCGACTTTTAGATGGCAGGCATCTTTAGAAAATGCTCCTTCTACACCCTATACTCTAGGGGATGTATATTACAGAATGACGATTAGGAAATCTACAAGTCCTAACTCTTCTGCGCCCGCTACATCAGATGAAAGCCCTATCGTTGGAGATCCTTATCAGCCTTCTAGCGTTATATACCACGAAGAAAAAGGGTATAAACCGGATGACGTAAATAATCCTAGTTTATCATTCGATTTAATTGAAAATATTTCTGCTTTTACTAAATATTATACAAATCAGCCTCAAGGTCTTACTCCAAGTGGGGCTATAAGAGATTACGATGTAGTCGTAGAAGCACATCTTCAAGACGGATCTAGTTCGGCTGGAGGCAATATATTCTCTACGGTAAGAGGAGGAAATTTAGATTCTGAGTATTCTCAAAGCAAAACTAATGGATGGGATATTTTACATGTAAATAATCCAAAAATACCAGCCATACAATTAACGGAGCAAGCAGATTTGGACTCCTGCCAAATAGCAGCAGTATCAGACCCCACAAGAATATGCACGGAGCAGTGGATTAACTCTAATGGAACCGTAAGTATAGATATTAAGACTAATAATCTGCTAGATGATATAGCTGGAGGTTTTATATATAGTTGCAGAGAAATTTTTTCCACAGAAGAAGCTTTAAATGGCAAAAAAGCAAATGGAACGTCTATTTACAGAGGAGAATTTTCGGATTTATCTAATCCGTTAAATGCAGCCTCTAATTTGAAAGACATTAAAAATGGATACGTTGCAGTATCTTTTTATGACAATTTAGATAAAGCTTTCAGGGATGAAATGCTCAAGGTTAACCCTAAATACAATGACGTATTTATTAGCGGTTTAAATGTTTCTAATGCTGCTGGGGCAAAACTTAAATCAATATCTTCTACTCTTGGCAGCTATGTTGCGTGGGGGCAAGTATTTTTTAAAGGAAAGAGAAAAACAGGTTCAACGACCAAATGGGTAATAGAAGAGTTGTCTTGGTTTGGGCCGGGAATAATAAGTGTTATCGATGACGGCTCTACTCAAAACTACGCAAAAATAAGAATAGGATTAGACTCGGAATTAGTAGACCAAAATGCAAATACCGCATTTAATATATCTTATACTTATTCTAATACTCCAGTTGGGACAAATACAGTTCCGGTTTTTAAAACAAATAAAAACTTGCCATTACTTTCAGCAGGGACTTCTCCACATAATAGATTTACTATTGCAGACAATAATTTGCCTATAGAATATATTTCTAAATGGACTAATCCATCAAGCGTAGAAGATATTCATCATTACAACTTAGAAAATGTTGTTACTATCTTAGAGCTAACAAATGAATACGCTATAGCAAAAATAGATATTCCTCAATTAACTGCGACTTCCAGCATTTATAATGCGACAACAGAAGCAAAAATATTCATTGGAATAATGCAGTCTTCGGAAGGAAAAACTCTATCAGCGGACATAGGTAAAGAATTTTAAAATATATGAGAGCATCAATACTAAAAAACACAAACAGAGCAGTTTCATCTTCAGAGGAATCTTGGGGATCGCTTAGAGAAAACACAATGGTAAAATTTGGAAATGATTCTGAATTCTACAAAATTGGTTCAAGTAAGCAATTCATGTTCATAAAAAACTTTAAGTCAATTAATCAAAATCAAATTCTTATTGAAGACGATATTGGAATTGCCCTGAACGTTTTAGATACAGTTCAAGTATCCTTTAAGGAATATGAGCTTTTAACCGTTATTAAGGAAGAGAATAGGGGGAGCAAATATAAAGTGGGAGATTTACTTACTATTGCTGGCGGAATTCCGTCTAAAGACACTCAGACCAATATTGATTATTCTACTAAGTTGGTAGTATCGGAGGTTGGCGCAGATGGGGAAATATTACAAATAAGACTGGAGCATCCGGGTAAATATATTTGCGCTCCAGAACAGAAATGTAATTTAATTGGCGGGCATGGTAGCGGAGCGACTGTATTGGCAGATTTCGTAGTATCAGATCATCGATACATTACTGAAAGAACAGTGACGAGAATAGATAAAAATGAAAAAGGAACAATTATTACCCTTGACTCCAAGATAGACTCAGCAGTTACAGATGGTAAAATTTCTGTAACTAAATGGGAGCTTTTTATTACGTCTAATTACGCGGGAGAATCAAAATATAATGAGCAGATACAATTTATAAGAGATTTCTCGCCAAATTTAGGTATTCCATTTTTATTGAAGGATAATCAATCCCCAGAAGCTATTTACAATTTAGCAATATTGAAAATAGACTCTGAGTTTACTAAACTTCAAAATAGGATAAAAGAGCTAGAATCAAGAATTAGGGGATAATAGTCCGCCATTTTTCTTTTGCTCTATAATAACTTCCACAACTTTCGACTTGACAAGTTCGGCGAATTTCTTGCTGTTTTCTTGATCTTTTCCAGAGCGCGAACCTGAAGAGTCAGAAGATGTTTTAGATTCTACAGAACCTTCCTTAGACACGTTGACCGTGATGCTAATATTATTAGTTCCACCAGTAACGCTTTGGACTTGATTATTTGAACCTGAATCATTCTTGCCGTTAGACTTTAAAGATTTAACAGCTTCAGATAGCTCAGATATTACAGAGGATATTTTATCCATGTAATTAGACTCATTGCCATTTGAAGAATAAGATCCTACATATCCGCCTTCGGCATATTTTCTTCCATTATTTATATTGTTGAAGAAACTTGTTCCGTATTTGTCTACGGCTGATTTTTTAACTACAAATTCACCCCCAGTTAACATCGCGGGAATTTTATCCGTAGAAGAATTTCCGCCAAATACAGTGCCGCCCCCGGCATATTTTTTAATTATACCTCCATTAGCTCTGCCTAAACCATTAAAAATTGCTGCTACTTCTGTATCTCCAGAATTGTAAGATGTAGTTCCTCCAAACTTATCTCTTACAATATAGCCATCACTACCTTTTGTTATAGTAGACCCATCTCCTAGTTTCTTTGTATTAGAAGATGAGCTACCTATTTGACCTAATCCATAGGCACCAACCTGAATACCGGCAGATATATAAGCAGATCTTAGAGAATTATTTCTCTGCCTATTAAAGTTTCTAAGAGTTAATCTTCTATTTTTATCGTAGTCTTTCCTATCTCCAAGATAACCAATTAATTCCTGCTCTCTTTCGAACTTTAATCTATTAGCGGGATTATTTTCATCAGTTTGCCCCAAGGCTGATAACTGATTACTTACATTAAAATATCCTCCAGTAGGACGTTTAGCATCATTATAAGCGAAAGCATTATTCAATACTATAGAAGATCTGTCCCCTTCAGAGAAACTTCTAGTTACCTGCGCTGCGCCAAAGTCCTGATTTCCACGACTCTTCTTAGGCAGTTTAGTTCCATCTCCATATATAGGAGAATTTTTGTTCAACTCATTAAGGTAATCTTCGCCAATTGCTTGCACCGCAGATCTTTTTATTACATATTCCCCTTCCGTCAGCATTGCTGGGACATCATCTCTAGTTCCTGACCCGCCTTTAACTCTGCCACCAGAGCTATATCTCATTATCTTGCCACCCATGTTCTTCTTTTGTGAAGTAGATGAGCTTCCAAAAGCCGAAGCCACGGACTTACCAGCTTCCCCAAGATACGAGAATAGTAAATTAGTAGACAAATCTATGCTTAAATCTTGAACTCTTTTAAGAACTGAATTTCCAAAACTTCTAAATGCATCATCAGCGTCTTTAGTTCCATCTGCAAATGATTTAAATGCGCTAGAGAACTCTGATTTGATTGTCGCAGCCGTAGTCACGGCTCCATCAGAAATTTCCTTATAATAGTCTTGACTATTGTATGCGGTTAACTCATTTCCAAATAAGCTCGCAGCTTGAGAAATTTTAAAATCTTTAGACTGTATTGATTTTTCATTTGCCAATCTTAATTGAGCATTATAATCTTTTCCGCTTATATCTCCCCTATTATAAGCTTCTTTCGATCTAGCGGCTAAGAACTTTTCAGTTAAAGTAAGTTGTTTCTTAGCTATCTCGATTGCTGATAGCCCATTTCCAATGGATTTTTTCTCTAATTTATCTAGCTGATCTCTTAAGTTTTTGGATTCTCTTAAATTTTCCGTGCCATCTTTAGATAATGCGGCCAATCTTGCTGCGCTATTAGCTCTATTATCTAGGCTAGAAATAACAGAAGAGTAAGCTTGATTTGCATCGCCATTATCTCCAGTAGCCTGAAATACTGCTTGTTTCCTGAATAAATCTTCGCCTATCTTACCAGATTGATCCGAGTTAAGTAATTGGCTCAATAATGAAGCAAATGACTCTCTTGTTCTTCTAGCCGTTAGCCCGCTCGTATCGAACTGAATATTCTTTGCTTTTTCAGTTAATGCCTCAGATAATGTTCTTTCTTCACCTGCGCTAGGAGCAGGATTTATATACTTAGAAGAAGTTTGCTGAAGCGGAACAACGGGCGTATTTGGCGTTCTAATCCCAAATGCATCAAATAATGGGTCGCCAGCTAAAGGATTACTTTTACCTGCTGAAGCGTAAAATGAGATAGGATCTCCAATGGCTCCCCTAGAGCCGTCATACTTCTCTCCCCTTAACGCTGCTACAAGTTCAGCAACATTTTTAACGCTTACATTAAAACCATTATCGGACGAAAGTTTCTGTAATATAGAGTCAAGATTTTGGCTATTTAATTTTATTTCGCTATATAAATTAGAAGACTGTCTTAATATTTCATCTTGTTTAGTTTCGGTTTTAAACTCATTAGTAAGCTGTTTTCTCGCTATCTCTTCTGGAGAAGCGGGTAGAAGATCATTAGGGAAGTTCTGTTTAATTGTATTGGCTAAATCGCTAACCAAAGGCTCAAACAAGCTAGTTCCTTGAACGTCAACGCCTAAAGATTGAAGTAATTTTGCGTTTTGGAACTTACCTTGGCCGGAAAGACCGAAATCTCCAATTTGCGCCCCTAACTCAGAAAGCGTATTTCCAGTAAGGATAGACTGTTTAAAATTAGCAGAGTTGCTTAATATATTTCCTGCGCCCCCGCCAACGCTTAATTTCTTCTGAAGATCTATCAGATCTATTTCGGCTCTTCTTTTTTCTTCCGACAGAGTTACGAGTTCTTTATTCCTATTTTCTACAGATCCCACTTGTAGTCCCCTTGAAATACCTAAATTTTTTATTGTAGAATTTAGTTCTTCAAGTAACTTTTTTTGATCCGCCGTAGTTTCCGCAGTTCCATCTGGTCTTACGAGTGGATCTAATTTTACAATACTTTTTTCTAAAAAGCCTTGTAATTTGTCTATCTGTTGAAAAACAGATCCAAAATCTCCAGAGGAAGAAGATTTAGCTATAGACTCTTTAAGATCTAATAGTGGGGCGGTAAATTCATTGGCTTTTCTAACTGCTGATTTTCCATCTCCAGTTGCTTCCGTTCCGGTTCCAAAAGCTTCTTCTATTCTTTTTTTGAGAATAGATAAAGCTCCATTATCAATAGAATCAGAAATTCCAGAAACAAAATTTTGATTGATTTTAGCTATCGAACTTACTCTTTCTTCTTCTATTTGTCTTCTATCATTCTGGAATCTAAGATTAGTTAAAGTTTTAGGCCCAGCAAAATTTTCCTGTATTTTAGCAAAATTTTCAAATCTTAAAGAATTAGATTTTTTCTGAAACTCTAAGTTAGCAGTCGCCTCCTCATTAACAGAAGACATTACTGTTTTAAAGTTATTTATTACTTCTATAGTTCTAAATAAAGAAGCTGAAAAATCTGATGTAGTTTCTAAAGTTCTTTCTCTCTCAGATTTTCCAAGAGCTTCTCTGTTCACTCTTTTTAAAACCGCATCTCCAGATAAGTTTTGTTCTAGAAATCTTTGAAATTTATCTATAAACTCGATTGGGTTTGTTTTAGCTCCTTCTTTTAAACTTTGAATAGCATCAAATTTTTGGGTATCTGGTAAATTTGATTTATTTATAAAGTTTTCAAAAGCTTTAACACTGGCTTCTATCGAAGACGCAGGAGAGAGAGGATCAAACTTTTTAAATCCTTCTTCAATATCTTTTTTGAAATTTACCACTTCCGAAAGAGGAATATTTTGTAAATTTTGACCATTTTTAAATGGAATTTGGTTTATAAATCTATTAAAACTTTCAGAACTAGATACGTTTTCTCTTGTTCTAAATTTTAAATCCTGTAATACTCCGAGGTCATAAGAAGGATCTGCGCCAGCACCCAAAATATCAAGAGAGCCAACTGAAGTTCTTCTGTTATTTATAGCTTCTTCTAGTCTATCTCTATTTGGAATAGAAAACTTTTCTAATTTATTATTTATGTTTTCTGATCTACCTAATTTAGAAACATCTTTTTTCGTATTAGAACCAAACTCTACTGCAAAATCTGCGTTTTTCTTTTCAAAAGCTATAGAATCAATAATTTCTTTAACAGCTTCCTGTAGACCTTTAAAACCTCCAGTAGATAAACCTTGATTAATTTTGCCTCTTTGTTCCAAGGATAGATTACCAAAAATATTTTTTTGCTCTTTTTGTAATTCGCTTATTTTTTCAGAACTTAAACCCCTACTATTTCTAAGGGAATCTTCTAATTTAATATAATTAGATAGATTTTCAGAATTTTCCCTATAAGAAGTATTTATCCTCTCTAAATTCTTTTGTAAATCTGGAAGGTTACTTATAAATGCTTCAAAAATTCTAGGAAATTCAGTTGCTACTCCAATAGCGGCACCAGCCGCTATTCCCGGTGCGCCAAATACTGCACCAAGCCCAGCGTAAGACGCAACATTTCCGACTGATTGAGTTAATTGACCAAATCCTCTTTGGTTTTTAGTTTCGTCTGTAAAAAGCTGAGATCCAATGCCACCCAAAATTGGGGCAGCAAATCCAGCGGCTATAGAAATAGTATTTAATTTGGAATCGCGGCTTTGTTTAGCGGCTTCGTATCTTTCTCTATTTTCATTTTTTAATTGATTAGCCTTTGTTCTTGTTTCTCCAAAAAAAAGACTTTTTAAAGAACCTGCTGCGTCAATCTTTTCCTGAAGAATTGCCTCTTCTTCTTTAAGTTTTGCGGTTTTTTTCTCTTGTATTTTTAATTGAGTAAAATACTCCCCCTTCATTTTTCTACTTAAAGGAACTATATCATTAATTATTCTGTTTACTTCAGTAAAATCGTCGGAAGTTCCACCAAGTTTCCTTATGTTCTGTTCTATTACATTCTTAAAATTTTCTACGTTTTTCTTTTTAGATGATACTTCCCCTGTTTTAATTTTATTAGAAAAAGAAGATATCAAATCATTGATTACCTCAGATCCACCTAATTTATTTATAGATGGGTTTCTGAAAGAGAAATTTTCTTTCAAAAAGAATGAATCGTAACCAGAATTTTGAATTAATTTAGACTTAGAGCCTATTCTTTTAGAAAGTTCTTCAGATTCCAAAGATTCTCTTTCTTTTTTGCCAGCAAGATAGTTTTGCATTGAAGAAAATTTAATTTCTCCTTTTGGTTCATCAGGGAAAAACCCATAAGCGTTTTTATTATAATTAACTGATCTTGTAAGGCTATTTCTTAAGCTTTTTACGCCTTTTGCCGTTAAGCTAAATTCCTCAGATAAATCTTTAATTTTGGAGTCTACATCTTTGAAGGTAAATGTGTCATTTTTAATTTGAGATTTTAAATCTTCCAAAACTCTTTGGAACTCTTCCCTTTTGGATGCGGGAGTAAAAGGCTTAAAGGTTTCTGAGCTAGATGCAAAATCCGGGGCATAGTTAGGAATTAACCCATCAGCCGCGCCATGCGTCTTAGGATTTAGCCCTTGGCTCAAAGCCCTATTAATGCCCTGATTTAATCCAAGTGGCTCATCCTTTGTGTTATATACCCCAAGTCCAGCAGGATTCAGTGGAGATTTAAGAAAAGGAGATGAAGAAGCCTTTATTAAAGAAGGAGAAACTCCCGCCCCGACTTCTCTACTTACTGCTTTAGAAAGAGATGAATAGTTAGGTATTAATCCTTTTGAGGCCGGAATTAGTCCAGAATCCCTCAAGTATTTAGTTAAACTTAAGTCGTTTAGACCAACTTCCCTGCTTCTTCCAAATGTTCCATTTTTTACTAGAAATTTTAATTTAGGTTGAGCAAAAGCATTAGTAATAGCCTCTGCAACCGATTCAAGTTTATTTACATTTACTATTTTATTGGAAATTTTAGCAAAATCATTTTCTCCTGCAACAGAAATACCAGTTGCAGTATTAAGGGTTTTTCCTCCTAGTTGAGAATGAGTTTCATCAAATATTTTAGAAGGGATTCTACTCGTTATATCTAGCTTGTCGTCAAGGAAATGAGAGTATTCATGAATTAAGGCTCTTGAAGTTTTTCTGGCGGAAATAGACTGAAGATCTTCCTTCATTCTGCCAGAGAGTTGACCGTATCCTCCTTTGAAGCCAAAATTATCGTCTAGTTTTCCAGCTAAATTATCAAAATTTAAAGTAATTAAATCTGGATCATATACCGCTTTTGTGCTAGAAGATAATTTGCCCTCTATCTTTCTAAAATCTTTTGCCACGTCTAATTTTGGTGTTGCGCCCACTTTACCAAGAATAAAATTAGAATATTTCTCGAAAGATTCAGTAGAGAGGGCTTTACTTATAAATTCATCAGGAGTAAGAGAAAAATTACTATAAGACTTAGGATCTGTCACCAACCTATCTTCTAAATTAATACTGCTAAATAAATTACTCGCGTAATTAGGAACTATTCCAGCCGCGCCAAATTGAGATTTCAACTCTTTTAATCTTGATTTAGATAATTTAAATTCTCCGGGATCTATAACGGTCGCCAAGCTTCCATTGGCCACCATTGCGGCAAATGTTTGAGAATTTTTATCTCCAAATCCACTTAAGAAATTAGCAGAATTTCTGCTATTAGCTAAAGCAGAAAGCTCCCTGCTTAATCTATCATTAACAGTAAAATTACTTAAATGAAGATCATCTGGCGTTATCCCATGATTTAAATCGAAATTTTCAAAAGCCTTACCTATGTATGAAGTTGAAAAAAGTCTAGTTACTGCGTCAGAAGAGTTTTCATGACTCGTTGGATCTTTTATAAACTCTTTATAAATACCTCCTTCAGATAATGAATTATTTAAAGATTTAAAAATTTTAGGAAATTTTACTCCCGGCAAAGAAATACTTTCGAGATACTTAGAGATTAAGTATTCTTTTTCAATCTCTCTAGGATCTACAAATTTTTTAAATTGTTTAAAACCAACTGGAACGCCGCCAATTAGCTGTTTTAAATCTAGGAATCTTGCGTTTTGGCCTATCTCCCCAATTTGCTCTCCTTGTATTCTATAATTTGGAACAAGACCAGCCGCAAAATTCTTATATGGATCAAACCCATGAACATCTTCGAAAGCTTTTTTATAGTTCGTGCCAGCTTCACTATTTTTAGGAGGAAGGATAGCGGGTTGACTCATCCCGAAGTCTTTAACTTGTTCTTTTGAGTTATAAATCACATTTCCCATGCCGGGAACTGACATCCTCTTTATAGAACCAGCTTCGTAACCACCTAGCAATGCGCCAACCTTTTCTTTCGTCTCTTCAGGGATTAATCCTCCAGCAGCGGTCTTACCCGGAGAATTTGGCAACACTATTTTACCAGCCTTATCAAAGCCTATCTGATTAGATTTCAAGAAATTAGCTGAAGCCTTCGATGTTACAGCGTCTAATCTAGAAATAGCCTCAAGTCTTTGCTGAGTAAGAGACAATAATGTTCTTTCTACTTCAACTTGAGAAATTGTTTTATTAAGTATTTTTTCCCTTAATCCCGGCTCAAAAGAAAGAGTATCTTTCAGTGCCTCGGATATCTGTTTCTGTTGCAGCGCAAATTTATTAAGACCAGCAAAGCTTTTTAATGCGTCTGCCGTAAATTCTGCGAAAGATAACGCCAATTTACCTACAGCAATAGAGACTATCGCCAGCCCCGGACCAGCAATAAACTCTCCAAGTCCCTTCAAGGCACCATCAGCTATTTGTCTTCCAATTCCTTTTGACTGTTCGCCAACATCCCCAAATAAAGACTCAACTATTCCCGTCGTGTTTTTTATAACAGGAGCGATGGTAAGATTGCCAACAGTTTCACCTAACTGCCTAAATGTCTCTTTACTCTTGTTGAGAACCGAAGCCAAGCTTTTATTATATTCTTCGTTCCTTTTGCTGGCTTCGTTTTGGGACTGAGCGGATTTTTGAGTGGCTTGATCTACTACGCTGTATTCCTTAGACAAGTCGCCAAGCAAGGCTTTTAAAATGTTAATTTGATAAACGCTACCGACAAGTTCAGCTAAGTAAGACTGTTGAGAGTCCGAAGCACTATTAAAAGTTCCAGCAAAGTTCTTTAAAATCTCTGACACTGGCAAAATCTGTTGTCCCGCCCCTCTTACTACAGTTCCCAAACTTTCTAGTTGAGCAATAACTTCTGGTCTTTCTATTCTTGTGAAAATAGTCTTTAAAGCGTTACCAATTACAGCACCACCACGGGCAGTTGTCTGCTGCGCTGAGGTAACAAAACCTATCAAGCTGTCAATACTAACTCCAGCTTCGGCAGCGGTGCTACCCACACGTTTCAGAGCCTCGGCTAAGTCTTTTGAGCTAACGGCAAATGCCGCGTCAACATTAGCGAATTTGTTAATTACTTCTGTAGACGTTAATCCAGCCTTTGAAAAGCTGTTAACCGAAGCCGTAAGAGATTCTACGCTATCTTCAAGAGATATACCGGCTTGCCTAGATAAAATAGCCGCATCTTTAAGTCTTATAAGGGTTTCTTCCGCACCAAGACCTTGACGTGCTAATTCAGTAGCTCCAGCCGCAATTTCAGAAAAAGACTGACCCGTATCTTTAGCTATACTAAAGATTTCGTTTTTAAAATTAGAAAGCTCTTCAGCATTTTGATTTAGGAGAGTATTTAATTCAGTAAATGACTTGTTAACTTCTATAGTAGAAGAAACTAAGCTTTTTATGCCCTGAGATACCTGAAATATTAAACCAGCAGAAGCTCCGAAAGCTATGACACGCGCATTCGCAGCCGCCATAGATTTCGAAAACTCGTCTGTAGAAGAGGTTATTTGACCAAGGGGTCTAGTTAAGGAGCTTGAATTGAGCCTTCTATTAAATAAATTCTGTATTTTAGACGCACTTTCCTCAGCTTGCCTAAATAAAGGAGAAAAATCTCCACCAACAGATAAATTGTAAGTCTCAACTGGCATATATAAACCTTATTCCTAGTTTATATTACACAGGTTTTTATACATTACTTATCCTTAACATATCTTCCATGCTTAATTTTCCACCCCTCTTGGCGGCTTCTTTAATAAGGTTATTCTTGGAAACTTGGCCACCAAGACCTATATGATCAAGATCTTCTTTAGTCGCGCCAACCAAGGAAACGTTAGAATTATCCTTATCATATTTACTAAGAACTTTTTCGGCATTCTTGTTAGTCTCAAACCATTCTACAATCTTGTCGGGGTCGTCTTTAATATCGTCTGGTATACCATTAGTATTAGCTAAGATGGATTTATAATATTTTGCGTGGGAAAATACTTCATTTTGATAGAAAGAAAGATGGGCAACTGGTTTGCCCCAAAAAGCACAAGGATCTTCGCTGCAAATATAAAAATAGTTCATGAAAGAAGGGGAAATGCTTATTTTTTTTAGAGTTCTTGAGCTAAATTTCTCTGTATGCTCTAAAAATTTAGAAGAAATAGAAATATATTCATCTGGCTCCAATTCGTCATAGTCCTCTTCTGTCCAAAATGAATTTTTTAAATTTTCGTCCGAAAAAGATGACAGAAAGAAGAATTTGTCATTTATTCTTTTATCAGCGAAACTTTCTGCTGTTATACCAATTGCTTTATCTTTTTTAGACTGTAATTCCTTTATTTTCTTTTCAAATTCGGCTATCTCAAATTTCATATACTCAATCTGAGATTTAAGAAACATTTTCCTTTTGGTTTCTTCCAGTCTTTTTACGTAGTCTATTTTTTCCTCTAAATCTCTCTCTTCTTTTTGAGTCCATTCCCCGGAGGAGTATACTTCTTGCAGTTTCTCCTGATATGTTTTTACTCCTTTTTTGGCGGCTTTCTCCAAGCTATCAGCGTAAATCTCTTCTAACTCCCCAGATATGAAAATGTCTATATGTTTTACATATAGACATTTACCCTGAAAATTATACTTACTATATCCTTTTATTATTTCGGATTGAAGTTTTTTTAAATTTTCACTCATTAGCCGCTTTTTGCGTAGCTACTTCAACTTTATCTTCAACTGGCTTTTGTTCTGGATTTTTATTAAGCCCAACCGTGTCAGCTAATACATCAAAATCTTCTTTGTTTTCAATTCTTCCAGTATACCAAGCAGTAACCAAAAGAAGCATTTTTCTAGCGAGATTGATATAGAAATCATCATCTCTCTCAGCAAAGTCATCATAAGTTTTTAACTTAGTTTTATAGTCTCCTTCACCGAAAAACGGTTTTTCGTTTTTAAAGAAGGCTAACTGGAATAGCCACCACAAAACAGTTTTATTTCTTGAGATAGTTTCAGCCGTGTGCTCATACAAAGACTGTTGTGAAGATTCTATGCTTTGGAGGATTCCTCTTAAGTCAGAGATTTCATTAATAATTGCATTAATTTTATCCTTTTCTTCTTTAGTTCTTTCGTCTTCCTTTTTAAGAGACAAAGCCTGATACTCAGACTCTTTAGCTTTAATGAGTCCAACAGACTCAATATAAGTTTCTTTGTCTTTTTGGGAAAGCGTTCCTAATTCATCTGCGAATTTTACAGCCAGTTGATTTCTAGTTAGCAGCCCTTCTTTAATGCAATTAGAAAGCGCGACGCCATAAAACATCTCTTCCTCTTCGAAAAGAACACGATTAGGTTTTCTTAAAAAGAGTTCAATTGCCTCGTATTTGTCTTCACCTTTTTCGTTTTTTACTTTTTTATAAGCCGTGAATTCGTATAATTTTTTCATATTTTATTTTCTATAAAAGTCTTTGTCTGATTTAAATTTGTTTTGCCGCCAAGTGTTATTAAAAAGTTTTTCTTTTTGGAGTCATCCCAAGAATTGTATAGTTTTTTAAAATCATTGGAATTAAAAAATTTTACATTTACAAATTTTACTCCAAAAGCTTCTATGGCTCTTGCTGTGCTCTGCAATTTTATTCTTTGTTCTATAATATTAACAATGTTCATTTTAAGTAAATCGATATCTTATCAAAATCCTGATCTATCTCTCTGGCAGTATCATTGCCACAGTCGAGAATCTTCTTTCTTATCTTTTTGAAGTCCTCTTCTTTTAAATTATATGGTGGATTTTTAATATCTTCTAATATAATTAGAAGATTTTTGTATAAGTTGGTGATTTTTCTTTGAGTTTGAAACTTAAAGAATTCAGATATCTCTTTACTCTTATCTATAGAAGCCATAATCCCTTTTGAAAACCTTTTTCCAAAAGGGATTACACTTTTATGCAAATGATAGAATTAACTTATTAACGTATTGCCTACACTAGGTAAGTATCCGCTCATGAAAAGACCTCTATCGCTTTGGAGTGGACCGCCAATCTGTGAAGAAAAGCTTAAGGAAACTCCTTTATTTGGGCCAATAGATGAGGTATATGATTGAGAATCAAGTTTAGCGTTTTTCAGCACGTATTTCATCATTGTAAAATTACCCGTCTGAGGATGAGCTATATTTACTTCTATATCATAGTTTTTATCTTGAGATATTGCTTCTACTAAATTTCCAGTAGAGATATCACCAAGATTTGCGTCGATAGAAAGGTTTACCTGAACAGGGAACCTAATTTCTCTACTAAAAGCATACTTGCTTCCAAGTTTTTCGAGCGGATCTCTAGAAAGTGAAAAGCTTAGATTATAACTTTGAATTTTAGCATCAGATATTAATGCACCAAGTTCCTGCTGATTAGAACTGCTTCCGCCCTGAAGAACTTTAAAAGTAATATCTCCCGGTTTAAGAACGCTTATTGAATAGGGACTTCTAAATTGACTTGCTGTAGGAGTAGCATTAGGTCCATTTACTGAGGTAGTAAATGAAAATCCAGACCAAGGATTAGTAACGGCAACAGGCACACATACAAATTTTTGGTTATTATTGGACGCAGAAACATTTACAGCAGATCCATCAGCGGGGTTGACGGCTGGATTATTAATTAAATATATACCAGAGAATCCTTCACCACCTTCATAATTACCAAATCCAGCACCATTGGTAGGGAGTGGCGTTTGGAACATTATATTAAGCCCCTCTAACGAAACATTAGTAGTAGGAAAATTGCCTACCGAACCTTCTGTAGAGAAATTAGAAATAAAACAATTGCCTAAAGAGACGAAAGATATTTTATTATAATTACTTCCATTGTTTTCGCCGTGATTTATCGCATCAATACCTTCTGGGACAGTTTTTACAAAGTAATTTTTGTCGTCCTGAGTTTTATTAAGAATATTAGAAATGCAGCTTACATTTTGGTTAGAGCCAGAATTGATTGTGAATCCAAGCATTTGTTCATTATAGAAATTCGCATTTAAATAAGAGAAATCAAGATTAACAGTAGGAGACTCAAGAAGAATTCTATCTATAGCCGCCAATTCCCCAAATTGGTTAACATCTCTTCTGTTCAAAGAATAACCGTAGTTAATAGATTGGACTCTAAAAAGTTGTTTAGTTAGCGGTCTTGGATTTAAACCTGTATTAACTATTAAATTATCATCATTTTGTATTCCTGTAGAAGGACTTGGCCCAACGTATAGGACTTCGTTTTGGTAAATTACTCTATTCTTTGGCATAATATCTAAATAAAATTACACAAAAAAACGCGGGAATTTTCCCGCGTTTATGTTTTATTATTTTATCAACTTTTTAGTAATCAATACTAGGAGCAAGACCGCTGAAGAACAAGCCCTTAGTCGTCTGCAACGGACCACCGATTTGAGACGAGAAGCTCAATGACACAGACTTATTAGGTCCAATTGACGAAGTATAAGACTGAGAATCCAACTTAGCATTTCTCAAAGTATACTCAAGTGCTCTTAGAGAACCTGTTTGAGGGTGCTTAATTGCAATTCTAATGTCGTAGCTCTTATCTGCTTGAATAACGTCAACCAAGTTACCAGTGGTAAGGTCGCCAACGTTTGCGTCAACAGAAAGGTTCACTTGGACAGGGAATCTAATTTCTCTGGCGAACGCATATTTGCTGCCCAGCTTTTCAAGCGGATCTCTTGAAAGAGAGAAGCTTAGGTTGTAGCTCTGAATCTTCGCATCAGAAATCGTAAGACCAGCTTCGTTAAGAGAGTTAGTTGTTCCAGCGTCCCAGAAGTCGAACGTGATGTCTCCCGGTCTTAAAGCCGAAATATTGTATGCATATCCTGCGTCACCTACTCCAAGGTTTCCGCTTCCATAAGTGCCGAACATCTTACCATTAATAGCGTTACTCTTGAACGGAGGAATAGCAGCGTAAGTGCTTAATCCAGAGCCATCAACGGGATTAACTGCTGGGCTAGGAACCCAAGATCCAGTTGCAAGTAATCCACCAGTAGCAGGAGCAACGAATCCGTTACCGCTTTGCTTTTGAGTAAATAAAATGTTAAGACCTTCTACGGAAACGCTAGTCGTTGGGAAATTACCAACGGACGCCTCGGTAGAGAAGTTAGAAATGAAACCGTTACCAATCGCAATATATTGTTCTGGATTAGCACCGGAAAGTCCAGCATATTCAGCGGCATCAACACCTTCTGGAACAGTTTTAATAAAATAGTTTCTATCGTCTTCGGTCTTGTTAAGAATGTTAGCGATAGCAGATACATATCCCTGACCAGTATTAATGTAAAAACCTAACGCTTCTTCATTAGAGAAAGACGAGTTAAGATAAGAAAAGTCGAGGTTAACGGTAGGGGATTCAAGCAAAATACGGTCAATAGCAGCGAGTTCACCAAATTGGTTCACGTCCCTTCTATTCAAAGAGTAACCATAGTTAATGGATTGAACTCTGACTAATTGTTTAACCTTGTAAAAACCAGTAGTTTGCCCAGCGGCAGTAACGGTTCCGTATTGCGTTCCTGTTGCAGGTGCAGGACCGGCTAGTAAACCTTCTGTTTGGTAAATTATTCTATTTTTTGCCATAAAATTATTTAATTTTTAAAATTCTAATATCTGTTACACGTTATTTTATCCTTATAGAATATTAAAGTCTTGGATTACGGACCAGTTCTATTCTCATATCTATGATGTTTGGAAATACTCCGGGGTTTAGAGTTTTTATCTCATTTACTATTGCGGATCTATAAGAGATTTGAGTAGTAGAAACGTTGGCTATACATGCCATATCAGAGAACGGTATGCTATTGGCTATTTGCGTATAGTTATAATTTCCATTTTTAGAATAACCTAAGTTATTATAAGGCATATCATTTTCAGAAAAAATAGGTATGAAAGTATACTTCTTATCCCTTAATATTGAAGAAACCGCGTCACATGAGAACTGAGAGTTAGCTAAAACTATTAATTTAATGTTAAAAACAGTAGTATCTGTGCCGCCAAAAGCAAAAGGTTCGTTAACGCTTCCATCGTTCTTAACAAAAATACAGGGGAAAGTCAGTGTTTGTGGGGCTAATCCAGTGAAAGGTCTATTAATCTTGGGTCTTGCCTCGTATTTAGTTTCAAATAGCAATTTATACTCAGGTTCGTTTGTCAGGTAAACATTAAAATCTTTGATAGCGTAATTTCCGCTAATAGTTTGGTTATTAAGACTTTGAGAAAAATATAATTGGCCTTCATTGAAATTTACGCCAGAATATCCAGACTCACCAACCGAAACATAGTTATTATTTAAATAAACTCCAGAAAGAATATTCGCATTTGGGATAGATGTATCTGCGACTATCTGTTTGAATGGAGAAGCGTAAGCGTAGTAATCGCTAAATATAGAATCTATTCGGTAAAATTGACCGGATACATTGGTATAAGCTTCTCCTTTATCTAATAGAGTATGATCGAGCCATAATAACACGCTCGACATTAATTTATTGTCTAATTGAGGCTTCATTTAGTTGTAAATTTTAATTTTAAATCATTAAGTATCTTAGAGATATAAGGAGTTGGCTTAAATGCGCCATCTCTAAGTCTGTCTATAGATTGTAAGCCCCTGCCAGATCTACTAGAAGATGAAGTTGAAAAATTTTTCCAGTAAATATATTCCGTAAATCCAGATATACCATTTTCAATACCTCTTAACCAACTATTACCAGAATCCCAAGGAAGAGGAGTCAAATCATATAAAGTCCTATAAGAAGGTATTTTTACTTTATAGTTAAAAATTATTTTTGTGCCCCGTTCTATTATAGTAGGGGTATCGTTCATGGAAATAAGTAATTCTAAAGCCCTTAAGACATCTTCTATTGGAGTAGATCCTGAATCGAAACCTATAAACGAGAATAAATTTCCTTTTCCAGCCAAAGTCTGAGAAATATTAGAAGAATTTTCGTCACTTAATTCTTTACTGACCTTATGTTCTTCAAATTGCTCTAATGCAGCTATTTTAGCCGCATTAAATCTTGCTTCAGCGGCATTATAAGCAATGTTTTTCAAGGAATTTATTCTAGCCTTCCTTGTTTCGTTATTAAACTGTATTGCGTTAAATCTCATTAAGTAGTGCTATACAAAGTAAAATAATAATAAATTAACCCCTGAAAGTTTTGGACGCTTTCGCCCCCAATATTATTATAACTTATTCCATCCATCTCGAATAGTTCGTTTCTTCCGTTTTTTATAAATTCTCTGGCATCTTTTTGAACTTTAATCCTAGACATATTCACGCTAGATAAGCTTTGAACGTCTGGTTGGTTCGCAGAGTTTTGATTTTTATTATCTACCTTGATAACCGGGAATATGCCAGAAACAGGAACCATTATAAAATTATCCTCATTCGAAGAAAATTGATATCCTGCATAAATATTCTCAGAACTGTTAACAATTACCCTTTTCGGCTCTTTATGAACAATTAAATTCCTTCCATTTGAGAATGTGTCAAAATGTCTCGCGAAAATACCTGTTTTTGAATATATTTGAGAGTCTGAAAGTAAACTACTCATGTGTTATCTCCTTTGATAGTAATCTCTTGGGCGGACCTCTATTAATTCTTCATCGCCGCAAACTTGCACAGGAGCAACGGAATTGTTATTATATCCTTTAACAAGTTTATCAAGGGATTCCTGTTCCAGTTTTTTCATCTGAATGTAGCTCTTGCTTATTTCGTTTTTATTGACTGTTCTCACAGTTCCTCCGTCAGATGAGACTTCGAGTATTATATCCTGAGAGGCCACGCCAAGAAAACTCCTTATCTTCTTATCGTAAAAATAAATGCTATACAATTTTTTTAGTATAGCTTTTTCGTCAACATTCAATTCTGGGGAGATGTCAATAGAATCCTCTGACACTTGGAATGAAGTTGCTATTAAATTATTTAAATCTCCTATGTTATTGACTATCCAATAACTAATAGAAGGAGTTGAAAGAGAGCTATCGTCTAGCTCTCTTCTTATTTCATCTGCAATTGATACAACTTTCATATCTATGTATTATTACACAGATATGTATTTTTATTTACCTTCGCCGAGAATTTTTAATGCGCTAGTTGAAATACTTTTGCCATTATTGGTTTGTTTTGCGGGCATTTTATATAAACCAACGTATGCATTAAACTCTTTAACGAGTTTTCTGACGATAAGATCTCTGTTATCGCTGGGCTGAACACCAACTTTTCTTGCGTGAAGTTGTAAATCAGACAGATTCATAGATTGAATCTCTTTGATATATTCGTCTAGCTTAAGTGTTCCGTATTTAGTCATTCCTTTGTCACCCCAAACTTGATCTAGAGTAGAGGGCGCGAAATTTTCTTCTTTACCGTTAATTTGAGTGATTTTTTTTGGTTTTGCCATATATATTATTTTACTATTTTATATTTTTAATTTCTAATCTATTTTCTTGAAGCCGGGACCGATATCTCTTCTTCTAGAGCTATTTCCAGAATAAGACGCTTTTGGATCTGCTACGAATGGATTAGTTCCATAATAATATCTATATCCTGCGGGAATCCTTGTTGGTTCATTTTCGGTAGGCTTATATGGATCGTATGGTGGCCACTGTAAGCTACCAAAGAATGTAGGCTTTGAAGTTAAATAAAAGCTATTTGGAATTGTTTTATCATAAGTATGAACTACATTTTTTTCATCCCAAACAATTGCAGATCCGGGAGCTAAATCGCTGGCTCTATAACTCCAATTACCCCATCTTATCATTGTTTCTCTTACGTTAGTATCGTATTCAAGAGATTCTCTTGGATTACGAGAATCATCTCCTGAACCATTTATTATATACCCTAATTTAAAAAGCGTAGTATAAACGTTGTCGTAAGGGAAATATTTTAGATTATAACACTCGTAAATAGATTCTGGTGCCCCTCCCGTTGTTCCTCCTAAAATATTACCAACAAACATCCAATAATGATTTCTTCTACAAACATCTACGGTTATCGTCTGGGCGTCTATAAATTCATTCCCTCTATCTTGAGAAAATATTCTATTTCTAAGAATAGTAAAATGAGAGCTTGTCCCCCAATATTCGTCTGCTCTTATACCTGATGCTGAAAAATTTCCTTCTATTAAATTCATAAAAGGATGTCCTCCGTGCATCAAATTACTAAATCTTCTAATAATATCTGAATCTCCTTCTCCTAATCTCCACCAAATATTTGTAACGAAATTATAGCTAACTACATTTCCAGAAGTGCATCCTTCAAAACATACTGTTCCTATCGTTAGTTTTTCTGATATATTATCCGTAATCAATAAAGCAGAAGTATGAGGGCCAAGAAAAATAGGATATGCCCTGTCTGAAGTATAATGTAAATCTCTTTCGTTTCCGACCGGAACTCCTCCATAGAGATAGCAACCGCTTATTTCTGACCATAAAGCGTTATAAACCCAGAAAGCCCTTCTATGTGCTCCTATCAATTTCACATTTTTTACCCAACAATTAACCCATCCAAAAACCGTAATAGTATCAAACGCATCTGAGTCTAGGTTATCAAGAGTTAAATTTTCTAAACCAGCCTCCTCTACCATTGGCCCAATTCTTACCGCTTGAGGTTGGTTTGTATAAGAAAAATACAAAGGAGGATCTATTTGAACCGTCGTTGAATTAACTACGTTAGTTATTTTGACTATTTGCCCACATGGTCTAGTCCCAGATTCTCTACCCAACCAAGTAGCATACTGATTAGCTCCTCCTCCTCCTGTTCCGGCTGATGTAAAATTCGAAACAGGAAGAATAGCACCCTCATTCGTTTTAGTGTCTACTATGAGATATTGACCTACTGACCAATTATGTGTTGTAGAAGTAGTTAAATTAACGGAATCTTTTGTTGGAGACACTAAATCAAAAGCTGGATAAGTTGACCAAGAGAAATCAAAACCCATATCAAAATTAACCATTCTTTTTGATAAAAGTTTAATTGGAGTAATTACTCCTGTTTCTGCATTCGTTGAATAGGAAGATATATAAAAAAGATCTGGAGAAACCCCTTTAATAATAGTTTCATACATGTTTTCTCCTTTTAAAGTTACATAACTTGGGATTTTTAAAGCTTCATCTATTAAATATGTTCCATTTTTTAAAAGAACAATTTTATTTGGTGGGCAGTTACTTATAGCTGCTTGTATTTGTTTCGTTGTAGCCCCCGGATTTATAATAGTATAAATTTCTCTGTCCGTATTCACCGTAGATCTAAGACCCGGATTCCAGTTTATTCTTAAATTATCTGGAATAATAGTAGAAAAACAGTTATGAATAAATAGGAAAAAAAGTAAAAAATAAATTGATTTCATAAAGGATCGCTTCCAATTTTATCAGGGCTAACTCTCACTTTGTCTATTCTATAATCTGATGGAGTGTACTCAGAGTAAAACCATATTCCATTAGCTGAACCAGTTGACTTACCATTTGTTATCGCAGTGTAAAAAGATGATCCGCTGGCAGGTTTAGTTTCGCTATTCAAAGCCATAAATACTTCAGCAAGTGAATTAGCTCCAGTTCCGGCAACATAATGTAACCATATACTTATAGTATCCGTAGGTGCTGCGGCACCAACTGTAGATATTTCTACATAGCCAGTTGATCCAAAAGCTCCTTCTATTAATTTCAAAGTGCCATTATAATTTAAATACAGCGAACAAATAGGAGTGTTATCTTGACTCCCAGACATTAAATTAAAAATAGTTGTTCCGTCTTGATATGTAACTCTTTTGAATCTAAAATACACATATACCTCTGAAGTTAAATCAAAAGCCCCAACGTAGTAGATACGAGCACCATCTTGAAGTCTTAAACTTTTAGAGCCAACAAGAGGATCTGTAGCATACGCGAATTCAACAGTTCCCACTAAAGGAAAACCAACAACAAATTGTTGAACCCAACCCGGAAGAAAAACTCCTTCTTGAGCATCCTCGAAATCTTCTTTATAAATATAAGTTGGAGCAGCCTCACAACAATCTGGGTTTTTAGTTAAATGATTTTTTCTTTTAAAGATTGAAACCTGCTGAGAAAAACACTGAGTAGATAAAAGAAATAAAAATATTAAATTTAAAATTTTTACCATGTTGCCGTCTCCTCTGGATCAACTAAGTTCTCGAAATACCTTATGACAATGAAATATATTTTGGCTACTCCGGGTAAGTCGTCTGCGGTTTCATCAACTAATCTTCTTATTCTTAAATCTAGAATAGCCCCAGAAGTAGACGTTGAATGCCCAAGATTTAAGTTGCCACTTGAAGAGGATTTTATTAAATCGTTAAAAGCGGTTTGCGAGCTAGTTATTTTTATTTCAGTGCCATAAGATTGATCTACTGGATCATCGTGTTCTACCATATCTGCGGATATACCCCAAACTACGGATTTACTTGGGATTGCATTTGAAGCCGACCAATAGACTTTTACCTCTACATTACCTTTATCCCAAGTTTCAGGCATCGGGACGGAAGCGCAAACAGTTTGTATAGTCGTATTTGTAAACTCCATAAAGTCTCTTCTTTTAAAATTTACGATACTTTCTTCTGTCCCATAAATTGCGCCAGCCGTAAAATTAGTTAGCATGGCTCCCGCTGGTATAGCTAAGGTTCTGTAAATACCAGATCTAGAATTATTCCTCCACTCTCCTTCTCCAGTGGTAGAATTAGTGCATGTCCAAACGTAGTTACTTTGCGCATTGCTATTGGGAATTCTAATGTCAAATAATGTTGGACTGCGATTATAAACATTAGTATTATATAGACCCGTTCTATTATTTTGATATGAATCACACCAAAACTTTTGATTACTATAATTAAAGAAATACATGTTAGTAGAAGGGATTCCTCCTAAAACTGGATTGCTACCATCTAACTCTTTCGCATTAGAAGGAAAATACGCAAAAACAGAATTAGTATTAACCAATTCTACAACTACCTGTTTAAATGTATTCGCTTCGTTTGGTTGATTGGCAAATGATATAGTGAAATTATTGCTAGGATAAACTATATAGTAATTAGTCCTCCAATCTACAACTATGTTTGTTGTATTGTTAAGTTTAATCATCGTTTTAGATCCATTTTTAAGATTAAAAATGGAAAGACCTGTCTGAACAACGAACCCAGTAACAGGATCATATTGAACAGTTCTTAGTTGTCCGAAACAAGTAATGGCACTAAGCAATAAAAATAAAAATATATTTCTCATTAGTCTTTCTTGATTATAATTTCAAATTTTCCTTTTCCAAAAATCGTTTCTGGCGCAGGAGTTGGATCTACTACGGGTGGGGGTTCCTGTGTTCCTCCAGAAGAAGCGGGTGGATTTACTCCATAAACATATCTATATCCTGCTGGAATATTTGTTGGCGAAAAATTAGGATTAGAAGGATCGTATGGGGGCCATTTTAGGAAACCGAAAGAAGAAGGTTTGCTAGTGAGATAAAAGCTATCAGGAATTACTTTGCTAGTAGTATCTACGACATTATTAGGGTGCCAAGTTTGACCTGAGCCAGCTATCGTATCATTTGTCCTATAGCACCAATTGCCCCATCTAATCATAGTAATCAAAGTAGAAGGATCATAGCTTGTTGCCCCACTTCCTAGGCTATTATAGCCTATTTTCCAAATAGAAGAAATAGAACTGCTATAAGGAGCAGGCTCTCCATTAATTAATTCGTAATTTCCCTCTTGGACTTCCGTTCCGCCAAGTAAATTACCAATGAAAGACCAATACCAATTACGTCTTTCAACGTCTACTGTCCAAGTTTGTGCGTCATCTGCGCCTCTATCTATCTGGCAAATTCTATTTCTCAACGCAGTGAAATGAGAGCTTGTTCCCCAATACTCGTCTGCCCTGATACGTCCGCCACTCCAATTTCCTTCTATAAGATTCATCATGGGGTGAGGACCATGCATAAGCGGGCCAAAGCGTCTCGGGCTATCTCCAGTATTAGACCACCAAATATTTGTAATAAAATTATAGCTGAAAACATTACCAGAAGAGTTACCCTCCCAGCACATACCCATCGTAAGTTTTTCGAGAATATTGTCAGTAATTAAACATGCGGTCGCGTGTGGGCCAAGAAAAGGAGCATAAGATCTATCGCTAATATAAGCTCCGCTATTATCTGTTCCTACGGGGCGACCCTCATGAATTAAACATCCATTAATTTCGAACCATAGCGCATTATAAACCCAATAAGATCTTCTATCTATACCTCTCACTTCTATGTTCTTTGTCCAGCAATTAACTGCCCCAAAAACGCCTACGTTGTCTCTAACCCTAACTGGATGACCATTTAGCGACAAATCCTCTGCTCCAGCATACTCTGTGATTCCTGTCATTTTTACTCCCTGCGGAGAATTTGCGTAGCTCCAGTAAAGAGGGGGACTAAATGTAACGCTTGTTGGAGAAACTACTGACGTAATTTTGACAAGTTGACCAACGCATCTTCTGCCTGAGTCTCTACCTACCCAATTAGCAGAACCTAAAGAGCCAGCATGATCCATTGGGGGGTTTCCGGCTGGCTGCTCTAACATATCAAAAAGAACTAAATCTCCAGTCACCCATCCATGTGCTGTAGTTGTGCTAATTGTATCACTATCTTTAACGGCTGATACTATAGATTTGGCGGGTTGACTCCAACTTTCATCAAAATTATTATCGAAAGAAATAATAGTGCTTCCAGAAAAGGCTGCGGCAGGTTGAAGGATAGTATTACTAATTCCCGCCCCCCTCAAAGTAACTTTACTTGGGATTACTAGAGTCGAAGAAAGATTATAAGTTCCAGAAGATAATTGAACTACCTGATTTTGAGGACAAGTATCTAATGCCGATTGAATTTCTGCTTTCGTCGCTCCAGCAGCAATAGTTTTAAAAATTACTGTTCTATTGGGGATTCCGCCTCTAACTCCAGCGTCCCAATTGATTCTATAAGAAGGAGGAAGAATTTCGCTTAAGCAACTGAAAGCGAAAAACATAAAAATAATAAAAATGGTAAATCTGATTTTGTTCATATAAGTATTATAATAATTAAAGTATGTAATATATACTTTTTTACACTATTTTAGGGATAATCAATAGATTACCTGTCCATAGATTTTATATTAGGTCTTCCTTTACCATTTATGACTCTAATGTTTCCAGTTGATAGCCCAGATCCAGAACCCCCTCCACCCCCGCCTCCTTCTTGAGGGGGATTCCCTAGTCCAAAAGCTCTCCAAGCCGCAGGAAGATTAGTAGCAGTATTCATTGCTAAAGATCTAGTAGGATCAAACGGTGGCCAACTTAGCCCAGCAAAATTAGTTGGTTTAGCACTAAGATAAAATGAGTTAGTTATAGTAGTGTAAGAAGTATCTAAAACGCTGTTCGTGTGCCAAACTTGACCACTACCACTTATGCTATCATTAGTTCTGTAAGTCCAGCAGCCCCAACGAATTGTATTTGTCCATACATAAGGATCATAATTTGCACTGGTATTGCCTAAACTTTCATAGCCCAACTTCCAAATTGTTGCAGTTCCTTCTGAAAAAGATTCGCCTAATATGTATTCATAATTGCTTTCGTTGACACCGGGAGCACCACCTGCAACTTCGCCAAGAAACACCCAATTGCGGTTGTTTCTTTCAATGTCGTAAGTCCAAGCTTGTTGGGCGGGCGAACCTCTATCAACCTGAAGAACTCTATTGCGTAAGCTTACAAAACTATCTGAAGTTCCAAAGTATTCGTCTGCCCTTGTTCTGCCAGCAAGCCAATTGCCTTCAATAAGGTTTAAAGTAGGGTGAGGTCCGTGCATCAATACTGCAAAGCGGCGAGGAGGATCAGTGTTTGCGTCCCACCAGATATTAGTAGTATAATTATAAGAAAATACATTACCAGAAGCAGCACCTTCAAAAGATATCGCCATAGTAACCTTTTCTATCCAATTATCTGTAATTAAACCTGCGGAGCAGTGCGGACCAAGAAACCCACCATAGGCACGTTCGCTAGTATACTGCGCGTCATTATCATTTCCTACCGGAATACCTCCTTCAATATGGTTTGCTGAAATTGTTGGCCACAAAGCTCCATAAACCCAATATGCTCTAGATTTTATACCTCTTATATGGCACCTAGTAACCCAACATTCTATGGCTCCTTGCCATTGAGTATTATGATCTATGGTTAAAGAGCTATTAGCGATAGTTACATCTTCCACTCCAGCCCTGTGAACTAATCCAGTTATTTTCGCTGACTGAGGGGAATTACTATAGCTACTATAAAAAGGAGGATCTATTTGAAATACAGTAGTAGATACAATATTTGTAATTTTAGATACTTGACCATTAGGGCGGTTTCCTACCGCCGCTGGTCTTCCGCAGTAATTACAATCTCCAAGTGTCCCTCTATTCCTGATAGGCTTTAAATTAGAAGTATTAGTAACTTGATCTATTATGACATAATCGCCTGCGCTGTAACCATGAGCCACGGAAGAGGTTGCATTCACGCTACCTTTTACTGGAGTGACTAAATCTCTTATTGGTCCACTATCCCAATGGTAGCTATAACCATTATCAAACATTACTATTGTATTTCCTGAAAAAGTAGGAGCATTAGTCAATATAGTTACTCCCATGCCAGCCCCTCTTAAAGTCACGCCATCTTTACTCATCTCTATACTAGCAGAAAGAGAGTAAACTCCAGCAGATAAAAGGACTACTTGGTTCGATGGACACGCAGCTATAGCAGCATTAATTGTTGCTGCTGAAGCACCAGATACTATTGTGGTATAAATCGTTTGACGATCTGGAATGCCCCCTCTAACCCCCGGATTCCATTCTATAATTCTTTCATCTGGAATTATGGGCGAAAAGTTCTGAGATAGAGCATTAAAACAAAATGCTAATATAAATAAAATTGAAAATATTTTTTTCATGGTGCTGACGTGGAATCTCCTACTTGAATTTTATCGTAGATTAATTCCATAATACCTGTAAAGTCTACCCAGCCTATAGCCAGCCAGTTAGCATTTGCTGTTCCTGTTCCAGTGCTTAAGCTAGTAAAATTATTTCCAGAAGTGGGACGAGAGCCATCTGTAGAGAAACATACTGAAGCAACTCCATTTGCCCCGCTACCCGCAACGTATCTAATATAAACATGATAAGTGGTTCCATCAGACATTGTTCCAACAGTAGCAGACGAAGAGGTCGCCCCATGTCTTACTTTCAGTGCCCCGCCAGATGTCAATAAAACATCTGCAATCCTACTTTGAGAAGAGTTCCATATTTCTAGCATTTTGGCGTCTCCAGAATTAGGTGTGCTAACTGGTCTTATCATGAAATAAAACCATCTTTCTGATCCAGCAGTAAAAGTATTGTATATGAAACTAGAAGCATCACTTGCAGTTAATATTCTTAAAGATTGGCTACCATCTAGAACCGTAGTAGTATAGTCTTCATTAACTGTTCCTCCTCCAAGGGATTCAGTCCACGCAGGGGAAGTAGTTGAATATCCTGTTCCTTCAAAAGTTTCGTTTAAAAGAGTAGAAGTAAGTCCTCCGCTACCTCCCCCACCACCACCGCTAGACACTTTATATTTTAATATAGATGAAATAAATGAAACGTTCCTAACCCCAACTGAATAAGAAGGCGTAAAAGAAAAAAGAATGAATAATATGATTAAATATTTTTTCATTTCCATTCAGAAATAGTTGTATAAACGTTCGTTCCTTCTGCGTCTAAAGTTAATATATAAGTTATCGAATTCGTAAGAGTAGACCAAATAGGAGAGTTGACGTTTGTATAAAAATAAGTTGCAAAACTAGGTCCACCTAAAGTAGGATAAACTACAGTTCTGTTTACAAGTTGAGGTTTTATATATATAACTTTTGTTTTGCTTGTGCCAGCCTGCAAACCAGTTACATTCGTTATACTTATGTTATTAGTAAGATACCAAGTCTCTGTTGGGACTTCCAAGTTTACTGTTAAATTACTGTTTACAGTGCTATTCGTGGCAACGTTTATAGTCGTTAAATTTTGATATATTTCCTGATGTGAATCTATCCAAAAAGTAGTTCCATTATATCTCATTGTGAACCAATTAGTTGACGGAGCCGCAGACATAAATGGAGTCGTAAAATTAGGCCCATTTGTAGGGAAATAAGCTATAGTAGAGTTGGTATTAACTACCTCTAAAACTATCGAGGCATAAGTTGATCCCGAACTTGGAACATTCGTCCAAGAAATAGAGAAATCATTACTCGGAGTAGCTCGGTAGTAATTCGTATTCCAACTGAGTAATACGTTTGTCGTATTGCCCAAATCAACCTGAGAATTTCTAAGTGCCGTTGGGACTAATTTTCTAGTAGAAGAATCGTATATTACAGTATTATATGTTGCCGCAAAAATAGAATTAAGCGTCAAAAAAAACAAGCAAATTATTAATATTTTTTTCATTAAGAAACGTCCTCAATTACAGCGAAAATAAAATTATTTCCGGGTGGAAAAGTCATTTGGTTAGAGTCAGGAAAAGTTACCAAAAACTCACCTTCATAAAAACCTTTTACAGATGTATCTCCAGAAACCCATGAATATTGGGCTATTCCCTGAGATGCGTCATAAACAGAGCCAGTCCTAGTAATTATATCTCCAGAAGGGCGCAATTTATAATTAAAATTGACCAAGCAACCAGAGAGGTTAATGTTCTCTTCATTAGAGTCCTGTAGTTGAACTCTTAATACAGGGAGCACGTCCCCCTTTTTTAAATAAAAATCTATCATAAAATATTTTACACTTATAACTTCCTAATAACTGTCCTGCTATCCGAATACGGACTCTTTATGGTTATAAAATTACCAGCATTTTTAATCTTTGGATTTAAATTCGCATTAGAGTTTTTTATAATTATAGAACTTGAAGGAGCGACAAAAATCCTTGCTCTTGCAGACTGATGAACAGAAGAATAAGGTGCAGAACCAATAAGAGCTTTACCTGAAATGCTCTTGTCCAAAGATTTTCTAATTCTTGCAATCGCATTAATATATTTCTGAGCAACTAATGAAACTCTAGCTCTAGCAAGTATATTTTTGAAATTAGCATTCGCGATACTAGAAACAGCAAATTGATTTCTAAATACAGATCTAGATACTCTAGCAATAGAATTAATATTTTTCTGCGAAGAAATTTTAATCCTTGCGATTGCTAACTGATTCTTTAAGTAAAGAACTGATATAGAAGCCCTTGAAGACTGATTATAAGAGCTTGTTCTTGTTACTCTTGCTAACGATTGCTGGTTTTTAGCCAACGTAGCCGCAATCCTAGCTCTACCAGAGATAGACTGAACCTGTAACGCGCTTCCAATTCTAGCAATACCAGATATATTTAAGCTATTCGTTTTACGTATCCTAGATATAGCCTGAATATTTTGAGCAGAAGATATATAAATAGAGCTTCTTGCGCTAATATTCTGAGAATAAGTTCTAGAAATTCTTGATACAGCATTTAAATTCTTCTGAGCCGAAGAAGTTATTCTTGCTCTAGCTGTAATTGAGTTTTGCTGTAATGCTGAACCGATTCGAGATACAGCAGAAATATTGTAACCTAAAGATTTAGATAACCTAGAGATAGCCTGAATATTATAGCTATTTGTTTTTGATACTCTGGATAAAGCAGATTGATTTTTATCAAAAGTTCTCTTTACTCTTGATAAAGCCTGAATATTTTGCTGTCTTACAGCAGTAATGCGCGAAACAGAGCTTATATTAGCCGTATTCTGCTTTTGTATCCTAGATACAGAAGAGATATTTCTATTATATGTAGCTTTAACTCTCGATACGCCACTTATGCTATAACTAGAGCTATTTTTAATTCTAGCTATACCTTGTTGGTTTTTCGAGGCAGAAGGATTGCCGATATAAGCTCTACCAGAAATACTAGAGAACCCAATGCTGTCTTGAGAAACTCTTAATGTTACCGTATCTCCCTCTAGGACAAGATAAATTCTATGATACGTTCCATCATCGGGGCAATATAGTATTACGTCATTTCTATAGGGGCTTGAAGTCTCCGTTTGATTTATAGAAACGAATACATTATTAGAGTCTGATTCGTCCGCGAAAACATTGTAAGCTTTAGCGGAATCTTGGCAGAACAAGTTCCAGTTTAAAGCCGCAGAAGGAGGATTAGACTGATATTGGTCTATGTTTAATGTATAAACTCCATCCTGAGTTCTTAATCTTAGGGCATACCAGTTACTAGAATTTCCTAAAATTAAAACATCTGTGGAGTCCGCATTTTTAATTACTCTTGCTACCGACTGCTGATAAACGGAGCTAGGAGTTCCACTCGAAATATATGCTCTGGCCTGCTGAGTCTTATTAACTTGACCTCTTATGTTAGAAGTTCCAGAAATACTTCTGTCTATAGCTGCTGTTCCAATCCTAGCGACAGCCTGAATGCTCTTTATAGCTGGGGCTTTAACATTCGCTAAAGACTGAATATTTTTGCTATAAGAAACTTTTATTCTAGATATAGAGCTTTGATTTTTGCTGCTCGTTAAAGATATCCTAGATATAGCCTGTTGGAATTTTAAGCTGGAATTGGATATTCTTGCTCTTCCTTGAATATTATTCTGTTTTGCGGAAGTTATTCTTGAAACAGATTGAATATTATAATTAGAAGCTTTCGATAATCTAGATATAGCAGATTGATTTTTCGAGAACGAAGCAGAAATTCTAGCAATCGACTGCTGATTCTTGGATATAGATATTTTTATCCTAGAAATGGCTTGAATACTATACAGCCTAGAATTGGCGACACGCGCCAAAGCCTGTATATTATTATTACCTTTAGTCGCTGTTATTCTGGCTATACCTTGCTGATTTTTGGAAACAGAAGAGGTTATTCTAGAAACGGACTGAATATTATAAAGCTTAGAATTAACAACTCTCGATATAGATTGTATGTTGTTATTATTCTTTGTGGCTGTTATTCTGGATAGAGCCTGCTGATTCTTTTGAGTAGAAATGAATATTCTAGAAACAGATTGGATATTATAAAATCTAGCATTGACTATTCTTGCCGTGCTCTGGATGAAATAGTTTTTACCAGAAGTAATTCTTGATATCGCTTGTTGATTTTTATTTAGTGAATTTCTAACGGAAGAAATAGACTGAATAAATTTTTGGCCAGACGCAGTAATCTTAGCGACAGAAGATATATTCTTGAATAAACTATTACTAATTCTAGCTCTTGCTTGCTGGAAATTATTAGTTTTAGCAGACGTTATTCTTGAGACTGCACTTAAATTATAATTACGACCAACGGAAATCCTAGAAATACCCTGTTGGTTCTTCTGAAAACTATTAGATATCTTAGCGATACCCTGAATACTTTTATTATTAGATACTGTTATCCTTGATCTTCCAGATATAGAATAATCTAAAGTTTTCGAAACCCTAGCCAAAGATTGCTGGTTCTTCTGATTGGCTATGTAAATTCTAGATATCGACTGGATATTTTTCGCTGAAGAATTTGACAGTCTAGATACAGAAGAAATATTATACTGACTACTTCTACTTACTCTAGAAATAGCCTGTATATTATAAAATTTAGATAAAGATATTCTTGATATCGCCTGCTGATTTATAAAAGAAGATTTATAAATTCTGGCAACAGACTGTATATTTTTGGATACACTTGACTGAATTCTAGCTTTAGCTTGCTGATCCGCAGAGTCTACAACTTTAATTCTAGATACTGCTTGAATATATTCTAGGTTAAAATTAGAAATTCTAGATATAGCCTGAATGTTTTTCTGGGTAGACTGTAAAATACTAGACTTACCTTGTATATAATAATTGGAAGTAGAACTTCCTCCCCCGCCACCAGAAGGCGCATTACCAGTAAAAGGATTTAAAGCAACGGCATGTAAAAGAGCATTTGATGCCGCCATTTCAACGCTAATGTAGCCGCTTGTAAAAATGTCTCTTTCATCTAAACCATCGTTTGTAGTGCTAAACGCTGCGTTTGGCTGAGTATTATAAACAGTTAAAGTTCCAGAGGTTCCAGATCCACCAACATCATTTGCGTATGTAAAGTTTACCGCAAATCTTTGGCTGGGACTACCAGTGACAAGAAAATCATACCTTGGTGAAGCTTTATATCCTGAAAATTTAGATCCAGTTGGACTTGTTAAATTAACTCCAGAATATTCTATTAAACCGGCAGCTAAAGTAATTGTATCGAAAGCCCCGCCAGTGCTTTGAATTCTTACTGTAAATGGATTATTACCAGTTCTGGGATTTAAAAGATAATATTGGTGAGCGTGATTCCAAAATGGATCAATCGTCTTACCTATCTCCGTAAAAACTTGATCTCCCCAACAAACACCAGAAATTCCAGAAGGATTAATGCCAGTTGTTACATTACTTTGATTATATGTAATGTTAGCTATTAATATTGTATTATTATTCGAGTAAGAAGTAAACCCAGAATAAGAAACTACGTATCCGCTACTTGAGGGATCGAAAATAGATCTTTCTCCTTTGCCGGATATTAAGGCAATTGTAGTTGGCCTGTATAAAGATGCTACGCTAGATTGATTTCTACTATTTTGCCTAGTAATTCTAGAAATACCCGAATTACGACCATAGCCCCAAGTCGTAATAGGGTTAGAGAAACCAAGCCAAGGGTTGCCCGTTTGAGTTCCAGACTCTATATAAGGCAAATCTCCAGATTGTGCATTGTAACCAAATCTATGCGTCGCCGTTCTAGATGTCGCCAACGCTTCGTAGGCTATAAAACCAACTTCAACAACTAATCTATCACCACCAGAAACGTTAATATTTCCGCTGACTCCAGTATAAGGAGGGAAAAATCTTCCGCTTAAAGTAGGGGATAGAGGAAACTCCTGAGATGTTCCAGAATTGGGAAATCCAGAATAAATTACGGCTCTTAAAGCGTTAGTAGGAGTAACAGCTTTAATAAGTATAGCATACTGCTGGTTAGCTAATAAGTTATTCTCGGAAACTTGAATGATACCGCTAATAAAACCGCTAATAGACTGCGTGGCTAATTCATCAGAAACGTATTGGCGAGTAAGAACCCTATAAGGGGTTGTAGCGATTGCTTTTGTGCTTAACTTTCCAGTAAAAGCATGGTTAACTGGATTTATGCTGAGGTATCTTTTATCCGCTTCAGTAGTTCTATTCCAGCCGCTCTCGTAATTAATGTTCGTTACGGGCGCATTACCAGACTGAATAAAATAAAAACGATATGGCATAAAAACTTAACCATATCTCTACTTTTATATTGTATTATAACTAAGAGATATTGTATTATCTCTATTTATTACACTTATTCTAGCTCAATAACATATTGCACATTATTGCCATGAATATCTAACGCTTGCCAACCTAACTTAAATGTGACTTCTTTATGTAGCGGCTCTAAACCTTGAGTAAAATTCAAAACATTTCTTCTGAAATAGATAATTCTTCTATTGGTAAAAAAATGCTCGGAATTGTGGATGTTAAATTTTACTCCATTAACTTCAAAATGCCCATCATTTAAATCTACTAAATAATCATTAACTCCGTCCGCCAAGCAAAACAACTCTAATTGATTACCGTTTTCCTCTTCTTTTAAAACGTCGTAAAATGAAGATTTTAATGGATCTATGGAAGAAATGTCGTCGGGCTGTTGTTGCAAAATTTTACCGTCTTTAAATCTGGCTGCAAATAGATATTTTAGCATATTAGTATATTAATTCCTATTTCTTATAAAAAATAAAACCCATATAATAAATTATATGAGTTTTGTTGAATTTATCTAGTTAATTTTCGTCTTATCTCAAATCAGTTTTCATCAAATCTGAGAGATAGCGTAATTATTGCAGAATCGCCGGGGGGTGCAGCAGCAGAAGTCTTTAACTGAGTTACCAAATAACTCGTATAACCAGTAGAAGGCAATGTAGTTGCAGCCGCTCTAGCATTTTCAGGACCAGTAGTTCCAAAGAAAACAGGAACGCCAGTAGTTAGAAGACCCGTAAGAGTCAAATCAACAGCAGTTCCAGCCAATGCAGTAGTGGCAGGAGTTGTGTAGCCCGAAATACCAGTATAAACTAACGTGAATCCGGGTTGAGTAAAGTCACCAGTAGTATGTTGGAATAAGCAATTGCTAATCTGGTTGAAAGTTCCCGAGAAAACTCCAAACTGATATTTTGGATAGCTATTACTTCCAGCCGAAATCGGAGAAGAAGAGTAAACAGTGTTTACGTCATCTGTATTCTTCCAATTTGCTTGAGAAACGTTGAAAGTTCTAGTAGTCCCCTTTGAGGCTCCGCTCAAAGATGCTACGGCAGTTCCATTGTCTTCCGCCCAAAAAAATGTACTAGCCAAGATAGACCTCCAGTTTTAATTGTTTGAAATTTTTCATATATTAAATTAATTCAATAAGATTTACACCAAAATATTTAAATAGTCTTTAAGGTTTTAAAAAAAAACGACTTACGTTTTTGCGTAAGTCGCTTGTTATTTTATCTCTTGATATTAGACAATCAAGCCGCAAACGCCACGGGCGTCAACGCAAACTCTACCTTCTTCAAGGGCACCGTAAGTTCCGATCTTTTCAGAACGGGAAACCCACTGGTCGTCAGGAACCACGCTGAACGTAGAACCAGAGTCAGCATTTTGAGCGATAGGACGAATAAACGCTTCTCTGCTCAAGTCGAAACCAATCAAGATTTCATCGTTTGAAGCACTGAAGGTAGCACCGTCATAGTTAGTTGAACCTGCGAATTCCGAGAAGAGAACGTTATACTTCTTACCTGCGCCAAGTTCTAGCAAGTCCGTTATAGAAACTCCATAGATTTCAGAGCTACCAGCAGAGTTGAAGATATTCTCACGAATAGCGTCAGGAAGAGGAATAGAAGTCGTGCCAGATCCAGCCTGACGAGTATTCATCGGGTTGAATGCGAAGTTACGAATCTGTTCTTTAACTTCTGGGCTAACAAATAAGTCAGTAAGACCTTCCGTGTCAACTCCAGTTGCGGTTCCACCGTTGAAAGCGGCGTTAATTCTGCGAAGCTTAGTGATAAGCTTGCTCAAATCAGGAACAATAAACACGTCGTCTGTTCCAGACTGATAAACGTGCTGTAACCCCTGAGTGCTCGCTTCGGCAAGAGCCTTAAGAACAACCGCCCAAGCATTACGCTCCTGTTTAATAAGGATTTCCTGAGCCATTCTCTCCGTTGCTTTAGCAACAACATCCAAGCGCGAACGTCTAGCATATTTCTTCATGAAAGAAATCGCTGAGTCGAGACGGTATGTGGAGATTTTCATCTCTTTCACGCCTTCAACTTGGTTCGTAGGAAGACCACCAGCTTGAGATTGCGCCCAAGTGCTAATCGTTCCAACGCTTTCGTCGTAGTATAAGTCAAGCGGAATGCTCGGACTATCATCTTCGTTATATGGCTTGTCAGAGTAAACTCTTGAAGCTGTTCCAGCAGAATTGATAACTTGCTGAATCACGGGACCGATGAAACCGGCGAAAATAGAAACAGCCTCATTAGAAACCGTTTGATCCTTAGATCCCATCGCCTTAATTAGCTCAATCTGGTCTGGTGTATTTTTGAATTGAATCTTCATATTTTTTAATTTTTTATCTTTCGATTATTATGATTAGAGAGTGTTGATCTTGATAAGGACTAAACCGTTTGCACTCTTCGGTCCAAGAGCAATACCGACCTTGTTAGCTTGAGGAAGCGCAGTAGCACCTGCTCCAGTAGTATGGACAGTAAGTTCTCCGTTAGTAGTAGCGTAAAGGTTTGCACCCGGAGTAACAACTCCGTTAACTCCGCTGTATAAGAATACACCGCGAGTAACAACAGGAACAGCCTGTCCGCTTAGAGCAACCTGCATTTCTGCGGCTTTTCTTGGGTTATAAATGAGCTTCTCTCCGTTTTCGTCGAACTCTCTCACGTCAAAGAGGGTCATACCGATAGCGGTGTCGCCCGTTGCAGTTGCGGTAACAGCAGGACGAACTCCGTAACGCAATGAAACTACGTTAGTATAACTTGAAGCAAATGGATCTGCGGAATGGACTTCTCCATCGCTTGTCCAGCCAGTTACAATCTTGACGAATGTTCCTTTGTTAACGTTATCGCTACCGCTGTAACGATATAAGTTAATTACATCGTGTTCATCGTAGTCTCTGAATGGTCTTAGGTTTGGCATAATTTTATTTTATAAATTTTTTAGTATTTTTTATTTATTAGCGTTTTTTGATTAAAACATTTTCAGGGGCAAACGCTTTGGCCCATCTGTCTTTTTGAGAATCTTCCTTTGAAGGAGTCGCCGGAACGGAAGGAGTTTGAACCTTCGCACTTGCAACGGCATCAGCAACAACTTGCTCTTCTTGAGCTTTTTGTTCTGAAGCTACGACAGTAGAGGCGCAGGCTTCGTCGCCTTTCTTATCCATCGGCTTTTGGCCCTTCGGCATTTTCTTCTTATTCTTCAGGAAAGTCTGAGCATTCTTTTTAAATGCAGCATAAGACTCATCTGTTTTTAAATTTTTAATCTCGGAAGCAAGAGCAGAACGATCTTCGTCATCTAAGTTATAATCAGCGTCAAATTCGCTCATTCTAGCAGAGAAGATTTCTTCACTCTTTTTCTCTTCGATAGCTTTTTGAATCTTATCAACTTCAGCTTTTAGGGTTTCAATCTCCTTATTTGCTTTAGCAAGAGTTTCATTAAGTGTGTTAACTTCTTCTTTGTGGGCTTTTAAAAGATTTTCTTTTGCTTCTTTTTCTTTTAAGAACTCGTCGTTAGCTTTCTTAATTTCTTCAGAAACGAAATCCGTAATTGCAGAAGCTTCAATTACTTTAATGGATTCAGCGTTTATGTCTTTTAAGCTGGTAATTTTCATATTTATCTTATTCTCTTTTACATTAGTTATTTTAACTTGTGAAATATTATTTGATATATTTTCGCTCGCGGCAACCTGTAGCGAAGCGTTTTCCGTATCTATCTCCTCTTCTTTAGTCTCTTCTTCGCAAGCGACGCCTTGAACATCTGCTGCGGGAGATTCTGTAAGTCCAATGCCAATGGCTAAAACTCCTTCAGTAGGACAACGATATAAATTTTCTTCTCCAATTTTACCTTTTCCGCCAAAAGCAGTTAAATTAGCTTTTATTTTAGTAACTTCTTCTTTGTCGTTAATCACTCTTCCGTCTTCGGAATTTTTGCTATCTCCTTCTATTGCAAGAATAGAAAAATCTTTATAACCCAATTCCCAAGAAGCACTTACTTTCAAATAGTTTTGGGATTCTGGGTCAGCACAGTCTTCAATTAAATCAGCGAGTTCATCAGAAACATTTCTCCATATAACTCCTCCCAAAGTAATATTAAATGGAGAAGTCATATCTTTAACTTGCTCTAATGTTAAAGGCTTTTCTGTTCCAAACTCGGAAAAGCCCGCAGAAACAATGCATCCAACTACTTTCTTCTGATTGTGATCTAAGTTAATCGGCTTATTAATGAAAGTATCATAAATATTTAAAGCCGTAGAAGTAAGTATTACGTCTTTGTTCTTGTTAACTCTATTAACAACACATGCGCTAAAAGATATAGGAAGAAGATCGTAATTCTTTTCAGAATCAACGTCAGGCAAAAACTTCTTAAGCTGATCAATTGAAGCCAAGGAAAGATATTTGTCTTTTTCAGCCGAAACTATAGGTTTAACAGTTAGCGAGCCGAAAATAGACTTATATTCTAATTCTTTTCTCTTTTTCATTTCTTTTTAATGTAAGCCGCGTTAAGAACTTTGTTTTTAGGGTTGGCAGAAGAAGCGGAAATATAAATAGAAGGAACTTCTACTTCGTAATCATCTTCCATTCCACAGGCTTTTAAAGCCTTCATCATTTGGCTTGATGATTTAATTTTAGGTAAGTGACCTTTTCCATGATCGTAAGTATATTTATAAAAATCTTCAGTTATGTAATTTATTCTTGAATGAATATTGCTCATCGCATACATTAGATCTTCCATCATGACCTTCATTTTGTCGGAAGAAGTATAATCATCAGCACTAACTGTCTTTAATTTACTTTCTATTGTGGCAAAACTTTTTGAAAGTTCTTCAATTTTTTCTTTCATAAATCTAAGAAATGTTACACTTAATAAAACTAACTTATCATCTTTTTGATGATTTCTTGGTTTTCTGGAGACTGATTTATTTTATGAGAGGTATGAAATAAGTCCAAAATCTTTTCTTTCATTTCAGGATCTTCTATTTCTTCTTCTATTCTCTTTTTAAATTCCTGCCCACCATGCAGCATTTGAGTGGCTAATTCAGCAGTTTTCTTTCCTAAGCCAAAAACTCCTCCAGATATTACTTTAGATCCTACGGAAACGACTGCTCCCGCTGCTGGATTTAAAACGCTTAATACTTTTAAAGCTATCCAAACAAATGCTAGTATAATAGCTATTACAATAAATTGAGTAAAATACCCTATTTGAATGGCCCCCGTTCCTTCTATTTTTTTGCCTGCATTTTTATCGTTATCCTCCCTAAAATCTTCAAGCTTAGAATCTAATTTCGCATCTAGTCTATCTAGTTTAGCTTTAAGTAATTCAGCCTCTTGTCTCCAAGGATCTACGGGTTTACCTAAACTTCCGGCTAGAGAATTAGCCACAGATTCGGCCTCTATTGCCGGTTTTAAAACATTAGTTGGAGAATCTGATCTAACAGCCTCTATAACTGTCTCTTTAGTTTTTCTGGCAACGTAATCGGCGGCTTCTTTTTGAATTTCTTTATGTTGAATAGTAGCTTCTGGAACTTTCTCAACTTTATCCTGCATAAATTCTACTTTTTTGGGGAATAATGAGCACCCATTCAAAACCATAAACAGGGGTAATACTAATAATATTTTTTTCATAAATTAAATAGGTTCAAATTTAGCGTAAACTCTTGTAGGCATAGTTGGGAAATAATTACCTTCAAACATATTATCTGCGTCAAATAGATTCCATATTCCATACGTAGAACCATCCGATATAATGGTATCATTTGTATCATAATGATCTGTATTAGCGAAAACAGTTTTAGAACTAATAGATCCAGTGTCCATATAAGAAACTGAACATGTTTTAATAGACGATACTGGAAGTCTACCGGCTATATTACCTTTATCCCCCTGAACACTTGGATCGTATCCTGTGCCCTGATTACAAGAAAGAATACTTATGTAATTAGAGCTAGAAAACGGTCTATTAAAAATGATTTGATGATGGAAACTATTTATTTCTAATTCATTTAATGAAGCGGTATTACTATGTTTCTTGCCCCTAACTGGAACAATTCCGCTAATATTATTTAACCATCCAGATTTATAATGCACTAAAATGTAAGGAACCCAACCACTTGAAGTTCCCGCTACACTAGGTCTTGGCATTGGAAGTCCAGTTGGGTTTAAATAAAGTAATTTACGATTACTAAGGTTATCGTTTATAGAATTAACAGTAAAAAATCCATTGTAAGATTTATCCAAACGATTTTGTTGAGTATTTGTTGCTGCGGCCGAATCTAAAATACCAGACACGTAAACAATGTCTCCAGCCTCAAAAACAGAAGTATCCCATTTCACAGACCTACTATCAATAGGATCTTTGAGGATAAAAACAATTTTATTTACTCCCACACCTGAATCCATGTATATTCCATCTGTAACCCCTACTTTAACCTGCGGATCAAACATGCATTTTTTCTGCGTATCGTCCTGAATGCCATTCGGGAACAAAGCAGTTCCGCTAACATTTAAATTTCCATGAACAACCAAGTGCCCACTTACAAATCCACTACCCTGAATGTGAGTGGCATTATTTATTCCATAGCCCAAAAATGTTTTGCCACTTACAAATAGTTGATCTCCAACATTAAGCCCAGATCTTATAAATCCACTTTGATTAGCGAGCAAATGACCGCTAATTACAACATTTCCAGTTACGTCTATACCTCCAGAAACTTCAATTTTTCTGTTAAAAACTGTTTTACCAACTAAAGTAATATTATCGTTTTGGCTGTTGCCTAAATATGTATCGCCGCTGACTCTTAAGTCGCCAACAACTCCCAAGTTAGAACCGACGTTTACGGTACTTTGAAATAAAGCAGGGGCACTAAATGTTGAAGCGGCGTTTACCGTAAGAGTATTCGTTGAGGATTGCCCTAAAACAGTATCTCCGCTTGCCCCAAGTATTTTTTGGGAAGCTATGTTACCAGCAATATATAAATTGTCATTTCCGGTTATTAATCCTAAAGATTTAATCCCACTATTAAAAATACCAGTATGATCAACAGTAGTAAGTCCATTAAAGTAAAATGTATTTGGTCTACCTGCTGTTCCAAATTTTCCAGAACCAGTTATATCTATATTTCCGGTTACTTTAACGTTACCTACATTACCTAAATCCCCATAATTATAAGTATTACCAACAATTTTTAAATTACCTGAAACTTGGGTAATAGAATTAATATCTTTACCTAAATTAACATTGCCGCTTACTCCCAACCCTCCAGTTACTTGTATATTTCCAGAAATATTTAAATTTCCGCTTTGATTAAGGTTTCCAATTATAGTAACAGAATTACTAGAAGATTTACCAAATTTCGCATTTCCAGAACCTAAAATATCTCCAGTAACAAGTACTCTTCCAGATATTAATACGTCTCCACTATAATTAAATGTTCTATTTAGGCCGGGATCATTAGAAAAAAGCTCTTTAACTTGTCTTAAGGTAGCTTTATAAGTATTAGAGCCTTGAACTAGAGCTATTGAGTCTCCAGATTGCAAAGCCGCTAACGATGGTAAATTTGAAATTGTCTTCATACCTTATGCCTATATATTTTACACGTTAAAATACTTGTGGGCCATAAAGAATAGGTTCGGTAAGTAAAATATGTCCGTCTTCTGTAGTTAATTGCTCGGAATTGTCTCCACTTACTATCTCAGATTGGACGTATATTGTATCAACAACACTACCTCCAATTTGGCTCATTCCTTCTCCGTATACGGAAGCATTATTAGCTACAGCTTGTCCGCTGACTATATAATTATTTAAAATTCCACTAAGAAATAGTCCTTTTCCAAAATTGTCTGGGTCTATTTCAGTATAGAAATTTAATTTTACAGTTTTCTTACTTCTTATATCTGATGAGAAATCTACAGAATTTAATTTAAGGTTCTTAATATCAAAAGCTAACGCTGTTTCCTGTCCAGCATAGATTTCTGATAATGAATTTTTTATTTTAATATTCGCATCATAAGAATAGTCTAAGTATCTAAGTCTATTTAAAGAACCGTGTGCCCCAAAACCAGATACTTCTGCTTCTGGTGCGCCCGTATAGGTTTGATCTATTTGAATAATTATATATCCAAACTCTACGACTAATCTTATATTATGGAATGTCCCGTCTGTAGCTTGAACGACTTTATAATCAGATCCGGTTTCTCCACTCGGGGTTTGTTCTACTTCAAAAAATATTCCATCAGGCTGAGTAGTTAAATAAACCTTATATTTTTGCCCATCATCAGGACAGTTTATTATCCAATAATCTTCTGTGCCGTAAGCTGGCTCAGAACTCGTTTGATCTATGTCAAAAATATATTCCGCGCCATTAAAATAAAGTCTAAAAGCATAATATAGCCCATCTGTAGATTTAAGCCAACTGTTCGCGTAAGATATGGAAGTGAATTGATAGCTGCCAACAAGCAAGTCTCCAACTATAGCTTCTAGAGAAAGATTTACTGGTATTGGATAATTAGGTGGCCTGTCAACAGGATGTTTTTTGCCCAAGAATTGAAGCTTTTCTCTTGGAATACTTATATCTATTGAGTAATTTTGCAGCTTACAGTCTTTAAAATTAAAACCCATGTCAGGAAGAGTGGGATCATAGCCTATTCCAGTTAGAGAGAATGTTATGTCTCCGGGTTTCAGAGCCGAAGGTATTTTATCCTGATAATGTCTAGGTATTGAAACTCTGTAGTTAGAGTATTGACCTGATTTTAAATTTTGACTAAGAATTGGAACATGTAATCCACTTCCACTTATGAAATAAACTAAATCATCTGCAACAAATTTAGTTCTTACCATTGGGAAGTCACCTACCGTAGCATTATAAGATATATTTGTCAGGTAAGAATTGACGAAAGCAACTATTTCGTAGTTAAAAGAATAAGGATCTACAAAATCTTTAAGCCCATAGCCGCTAACCCCAGAAGCAAAAGTAGGAAGATAATAAGAATGGCCATCTTGCCCAGATTTATTTATGGCTATATAAAAATTCCTTCTATCCTTGTCCCTGTTTAAATCTAAATAACCAGAAAAGATACATTCTCCCGTAGGGTAAATAGCCTCACTTCCGCTTAGATTATAATTTGGGTTCATCCCCATTTTAGCTTCATTCGAAACGCTAAACTGATAATAATCGAATTCGAAAGAGACATCTGGATGCCTATTTAAATTGCTATTTATAGATGATTTTGTTCCTAATTCGTAAATATTGCTTCTATTTAAGTCATAGCCGTAATTAAATGACTGTATTCTATATAATCGTTGCAGTAGGTGCGCTTCAGGAAGTAGAACTGCCTGAGAGTCGCTATGCGGTCCAACATAAACGTTTTGGACATTGTATAGAATTTGATTAGACATTTTTACTATGATATAATAATGTAGCTAAAAATTCATCTATATCATGCTCGCATCTTATGTCATCGATTTGCTTGCATGTCTCTTCGTTTTTATCAGGCAAATTTTTAATATAACTAGCTATAACTTTTTCATCATTCCATTTTTCAGGAGATTCATTAATCCTGACAATAGAGCATAACTCGTCAACTAATAACCTTTGATTTTCATTTATGTCTTTCACTCCATAAATGCTTTTGACTTTTTCCTCCGTTAACTGCTCTAACTTAGAAGATACGGCCATTATATCTTTAATTTTACTTAAACTATAAGATGTAAACGCCGATTCGGATGCGCCAACTTTACCCGGTTTCTTAGGGGAAGATGTTCCAGAAGGTCTTCCTTTTGGGGCGGCTGGATTGGCGGGTTGCTTATAAATATTTGGATTTTCAGCAATATGTTTAAGCTCCCTAGAGTGCTTCTTATCATCCAAAGCCATCTTATCTTTTTCAAGAGACTGCTGGCTTTTAAGAGAATCCTCCTGCATTTTCTTTTGAGAAAACGGACCACCAACAATAGGTTCATAGAACCCTTTATCTTTATGGGATCTAAATTCTTTCTGGTTTTCTAACGACTCTTCTTTTGAGGGTAATCTTCCTTCCTCAATACAATCCAGTGTCTCTGAGGGTGTTAGGATTCCTAATTCTGCAAGTCTTGTATAAATTTTCGCATACTCAAGGCTATCTTTAAGTTCGATATCTTCAAAATATGGAGTAGGATAATTCTTAAGCCCTAATTCTTTAGATATTCTGATAATTTCAGGCAATAAGAATTCCTCAATAAAGGATTGTCTCGCCTGTCTAAGCCTTTCCACGAAAACATCTATTTTAACACTTGCATTTGCAAATTTATCTTCTGAATTTATAAGTAGATTGTTTAGACCTTCTCTAATATCTCTATCTACAACAGCATATTTTTTAGGATCTAGAAGACTAGCCACATCTGGAATTACCCATTCTGCTTTAGTAGTATAGTCTGCGACTAATACTCTTGCAACGGATTCGTTCTGGAAAAATCTTTGGATGGCTTCGATATGTTTCTGGTTAACTCCTCCTTTTTCTGGTTCTGCGCCCATTGTTACAAGTAATATTACTTGATTCAATGTTCTCATTACTGCCATGTCCATTTTCTTCATTTCAGTTTTCCAGTTTATGTCCGAAAGGACTGGATATCCCATTGGAACCGAAAAAGGCTCATAGTCTTGCTTCTTATAAAAGATGGCGGAAATTTCATCCTTATCTAAAGGAAGTAATACTTCTAAAGTTGAAGAGTTTTTAATTTTACTTACAATTTCTTTTGGAAGCCTATTTAAAACAGCCTTATCTTCTTCAGTTTTTGGCTTTTTAAGTCTTTCAAGCTCATAGTCAGAAATTCTTTTGTAGTAAATCGCGCTAGCAAAAGATATATTTCCGCCTACTTTAATGTCAGCGGGATTAAGTATTATATATTTAACTGGAATAGTTACTGTTTCAGCTTTAGAAACGGAAAGTCCATAGACTTGATTCATTTTTTTAAGAGCTTCAATCTCTATCTCTCCTATCATCCTGTAAATGAATACGTTTCCAGATCTGTAATACTCCCTAAAGAACTTATCTTGCAAAGAATTTATATTTATCTTAGAAAACAAAGCTTCAAAGAAGTCTCTAGATTTTTTGCTACCATTTTTGAAGAATATTTTACTGGTAGAAAATTCTGTCATTAAATCTATGGTATTTCTAAAGATTGAAAAGTTATAATATGCTTTTTGACATAAAATAACTGCATCCCTAATATCCATATTTGAAGATCCATAGTCAGAAGAGCTATGAGACTTAAATGGAATGATGCCGTTTTCTATATTAGCAAATTCATTACTTCTAGGGAGGATGCCTGCCAAATTCTTTCTTTTTGGCGAATCAGTATTAGCGATAATAACCTCCAGAGGTCCGCCAACCGCTTCCTCTGCATCAGTCAACAACGAAGATATATTACCTTTTGCCTTTCTTTTCATAAAATCTATTTAATTTACACTTTTTATGGTTACTTTATAAAAATTGGAGCAAAACTATAATTAATATCTTCCTGCACCACATTATTCATATTATTATATATCTTCATGCCCCAAACTCCCAACATTAATGTTGTATAGTTATCTTTTCTTGCCCTATTAGGATCTTTACTCTTTTTAAGATGGGATGGAAGCTCAAAAGTAAGGTGGCCTCTAGCTGAGGTTTTAACTTCTATAAGAGCGCACTGCTTTTTTACTGAATGTATTAGCTCATCTTGGTAGTCTATTAATTCCCCAACATCTTTAAAGTCCGTTAACTCCAAAGGAACTCTAGAACTGCTAACTTTTTCGAAAATAGAGCCGTCAGGATTTATTTTTGAGCCAAACCATATCTTTTTATAATCTATAGCTGCCTGTAGGTTCTCATTACCTCTTCTTACAAACTCTACAGAGAAATGCTGTTTAATACAAATTCTTCTAGCTTCCCTGTTATAAGATCTTTTTACCTTTTTCACCATTTCCTCATACTCAACACCTTCCAAGTCAGAGTCCCATTCTTCTATAAATTTTAATTCTATTTTATTCTTAATGGCAACATCGCTATTATTAAAACTTGGAATAAAATTTCCATCTGCTGAGTCTGTAACAATTAAAATAGGATCGAATGCCTCAAGTAAATAATAGAAATAGTCCAAATGGTCCTTTAAGTCGCCACCGGCATTTGCATAGTTGTGAACAACTGTTCCTATTTCTGGATTTTCGTCTATTTCTATGACTGCCATAGCAAAATAATCAGCCGCTTGGCTGTTGCTCAAGTTAGGATCAATTGATAAAATATATTTTTTGTTCTTTTCTCCTATTAGCTTAAGGTGAGGATATTCGCCATCTGGAATCGTGCATTCTTGCATCTTTTTCGCACTGAAATAACCATCACTTCCGTCTGTAAATTGAGCGCAATACTCTCTAAGGAAAGAAGGGTTTTCTAAGCCACCAGACATAGCCTCTTCAATGACTGATTTTTCCACCATGTATGAAGGAATAGCATTAAAAGCAATTTGAGAAACAAAATAGGTAGACTCTCTTTTTTGATCGTCATATATATTTGCCATCCACTCCTTATAAGTTTTATAAAGGTTCTCAAAAGTAAAACTCGCAGAAGAAAGGGCTATCATTTGTGCCGTATTACCAAATACAGTCCTATCTGACTCCTTCATTTCTCCTGACGCTATTAATTCACTTTCTATTTCTATTATCTCCTGTCTTTCTCCGATGTTCTGAGGAGCCACTAAGAAGGGAAGTAAAACGTTTTTAATCATTTCTTCACTTAGTAGCAAAAATTCGTCAAGGATTAGAACATTACATCTAAAACCACGAATCTTTTCTCCGTTTAATGGAATGGCTACAATAGATCCACCATTGACACTCCAAGAAAGCAAGTCATTTCTATGGGCGGGTTCATTACAGAAAGCCTGCGCGAGCAATTTAGCGTTTGGGCTATTAACTATCTTTTCTAGTTCTGTAAAAATATTTCTAGCCGTTCTAAAAGTAGGACCAGCTATGAGTATTTTAGTTCTTGGCTCAAATATACATTTTAAAAAGCAGTATATAGCCGCCATTGTGCTTTTACCGGCACCACGTCCCCATACATTTAAACAGTAGTTCCTATTAAACCAAGCTTTAAGAATTATCTCTTGATATTCTGCCGGTCTAAATCCACTTAGTATTTCAGTGGCAAGTCCCAGATTGTTTCTTAGAAAATTAGCAAGAAAAATTTTAGCATCCTTATCAGAAAGCTCTCCTTTTATCTTCAGAAACTCTTCGTTTTTATCAGGAAGGTTTCTTTTATATTTTTCTGGTTCATACCACATAATTATAACTCTTTCAAATCATATTCTAGTTGTAAATCATATTTTAAATGAAGATTTCCAAAGTATAGAATCTTTTCTACAAGCCTAGACGCCTCGCTTCTACTATCTACAAATAGAAATTGAATATTTTTATTTGACTGCATTAAGGATCTTACGTTATGAAAAACATATTCTTCAGTAACTAAAAGTCTTGGCGAAATTAAATTCCTTTTCTTAAAATTCAAGGCATCGTTAGAAGACTGCTCAACCAAAACGACTAAATAGCAGTTGGCATTTGTCGCTCTATCTAGTTCTCTTTTAAATCTATCAAATCCAGTTGAGAAAGTTGAAACAAAATCAGATAAGCTTTTTCTCTCAATTGCGAGTTTTTGAGGCAATGGATCTTTTTCTAATTTATAATCCCCATAAGGAAGGCTAGATATTTTTTTCTTTATCTCGTATCTGAAAAACAAAGGAGACTGCTCTCTAGTATCTATAAGTATTGGGTTTGAATCTTTATTAGTTTCTATCACTTCTGTTTTTAATGATAGTCTATTAATAAGTCCAAGATTTTCGAAAAATTGAATGTAATTAGGGATTATCTTTTTTATAGTGATTAACGAAGGACACATTAAACTCTTAAGTTCTACTTGTGAAGGAATAAAAACTAAACCTTTCCTCTCTATTCTTTCGCGAACGAAAGATTCTATGAACTTAATCTGGTTTTCTAAGTCTGAAGAATTAAACCAGATTTTTAGATTGTCTTTACAAAGGAAATCCGTAGTTAAATACTGCTCTCTATTTTTAAATGGTATTGGTTCTCCGGTAAGTAGGTCTTTTTTAGAATAGTATTTTAAATAATATTCCTCTATTTTAATCTTATGGGATTTAAGATGCCCATGTAATTCTCTTTCCTTACTAAAAATAGACTGACACACTAAACATTTTATATCATCCATTTAAAATCTCGTTTTCAGTTATTCCTACTATTCTTGATTTTAGCTCATCCATCGTCATGAACTCACTAATAGTTTTTTTAACTCCTTCTTGTCTTTTCTGTGCAAGCTTAATTAATTTTACCCTACTCTCTTCCTGTTTTGCTAATTCTACCAAGTTTAATATGCTTGCTTGACCCTCTTTGCCTTTTCCTTCTTTTTCGCTTCTTTTCATTTTGAGCGAATCAAGAAGTTTCTGTTGCCTAGAAATACATGCGTTATATTCAGACTGAGTTTTGCCAATAGCCTCAACCCAACTCATAGATATAGACTTATCTTCGTTATTAGTTGCGTCATCCAGTTTATTATTCAGTAACTCAAGTCTTCTCTGAATACTCGCCGCTATAACTACTTCAGTTGCAAGAACGGTATATTGATCTACCTCTTCCTGAGCTAAATCGAATTTATCATAAGTGTATCTTAAAAAAGTGCTCTCAAATAAATCTCTATCTTTCTGGCTCGAATAACTATTTATCTGTTGCAGGAACCTAAAGTTATTCATGTAGCCCAAAAGAGAATTTATATCTTTCTTCTGTTTTCCCGTTAGCGAGCTTTTATCTATTCCATGAAAAATGTATTTATTTATTCTAGTCAGCACCCCTTCTGGAGTTCTCGGGGCACTGTAATCCCCTTCTGGGGTATTTTCGTCTATGTTAAGGAAGGACTCTGGAAATGTTTGTCTAGCATAGCTGGCAACAGTCCTAGTCTCTGTATCTAAATTCGTTAGTGCTCTTTTATTGAAAAGAATCTTCGCAATCTCTAATGAGTTAAGTGCTTTTTCGTCTAACGGGTGAGCGGCTTTATGATTATTATCAATAAAGTCTTTTTGTTCCTGAGTTAACTCTATTAAACCTTTTGGTTTATATTTACTTTTAGGTAAATCTACTCCAGAGCTAGATAATTTCTTTTTTATTGCCCTGCCTTCTTTGCTTCTTCCATCCAAATCTTTTCTTCCAAAAGCTATCTCTATTAGCTCAGGTATGGATGGAGGATTTTCTTTTCTAGAATTCCATTCTCTAGCTACGGCTTGCCATTGCAAATCAGTAAGAACTATTTCCTCTTCTAAGGCATTATTAAAACCTTGTTCATTTGGCTCAATCATACTATGTCAATCTCCCCATCTTTCAGACATTTTTTAACCTTGTCTATAATTTTCTTTTGTATGTTTTTAAGTTGCTTATAGCCGGGGCTTCTTCCTTTTTCCGTGGTCTTATACCCCATTAACTTAGCAGTCTCGTCTTCTGTCTTATGATGTATATAAAGATATTCGTAAACTTTATACTCAGAGGCTTTAAGAACTGTTTTCATTTTAGCATGAATGTTCTGAGCCGTTTTTTCTACATCTATAGCTTCTTGAGGCTTATCAAAAACTTCCTGAGAGTGAAGTTCTAATGAAACTGGAAGTTTTGTTTCGTAAGCATTCTTTTTGGATTTTTCCCAATTGCTAAAAGCAGGACAATTGCTGCATTGCTTTTCATAAATTTTGCATCCATCCTCACCTTCAGCGGCTTCGCACTTCAAACATGGTCTACAATAGTTACCATAATTATTACGAATTATGTTTTTAATTTGGTTAGATATGGCTCTATTGACCCAAGGACCAAGGGGTCTTTGAGGGTCATATAAGTGCCACTTTTTACAAAGGTGAATTCTAAGAATTTGAGAAACATCATCAAAATCAAACCAAGGAAGAATGGATAATGTCCATTTACTTTTCCTTTTACTGATTTCTTTGTTTATAAATTCTAAATTACCCTCAAACGTGTTACTTTTTTGGTCTAAGTGATCCGGCTTCTTGTCTATACTCATTTAAAATTTGTTTTTTATTGATTTTAATCTTTGTAGAAGGAGATACGGGAGACGGAGTTCCTCCACCTGAAGAAGCCAAAGCTCCTACAGTAAGTTTATTCTCTTTTGGCATGGTTATCTCTACGCTAAGTCCATTTATCTCTGGAACAGTTTCTATAATATCATCTGTCCCAGATACTTCATCATCCTCATCATCTATATCGTCCGCAATTACTCTTTGCGGAGGTCTTTTCAGGGTAGGTTTAGGGATGTTCCTACTAAAGGAAGGTTTTGGCTGAGTTTGTTGAGGTTCCTCAGTTGTTTTAGCATTCGATGTCAGGTTAGAAAATGGTTTCCCACACCCCATGCAAAAATTAGCAAGTAACTCATTAGGTTTACCACATACACAATATTTCTTTGACATAGCTCTATATTTAATTATAGATTACACTTTTCAAAAATCTAATATATAATCGTGTAAAACAGGTAATGAAGCCATTTTTAGAATATAAAAATGCAGAAGGGGTAAAATACGCAATGTATTTTAAGAAACCTACTATCGTAAAATATAAAAATAAGAAAAGGATAGTTACTGAATTAGATGGTAGCTGCGAGTCTCCAGATTGCAAAAATCCAGAAATAAATATAAATAAAAAGCTAGGAGACAGAAGGGAAATGGCAGTAATAATTGAAGAGATAGTCCATTCTTTCTTTTTTGATAAACTCGAAAAAGAAGTAAGACCTTTGGCTAGTGTAATAACCAAGGTCTTATACAAAAAAGGATGGAGAAAAAAGAAACTTAAGTAAGTGGAGTATTATTTAATTTACCTACTATAAATTTAACGATTTCACTTCTTACAATATCTTCCTGTTCTAACTTAAAGCAGAATATACCGTTTTTACGACTCTCTTCATCATTAAAAAGATTTATCATTTTAAAGAATCCAGATTTTCCATTGATATCAGATTGGAAACTGTCTCCGCAGACTATAAGTTTAGAGAACTTTCCTATTCTTGTTAAAAGAGTAACAAGTTCTTTATATTCGAAGTTTTGAGCCTCGTCCGCAAACAAATAATTCGCATTAAAGCTGCACCCTCTAAGATAGTTAACAGGTATAGCTCTAACTCTTTCATCTTTAATTAAACCATCCACTTCTCCCTTTGATAAAAACTCGTCTAGCTTTTCCTGTAAAGGAGTAATAAAAGGTTTAAACTTATCACAGAATTCGCCGGGGAGATAACCCAATCCTTTTGCGGCACTTTCAATGACAGTTCTAAAGTAGATGATTTCTGATATCTTTTTATCAGAAAGCATTTGTAGCCCACAATACGTAGATAAGAAAGTCTTGCTTGTGCCCGCGACTCCATCAATAAATACAACTTTAGTATCCTTATCTAAAATGCATTTTATTATTTCTTGCTGTTTTGAAGTCCAGTCGTAGAGTTTCCTTATGGTGAGTGATGTTTTAAGTTTGTCCCTTTGCGGGATTCTTACATTTCCAGAAGCGTCTTTTTTAGACATATCTATTAATATATTACACCCTATCCTCTTGGTTTTCAATTCTTTTTTGACTGTCGCCGGGAAGAACCCTATAGGAGTCCTCATCAAAATGTTGAGTGGAAAATTCAGCAATTATTCCATAATCTTTACTTCCAGTGTCTAAACATTCCAATTGATGCGGGCATCCAACAGGAATATCTACAACATCTCCATCATAAATTATTTTCTCTTTTTTCTCTGCCGTATCTGTATCTAAATAGTATAATCTAAACTTTCCATTGATAACGTAGAATGTCTCAGATTTTAATACATGAAAATGTAAAGAGAATTTTGCTCCCTTTTTGAAATTCAATATTTTACCGCAATAGGATTCATTATTCTCTATCCAAATTTCGTTACCCCATTCTTTAGGAACAACTTTTCTCGGGAGTCTTACAGAGCATTTTTTATGTATTTCCATATTCTATTATTTTCTTTACTTTTTTAATTTCAATTTTATTTTCTGATATTAATTTCTCAACATACTGTCTTATTTCAGAGTGCGGTATAAAGATTTTCGGCTGATCAACCTCTACTTGAGTTTTTCTTTTATTATTTAAATTAAAAATACCCAATTCTATACTCCAAACAGTGTCATCTATAGCGTCTTCCTTATTTAAATGTAAAGTATTCTCGAAAAAATGTTCTACAGTTTTCCCATTAAAAACAACTATATAATATTCACCCTCTTTATTCTTGGGGTTTTGGTTCGGGAACAACTTGTTCAGTTGGTTTGTTATTAGCTCCTGCGGCGAATTTCCGCTTGTAGGCAAGGACTTTTCTTCTGTTTCTTTGTTGCCATTTTTTAACTTTTGGGATAATGTCTTGTTTTTTTTCGTCATATCTTTTTTTGGCTCTTTTGTCGTCGCAGCTTTTGCACGTATATTTAAGACCATCTTTATTTTTACTTTGCTTTCTAAAGTGGTCGTGCGGCAAATCCTGATTACAAGTAGTGCATCTTTTAAGTATGCTGCTCATATTTTATTATATTAAATAAAAGCATCTTTTTAAAAAATAACCTCTTGATTATCAATAGACCTTTTGTATAATAGAAAAATGGATAATCGAAAGAACGTATCAGATAGCATAAACTGGATAGATTATAGGCATTTAAGGCAGGATGTAGAATTCTATTTCCTTAATGAATTTGGTCGGATACCTAAAATAGTTCGAGCACTCCACCTATACGATTCTAGAGTAGGAGAGATAGAAGATTTAATTAAAGAGATTAAAAATGAAGAAATCATTTTTAGCCATGAAATAGAAGGCAAATTTATATTTAAAAAAAATGAGAAAACTCCAAAACTGGATCGTTCTTATATAATTTTTAATGTAGACGAACGCAAGATGGCTAAAATAGTATTAGGATCAAATGGTTCAATATCTATATATATGTGCGGCGACTCAGAAAATGTTATAGATGATTTCCTAAAGAAAATAGAGAAGATTGTCCTGAAGCAAAGCAAAAAGAATAAAGATAGTGAAGAGCAAAAGATTTTTATTGCATGTATGGAATATGGGGAAATGACTTTTAAGGAATTCCCGCTAAAACAAGTAAAAATAAATCTAGAAACAAATTACGGAAAAAACTTTAAAGAAGTCCATGAAGAAATAATAAACAAACTTTCAAATAATGAAAGCGGTTTATTTATATTTAGGGGAGATCCCGGCTCAGGAAAAAGCTCTTACATAAAATATCTAACTTCTATTCCGTCAATTTCCGACAGAAATTTTATATTTATACCTTCCAGCATGGTGGCTAGTATGGCCGATCCTAGTTTTATAGCATTATTATCTCAGCAAAAGGGAAGAGTCCTAATTATAGAGGATGCGGAAAAGATAATTACTTCTCGCGAGGCGAATGTTGGTAACTCGGACTTGGTTTCGACTATTATTAATTTAACTGATGGCATTTTAAGCTCGGCACTAGGTATAAGCGTTATCCTTACCTTCAATACAGGAAAGGAAAACATAGATCCCGCCCTACTTAGGAAAGGAAGACTTTTAGTTGACCACGACTTTAGAAAACTCACCAAGGAAGAGGCGCAGCTAGTAATGGACGACTTAAAAATCGACGCCAAAGCAGAAGACGAAATGACGCTTGCGGAAATATACAATTTAGACAAGAAAGATTATAGAAAAAATTTCGCCAAGGAACAGAAAGGGCCAATAGGATTTAAACCATGAAAATAAAAACATTAATAAAGAAACTGCAAAAGATGAACCCAGAAATGGAGGTATTATGCTCCTCTGATATGGAAGGAAACAATATAGGGCCATTACATGTATTAACTCTAGCCAAATATAGAAAAAACAAAAGAGATGAATTTGATTCTTTTGGAAGAAATATAGAGTTATTTGATGTAGAGGACAATGAAGAATACGCAAAAGGCGCAAAGGATTGTGTCGTTATGTGGCCCAACATGTAGTAAATAAATAATTATAGAATATTATTGTTTATTATAAATTATATCTTAAAAAGACCCCCCCCATATAAGGAATATAGGTATTACAAGATAAGTAATATCTGTATTTCTTATTTTTATATATCTATATTTTTATGTATAGATTTTTGAAACTTTAAAGAGAAAAACAAGTAAGGATAGTATACAAAATACAAACAATATATTTATATTTTGTTTTAAAAATTGATTGGATTTTTGAAACTTTATTGTTTACAAAAAACAGTATGAAATAGGAATAAAGGTATAAAGACAGTAATAGAAAGGTATGTTATAGTGTCGTTTATAGTGTTGTAGTGTGGATAGATTTTTGAAACTATGTTGGTTTAAAATCTCGGGGACGTTTAGAACTACCCCCTCCCCCGAATTTTTCACCCCTTGTCAAGCAAAAAATTTCATAAAAAGGCGGGGGGACTCCCCCCCCGTTGGCATACTTTCTGCTAGGCGATGTCCGCCATGTCTAGGATAGCGTCTTCCCGCATTTCCCGTGCCAACCGCTCGGCTTTTTTCTCAAGTTTCTTTTGGTTGTCGCGCACCCATTGGCACGCTTCTTGCTTGTCGCATCCTTCAAAGTCGGCAACCGAAAATTGCCAACCGTTCACTTCACACGCGAAAGCCTCTATCTCAATTGCGACTTGCTTATCGTCCGCGCCGATGTTCGTTTCAATGAAGATGTTCAACATGGAATGACTCTATCACATAAAATCAATTCGTCAACAAATGAATTTACCTGATTATCAAGCACTTACGTATAATGTGCTAAATTTCGTTTCAAGCGTTCGGCAATGCCGATCCTTGTCTCATTAGGCAATGCGGGCAAACGTGCCTAGAAACTAAAGGGAGCGGGCAAGGCTAGGCAATGCCTAACCTGCCCACACTCCACGATCTACCCTCTGCAAAGGTGGGCGATGTCGCTATTTTCCCAATTAGGCGACGACGGGCGGATCTCCTTAGCTTTAGGAACAAGGGCAACAAGGGAGGGGATCGCATCCTCCCGCACTAAGGGCAGGATTTGTTTCCAGTAGCGTGGAGCTTTCCTCAAAACGATTTGATTCATCTTAGTAGAGAAGAATCCCTTGCGCTCAATACGTTGTGCAAATGACGTTAGGATCTCGGCATCGCATCCAGTGAAGCCGATTCCATTAGCGTCGGACGTGATCGCCGCACATTGCTCGCCTAGCGTTTGATTGCCATACACGATCAAGATCGCCATTTTAGCGAACGCCAGATCGGTGGACAATTTAAGTTTCAAACCCTGTTCGACTTGCTTTTTCGTATATGCTTTTGCCATAGTCCAGACAATTTATATGCGGAAATAAAATTAGGCAAGAAATTTTTTACGTTTCATGCCTAACTTGTTGATTTACAGGATAATAAAAATCATCCCCAGCTTAATCCTTCAGACACGAAAACGAGCAAACGCAGGGTTGCCGCGTCCTTTGGATCACGTTGATTGTTAAAATGTTGACGCAAGATTTCAACGCATTTCTCAAAGTCATTGCATGATCCGCTCACAGGGTCAAACCCCATACGTTGCAACGTGTTGCAAACTGTCTTGCCCCACCCATTCAAAAGAAAGTTGTCCAGATTGCCAAGGTTGCCATCGATGTTGCCATAGATAGCGTTATACTCATCCTCACCATAAGGATCGTTAAATTGCGCTTTGATAGCGTTTAGCTTGTTAGTCGTGCCCATAGGGACGCCCGCAAGGGTTTCGAGGTTGTTGGTTTTGCTAGTAGCAGGATAGAGGCGCGTTCCCATAGTGTTTTGTTTGTTTGTTGTTTCTATTAACTGCAATCAATTTATCAGATCACAAAAGAAACGCAATCCTTTTCTCTCTTTTTCTCAAAATAAATTTTTATGCCATCTAAATAATTATTCTTACTTGGCACAATACTAGCGTAGCGTGTCCTCCCCTTTAGGGTGTCCCGTGGTCCCCCACCCTTCGCGTGTTACCGCTAGTCCGGCTATTCGTGTCGCCGCCACGTATGATTTAATTTTTACTGTCGATAGACTAGCAAGGGAAAAGAAAAAAGGCAAGAGAATTTTTCAATTCAATTGCCTTGAATACCAACGGGTTGCGTTAATTCGCGAATGGGTCGATAGTTATAATGTTTTTATTCGTATCTAATTGCCAAGCACCAAACAAACCCCAATTGATCAATTCTTGACAAAAGCAAGAAACAAGATCTTGAGCGCAACTGTCGTCTCGAAAAGTTACGATCACTGTCTTGCGGTGAATCAAGTCGATATCCAGACCAACTTTGTAAATTTCGGCCAATCGTTTTGTTTGCCAAAGTGCTTCGATTAAGTTCATGGCAAGACAATACTAGAGGCGAAAAACAAAGTCAAAACTTTTCTCACTTTTTTCTAAAATAAAAATTCATGCCAAGCACGAAATAAATCGCACTTGGCACGAAAATTGTTTAGCTGTGGAAATAGGAAAAGATCTCAATTTTTCCGCTTTCCATGACATACCATGACCAAAAAAGAAAAACTCCAGATCCGCAGTTTATATTCTGCGAACCATTCTTTTGATTGCCCTCAAAAATTTGATCGTAGAATCCAGCCGAGCTAAGTCCGGCATCGTTCAAAACTTTTGAGATCTTTTCAATGAATTGTTCCGTTGAATCGAAGTAGATCGGGTCGGTAATTTCCGCCAAGCTTTTATTCAAGCGGCGAACAAGGATCGAAAGCGTGGACACCTGCTGACATTTGATACGCTGAAGAATGCCGTTGCACACTTCCGAAGTTTGAGGCTTTGAATAAATCATATCGGCCAATGCCGCGCTGATGGTTGAAATCTCTTTTGCGCTCAATTGAATGTTTAACATGTGCTCAATTTATCAAGGGCCAATTAAAAAAGCAACGATAGAATTTTGTAAAAAATCGCATTAAATTAAAAGTTGGCGCGAAAATTGTTTTAAAAAATTGTTGACTTGCGCTCCCTTTGTGTTAATCTTAGCGCGTGAACGGGACGCCGCAGCCACTAAATTCTAAGGGAACCTGATCAAAAACTTTAACGTTATCGTAAAAAAGTAAAGGAAAACCCTCTTTCGAGGGAATTCCTGCTTGACTTTTAAGTTGTGACAAGATCCTGTTCGGTGAAAAACTTTTCAGCCTGTTGATCGAGCCACGCCTCGAATTCCGTTGTTTCTTCCGGCGTCATTTTTGCCAGCGTGGAGATTTCGTCTTGAGCGTCGATAGATTCAAATTGATTGATATTCATTACGGGTAAAATTTAACGTGCCCATAATAGAATAGCAATAAAAATCGTATTTTATCATAAAATAAATTTTCATGCCATTCTATAAATAAAAATGACTTGGCACAAAGATTGCTATCAAAAATAGTTTCAAAAATAATCAAAAAACTCTTGCGCTCCTTTTGTGATCTGCTAGGATGTTCTCCGTTAAGCGAAACAACAACAAAGCAAAACAAAAAAAATGAACACTGAAACAAAGCAAATTCTCGCGGAAATGGGATTCAACGTTGGTTCTGTCCTGAATGTTCGCCGATCTCCTTTTCTAGGGTTAGAATTGACAATTCGGCCAAATGGAACGGGCACCGTCGTTTTTTGCAACGGTGGATTGAGCGAGTATCTTTTTCTTGCTCAATATGGCGCGGTGAAACCGCCAGTGAACGACGACGATGAAAGCATTCTTGAGAACATCAAAACCGTTGCTAATGGCATTCCCTACTTGACGATATCAAAATACAAATTTTTGCAAGTTCTCGAAGCAATGGCATTCAATCGGCTTTGCTTGACTGGCGCGGACAAAGGCAAAAAAGGAGGTTCGGTAGCTAAGTCTAAACGTCTCGCCGCTCTTTGGTTCAAACGTATCCCAAAGGAGGAAAACGAATTTTACAACGCGAAAGTCACGACGGACGCAATGGAATCTGAGCTTATCGCCAGCTAGAAACGTGCCAAACCAAAAGGAAAGCCCGAAATAAAAATCGGGCTTTCTTTCCTTTTCTATTGACTCCGCGCAAAGATTTGATATAGTCATGACGTGAACGGTAAACACTCCGCAGCCACGAAATTCTAAGGGAACGTATCCAAAAGCTTTAACGATAACTTGATAAAGTAGATTTTACAAAAAAAGTATTGACAAACGACTTTTTATTAGTTGTCAAGTCTTTTATGAAAAACAATTACTGTGCCAACCATAGAAAGAATCGCGCTTGGCATGAAATTTGTTTTTTAGATTTTTATTGCCTATCATCAAATGCCTGCTATTATAGGGACGTAATGAAAAACAACGTCGCTGAAATCATCGCCGATAAATTTATCGAAGCGATCAAAGCAAGCGGAAAATTGCCTTGGCAAAAACCTTGGCGCGTAATTAGTCCGCGTAATGCCGTCTCTGGTAATGTTTACAAAGGGATCAACGTTCTAGCGTTGTCCATGTTTGGAAACGATACCGACTTTGTGACATTCAACCAAGCAAGGGATAACGGCGGATTTGTTAAAAAGGGAAGCAAGGGAATTCAAATTTGCTATTTCAAATTCATGGACAAAAAAGACGAAAAGGGATCGCCTGTCATTGTTGGCGGTAAAGTTAGCAAATGGCCATTGTTGCGATATTCGACAGTATTTAATCTTTCGGACATTGAAGGATGCGAAAAGCTCAAGGCAAAAGCATTGGAGCGAAAGAAAGTTATCGAATTCAAACCTATCGAAGCTTGCGAAAAGCTTGCTGCATTTGCGCCTTGCGCCGTATCGCACAAAGGGAATTCAGCTTTCTATTCGCCTGCCGTTCATGCAATAACAATGCCCGAAAAAGAGACTTTTAAGAGTGTTTCTCATTATTATTGCACGTTGTTTCATGAAATCGGACATTCAATGGCGCGAGAAGTTGGAACGGATTTGAACGGCCAATTTGGGAGCGATCCGTATGCAAAGGAGGAACTTGTGGCCGAATTATTTGCCAACCTTTGCTTGTCGTTTGCTGGTATCGACTCAAGCGATCTTTTCGATAACTCCGCAGCATATTTGCAGAACTGGCAAAAGCGGATCACTGACGATGCCACGATCCTTATTTCGGCAGCAAGCAAGGCAAGCAAGCGATTTGAATTGCTTTTAGAGCGGGCAGGACTCGCCGAAAAACAGGAAAGCGAGGAAAGCGAAACGGCAGCAGCCTAACAAAAAGGGGAGGAGAAAACCTCCCCTTTCCCTTGTTTATATTTGACATTTAATAAAAACAACCTAGAATTTTCTCATGCCTAAATACTACCACGGCACAAGCGCGGACAATCTGCAATCTATTCTCGAAAATGGGTTTGACGGAACGAAGGGGAATCAAATTTGGAACGTATCAGGTGGGGCGAATTACTTCTGGAACCCCTTGGATATTCAAGAAACGGAAGACGTAGACGCCGAAAGAGCGGAAGAGATGGCAAGGGAATTTGCCTTTGGGGCGGCGGAAACGTCTCTTGCCAAGTCTAAAGATTGTCGGCGTGTCGTCTTTGAAATCGAGGCACCGGACGATCTTTTCTCGCCTGATAACTCTTGCCCTAACATGCAAGGGGCGGTCGTAAGCGATGAAATCATCGATCCAAGCTATATTTCGCGCTACTGGATAGATGAGCAAGATCTTTCTTTCTTTCGCGCATATTTCGCCGCTTGTATTCATGACAGGAAATTGGCGAACCCTTTGAATCTTTCAAGCGCAGAATTAAGTATGATCAAAGCCTTGCAAAAATCCGATGCAATGTGCGAAATCATGGACTCGCTTTCTGATATTACTTGCGAAGCTCTGGAAATTAAATTGAAATAAAACTTGTTATTTAATAAAAATCAAATAGAATTAACTCAATGAAAACATTCAACCTTCCCGCTCCTCAATTTCTTTTCAACTATATTGCGAATCACCTGTTGACGCAAAACAAAGTTTCGGCGAATTCTGAGGGAAGATGCCGCTACCGTCAGGGCGATCTTAAATGTGCCGCTGGCGCGATTATTTCCGATGATGTCTACGATCCTAAAATGGAGGGGAAAAGAGCAAGATCGCCTAGACTTCATGAGGCTTTTATTTCCAGCCTCGGAAGGGACATTAGCGGAGAGGAAATGAATATAATTTCAGATCTGCAAATAATGCACGACACTCAAAAGCCTTGGAATTGGAAAAATGATCTTAAGTATTTGGCGAAAAAATACTCTCTTACCTTTAATCTCTAGTTGACTTTTCGCAAAAATAGAGTATTCTATATTTGCGGTTAAACACGAAATGCTCGATTAACAATATATTCGCCATGAATAAAGACCCGCCCGCTTAACCCAAAAATGGCTCATTATAGATATATGATTAAAAATTAAAGCAAAAAAAATAAATAGTCAACAAGAAAGGATTTTTATGAAGAGTTAACATATTTGCCAGCCTAAAAAGCTGGCATTTTTTATTTGTTGACATTGAATAAAAATAGTATAGAATTTAACCATGAACACTCAAGAAGCAATTAAGCACCTTGAAAGTCTAGGGTTCAAGATTTATCCTAAAGGCGACAAGTTCGCGATTTGGTGGCCGAATCAAAAGAATAATGACGAAGATTTTCGCTATACTGCGCGAAAACTTATTGGACTGGCAAAGCTAAAATGGAATAATAAATCTAATGGCAATCGCTACCTCAAGAAAAGAATGATGGATTTTCCCTGTAGAAGGGGTCATGGCAGATTCATTAAAGATGCCACTAAGCGAAAATCTCGGCGCGATGCTAAAAGGATTGACTTGGAATAAAAATAGAGTAGGATTTAGGCATGAAACTAACCTTGTCACTTCTAATGCTGGGGATCGTCTCTGTTAGTGCTAAATTGCCGGATAGGTTTACCAAAGCCATTCACAAGGTAGAGGCAAGCGGGAAAGTCGGCCCTATCTTGGGAGACTATAACAAGAAAACGGGTGAGTATGAAGCTCTCGGCCCTTTGCAGATTCATCGTGAATACTGGCAGGATTCGGGCGTGGCGGGAAGTTATGAGCAATGCAAGGATCTGGAATACTCTAAGAAAGTCGTTGAAGCTTACTTGTTGCGCTTTGGTCGTAAGTTTGTGCAGGCTAATAACTTCGAGGCAATGGCGCGAATCCATAACGGTGGACCATTGGGATTCAAAAACCAAAAGACAATTCAATACTGGCAAAAAGTAAAAAAGCATCTGTAACCTTGACAAAAAATAAAAATAAAGTAAGATAGAAAAGTAGTAAACGAAACAACAAACAAAAACAAATGAAAAAAGTTGAATCCTATAAAGCTGAAGACGGTCGCCTCTTTGAAGATAAGGAAGAATGCTTGAAGCATGATTTCCTTCTGTCGGTGCGCGGCTTCATTCAGACGAAGAACAGCAGCAAGTCGCCGACAATTCAGGTGAGCGATGTCGCGGCGTTGATCGCGAATAACTTCCCCACATTCTACGACATGATGAAGCGGCAGAATCAGCTTCTCGTTGCTGCGCGGCCTAAGAAAGAAATGCCGATGCGCGTTGTCTAATTTCCTTTGTTGTTTGTTTTCACCCCACCTAGTTGAAAAATTAGGTGGGTCTTTTCTTGACATCCTATAAAAAAAATATAACATCTTAAAAATGAGTGAATTCAATGTTTTCCATTATCTTTTTTATGCTTTGGAATTTGATGAAACTTCTGACGTTTTAGAGCATAACGGAAATTTCTGTCAATTGGCCTGCATAGAACATCCTTTTGATGGGATTATCTTTTATGTCCTTCTTATCAATGGAGCGGTATCGAACACAACGGAGCATAAGTCAAGAATGGGAAAGCTTTTAAAAGAATGGAGAGCGGGCGAAAGAGAAATAGACAAAGGCATTTTAACGCTTTCTTATAAAAAATAGTTCTTTACTTTTAAGAAAAACAAAGTAGTATTTATCTATGGCAATACAAGAAGCTCTCTATAAATACTTCTCACTCATTGGAATGAGTGCTGAATTTGAAGAGGCTGGAAAGATTGGATTGGCAAATCAATGTCGTTGCATTGCTCAGTCAGTGGCCGAAGAATTTGAGTTGACAGAAAAGGAAATCTCAACTGGAATTTCAGAAGATTTTCATAAATTAAAATAACTCTTTACTTCTGATAAAAATAGATTAGCATTTAACCATGAGAACGAAATCTTTAGGCGGAACTTTGTTAGTGATCAAAGGTCTTAACGACTGTGCCACAATCGAACGAGGCAAAAATTCCAAGCCGTGCATTGTCTCTATAGAAGGAACTTGGACAAAAGAAGAGTTAAGAGAGGCTCTCTCCTTATGGAATAGATCGGAAGCTCAAAGGAGATAAAAAGGGTTTAGCCATGACAAAACAACAAGACATCTACAAATTTTTCCGAATCATTGCAGTAGGTAGTCGCAAAGGCTGGCGAATTTATGACAACGGAGAAAACTATCACCCTACTACGGGAAGATGGCAGGCATTCCGACATGGAGTTAGAATTGGGAATTCAACAAAATCTGGGCTACTCCAAATGATTGATAATAAATAAAAACCTTTACTTCCCATAAAAATAGTCTATTCTACAAATATCGAACGGTAGCCAACCCGCAGCCGAAAAATTCTAAGTGAACCTGATCTAATTTTTTAGATGAAATAAAAAGGGGCACTTGCCCCGTGTTTTACTCATCTCGATAATCATCGGCCTCGTTTGCGTTGAAATCGGCCAAGTCATCGGTGCCGCTACCATCTCCCGGCCAACCTTTATCGTCGTCGGGCAATTCGGTTTGCAAGTCGTAATTATCTTCTAGTCCTTCATCCATAATTTAATCCTATACTATTTTTATGTTTTGTCAATTACGGAAAATACAAAGTGGGGTTATCGTATTCGGGATCATACTTGGCAACTTGTGAATTCTCAAGGTGCCCCTGCTCTTTGAGTTTGGCAATCCAGCGTTCCACCCTTTCCTGCTCTACAGAGTCAGCAAAGAAAAGCATCGCAACCAATTTTTTCGGATTGTGTTCTGTTTTAACTGGCATGTCTAAATACTAAATCATTTTTCTAAAAAGTCAAATGCAAATTGATGTTTGACAAAAAGGAAAAATAGAATAAACTTTCTACAGTTGAACATCGGAACGGTTGGCGCATTGCGTCGCCACAATAACGGAATCGGACTTCCTGCTTAGTAGATAGAAAGAAAGAGCTTGACATTCAAGCAAGGTAACTGTTAAAGGTTCAACTACTAATTTTATGGCTAAACTTAATCTTGACTCAATCGAAAATCGCGCTATAGTTACGGTTACAAATTTGCCTTGGGGCGACGATGATACTGGCAAAACTTCCCTTCAATTGACGGGTCAACTTGAGAAAGCGGAAGATGAAGGGGAAGATCATTACTTGCGTTGCCCTACGTTTTGCGGGGAACTTAATGGCGTTTCGTTCTCAGATAAGGATATAACCGAAATTGAAACTCTACCTAGTGGCAGAATTCTTATCGTCTTGCGAAACTTTTAATTGACTTTTAGAAAAAATACTCTAAACTCTTAATCGTAATGAATAAACAACTCATCGAAGCTCTCGAAAATCAGGGAACAAACTGCCGCTTGATCTCTTTCACCTATACGGCTAAGGGGACAGGCGAAACGGCTCGCTACGTGATTCGCACGAATGTAGACTATACCAAGGTATGCAAAGACGACATCACGGAACTTGAAATCCGCGCACAAACGGCAATCGGTATCGAAAAAATTTGCATTGACGCGCAGATCGCTACGCTTAAAGAGTCGATCAAGGCTCAGGAAACGGGCGTGGCTCACTCGAAATACACTAAAGCGGGACTCTATCGCTCTGTTTGTCCCGGTATCAAATTGAGCTTGAACGATCAAAGCCTTGAATTGCACGGCTTTGTGCATTCTAAGGTGGTTCTAAAGCCGGGATTCTATGCGAAAGTAAATCATCGCTCAGAAGAGACGGCAAAGAAAGAAGAGATTCGCAAGTCTCTCAAGGTTGGCAAGTTCCGCTCTTTCTCGCTCGATAGCGGGCTTGTTCACGGCGCAAAGGTAAACGGGGAAGAGATTACTTTTGAACAGTAAATAAACAACCCGGAGTAAAATCCGGGTTTTTTCTTGCTTTTAGATAAAAACAAAGTAGAATCTTCTCAATGGCAACACCAATTCATTGCGGGAAAGCTACTAAAATATATCGCAAGGTATATCAGCAGGCTTTCTACTATCGAGATAAAAATGGCAATCGTAAGTTTTCGCCTTGTAGCTACGAAGTCGGCTTTCAATGCGTAGTCTGTAAACAGATTCGCATTCCTGATATTTAAAAGCCTTTCGATAGATCAGACATGGAAAAGATGGATGCTATTAGAGAAGAAGGAATTAAATTTGACGAAAGTTTGGCTTGCAATTAAATAAAAAAAGAATAAGATTTAACTATGAAACTTACACTCTCCTATCTTAAAGCTTCCGAAATCATTGCGGACCGTCACAATCTCAGCGGCTATCAAGTAGAGATTGAGCCTAAGCCTATAATCGAAGGTAGTCAAACTAAACCTATCTTTCCACTTCACCAATTGATTCTTTTAGTGCGCGGCTATCGCTATCGTGGCGATGAAAAGATTGCAGCTATCAAAGCAGTGCGAGAATATGGGAATCGGTATGGAGTGTCAATTGGTTTGGCCGACGCAAAGAATTTTGTCGAATCGCTCTAATTATTTGCCTTGCAATCGACTAAAAATAGTCTATCATAATCAATATGAAAATCAAGGTTGCTCTTACTAAGTCGGATGGGAAGTATTCGCCTAATAGAGATCCTCTTACCGATTGCCTTGTTGCCCGCGCATTAAAAAGAGCTTTGAAGCGAGACAAGATTAAGTATTCACGCATTACGGTAGGACTGGTATCTGTAAGGATTGATGATAAGGTAGTTTATCTTAATGATACTATCGTAACTCTGATACATAAATGGGGTGAATTTGACGCAATAAGGAAAGATTTTATCCCTCCGCGCATTAGCTTCACTTTGGAATTCAACTAAATGAAAAAATGGTTTGCAATCTATCGTGAAACTTACGGCATTACCGTTAAGTATCTAGGCGAATTTGAGACGTGCCCGAATCATTTGGATGAAGGCTATTTGGATATCGTCGATGCTTTTGAATTACGGGCTTTCAAAGAGTCTATAATCAATTGTCTTGTGGTTTATGCAGATTAGTTTGACTTTTCCTAAAAATACCTCATAATAACAACGATGAAAACAAAAATGACAATTCGCGCCCGCCGCATTATGTTTGGTTTCTCCCGAATGGTTATCTCTGTCAAACGCTAAATGAATAAAATCCCGCTAAAATATATGGAATCAAAACCTGTTCACATTAAAGTCGAGGAAAAGCTGACAAAGAAAGAGTTTCTCGTAATATGGATTTTGCTGGTTATAGCGCGTTTTCTGTGCGAAGATGAGCAAACCAAGAAAGAGATCGGCGACATTAAGACTCATATTTATTTGCACACTAGATAATATGGGATTCTTTGTTCTCTGTTTATTACTTTTGGTAATAGCGTTTTCCTTTTACTTATTTTCTTAAGTATTTATATTGGCCTGTAGCTCAATTGGTTAGAGCAGAGCACTCATAATGCTTTGGTTCTCGGTTCAAGTCCGAGCAGGCCAACCAATTTAAGTTTGACTTCTTAGAAAAAAAATGCTAACATCATAAACACTTGCTTCCGTAATTCAATTGGATAGAAATTTTGCCTTCTAAGCAAAAAGTTATAGGTTCAAATCCTATCGGAAGCACCAATTTTTCTTTACTTAATCTAAAAAACATATATCATAAAAATATGAAAGTAACCTCTGAACCAATTACTGAAAAAGAAGAATTTCCTTTTATTGGCTTCTACACACTTAGCAAAGGGGACGGCTTGTTCTTGTTACAGGATATGGAGCAAATAAATCTTTCTATAAAGGAATAATGATTACTCCAAGTGATGTTTATAAAGCTTTTGCATATGATAGTGATCATTGGGACAAAAACACAATAAAACGATTTAGAGGCAAAATTACAATCGAGTGCCCTTAATTTATATTATTGACTTCACGCAAAAATCTGTTAGATTAGTAACGTTCTTTGATGATTTCTAATTATTAGGTGTAATAGTAGATATAAGTTAATATCTGCTATTATGCCAATATGTAAAAAATGCAACAACAAGTTTCCGTGTAAAATTACCTTAAATGGTAAAGAAAAGTTTTTACATACTAGATCTTACTGTTTAGATTGCTCTCCATTAGGTAAAAATCTAGGCTATGATTTAAGAAAAGAATCGAACGATAAGAAATATATTGATTTATTCCAAAAAGAAGGAGTAATAAAATGTAGAATATGCGAAAGATCTTATCTAAGGAAAAAGAAAAACAATTTAATATGTTCTACTTGTAGGAATTCTTATTTTAGATTTAATCAAAGAAATAAAGCGATAGATTCATTAGGCGGGAAATGCTCTAAATGCGACTGCAAAGATAAAGAAGTATTACAGTTCCACCATACAGATCCAAATCAAAAAGATTTTAATTTATCTGGCAACTGGTCACAAAAAGAATGGTTGACTTTAGAAAAAGAAATAGTAAAATGTATTTTATTATGTGCTAACTGCCATTCTAAAGAACATCGAAAAGACTTAACAAAAATCATTGAATTTTATGGGCAAGTGGCGAAGTTGGATGAAACGCAGCAGACTTAAAATCTGCTACATAAGAAACACCGTGGGTTCGATCCCCACCTTGCCTACCATTTTAATATTTACCCGTGCTTATGCTAACCGAGAAGACTTTAGGGTCAACAAGTGTGAGAGAGCACAACTGAACACAAGTAGGTTCCTATCGAAAGGAAACGAGTAGAAGGACTCTCGCAGCGGGTAACTCAATTTAGTGGATACGTGGCGGAAAATAGACGCAGCATAGTGTATAACTTGCACGGATAAGTAACCTATACTATGACAGAGGGAGAACGTGTATGAACCCTCATGCAAGTGTCAAACCTTGCCGTATCCATATTCTATTTGACATTTAGTAAAAATATCATATTCTTTAGATATGAAATACATAGCTTTTGAATGCAATGGGCAGGTGATGCCAATTCTGTTTGCAGATCATACGGATCATTCAATGATTGCCCGCTGTGTCAAATCAGAATATCCCGGCTATAAGGTTAAATCCGCTGGTTTTGCGGGGCGCAATGGATCTGTATGGGGCGAATCAGTTTCGCTTAGAGTCAAGTCCGATGTCGAAGATGAATTTTACATAAAAAGAATTTTGGGCATTGACATTGATTAAAAATAAGTTAAACTCTTTATCTAACGCGCTTATAGCTCAATTGGTAGAGCACGACACTTTTAATGTTGTGGTTTCGGGTTCGAGTCCCGATGGGCGCACCAATTTAACATTGACTAAAAATAAAAATAAGCTAGGATAGAACTATGGAATTCACTGAAGCTCAAATCAGCAACTTCAAAGCTTACGAAAAAGTCCGTGCGAGCGGCAAATATAATATGTTTGATCCTAGAGCTATACGAGCGTCTGGATTGCCTCAGAGCGAATACATTTTCGTTATGGATAATTATACTGCATTGGAAGCGGCGGCAGCAGAACAAATAGCTAACTAATTTACTCATAGGTATAATAACAAGCAGTCCCATGCGGGATGAATGACAACCGCCAATCGTCATGGCGACAAATCAGCGGCTCCATTATGACGAAAGAATGGAGTAAAGCGGCTTATTGGTCGCGAAAAACACCTAGAGTATGCCGTGAGAGTAAGCCTGATAAGGGAAGAAATCACGGCTAAATTTTCTTTACTTCTAATAAAAATAACTTAACCTTAAATCATGGCTGAATTATTCAAAGTCTTGTTTGGTCGCTCTAAAAAGAGAATGAAAACCATCATGGTTGATAAATATCAAAAATGCGAGAATTACGTTCTTGCCCGCAGTAATGTTTTGGGTTTTCATGAAATTGTTAAAGCAGAAAAAGGCGAAGAGACTTGGAGGCAAAAATCCGCCACTGTAGGCGGCAATCGTTGTGAATCTGTCGGGCGGGTAGGCAAAGGCGCAAGTGGTTATATCTCAAAAAACGGCTTTAATCCTCATACTTAAAATGAAATTCGCTCTTTACTTTTTACTTGGAGCAGCTTTAGCTTTAATGGGTTTTCCAATCTTTCCAAAAGAGGGATTCAATATCGTAAATTTTCTAATACTAATTCTTTGTATGCTTATCCTTAAAATTATTCTCGGCGAGAAAAACGAAGAATAATTTGACTAATCAAAAATAAATGGTATTGTATATCCAACGAGCGGTAAACAACCCGTAGACGTAAAATTCTAAGGGAACCTGCCCAAATAGCTTTAACGTCATAGTAAAGTAAATAATAAAGTTAAAAAAAGAATTGATTTTAGTAAAAAATAGATTACTCTTTCCTTACATGAAAATCAAAAAGATTACCACTGGTTTTGTTATTCAAACTTTCGACACTGATACTGGTAAGTATGTCAATCAGGAATTTGTGGCGGGAGATCAAGTTGATTATGAAAATCAAAAGGGCGTAACCCTTGATCCTCTTATGATGGAAAATTTGAATTTCGGCCCCTATGCCGCAAACGAGCCTTATCTTTCCTTTGATATGGTTCAACCTAAAAACTAATTGACTTTTAATAAAAATAATCCATAATAACTTACATGAACATAATCGTTACTAAAATTCACAATAACTCACTTGGCAAAGTTGTTTCCGCAAGCTCTTTTGATGAAGCTAAAGACATTCTGCGCGGCTGGGCAGAGAAACAGTTCCAACGTCCGCTCACCGATGAGGAGATCGACGACTTGGAAGATGAAATGGAAATTTACGACGATACCGATTCAGATAATATCTATTCTTTTTCGGTAGGCATAGTGGAAGAATGAATTGACAATTTCAAAAAATAGATTAGTATTTACCTGTAGCGAAAAACTAACTAAATAAAAAAAAATATGGCTCATAAAATCAACAAACGCGACATTCAAACCGGACTCACTCAAGCGTGGCATGGCAAGACTAACCTTGTGGAAAAGATTACCCGCGAGAATAGCGGCATCGTTTATCCCATGAGCAAGCAACCTCTCTTGCTTCCCAACAAGACAGAAACGGAACATTTTGCAATCGTTAGCGACGACGACGGTTTGCCAATTGGTAATCCTGTTAAAAAGGGTTACAAGCTCATTACTAATGAGCAGATGCTTGACATTATCGACAAAACCATTGCCGGAACAAGTCACCAAATTGTTTCCATCGGTTCCGTTAGTAATCGCGAGAAAGTTTTCGCCTCGATTAAGGTATCAGATGATTTCATCGCGGCGGGACGCAAGACAGAGAATACCCTAAACATTCTTTGGGGTCATGGCGGTGTGTTCAGCGTCATGGGTCGTTCTAGCTTTACTGTCGTCGTTTGCGCGAATACCTTTCAAATGGCTTTGGTTACGGGCGGAAAAGATTTTGCCTTTCGCATGAAGCATACCGGCAACGCTGTATTGAAACTGGATAACTTCTCAGAAGCTCTCGATTCACATTACGGCGTAGTTGCTGAATTCCGCGCAGCAATGGAAGAGTTTTCTAATACTTCCATTTCTAAAGTTGATGCAAAACGCGCAATTGCAGGCTTTCTTGTCGAAGACGAAAAGCTTAATCAAATGCAGAAATTGCCTACTCGAACAACTAACGTCATTGAGCGCGTCAATCAGTTGTTTACTGGTGGTCCCGGTAACAAGGGCGAAAATCTTGCTGACTTGTTCAATGGTTTTACTGATTACTATACCCATGAAAGCTCTGGAATTGGTAGTGGCGGGAAAGATAACTGGAAACAGTTTGAATCATCGGAATTCGGAAGCGCGAATCGTAAGAAAATGGAAGTCTTCGATCTTCTCTCTGATTCCGATGCTTTTAATAAGACACTTGTGCGCGGCGACAAGGTTTTGCAGCTAATGTAAAAACAAAATGGGGAAGTAACTAACCCATTTGATTCTTTACTTTCTATAAAAATGAAATAGAATTTAGGTATGCAAACGGAACCAGATATTCTTACAGAACATTACGGAGTATCTCAAGGGTATGATATACCTAGATTTAGATCGACATTAAATTCCTCATGCGTCAATTTTATTAAATGGCAGGAAAAGCGTTTAGACGCGAATTGCAGCAAAGTATGGTGGCAAAAAAATAGATTAGGCGAAACTTTTTTATTCGGCAAATTCAATTGCAAAGATAAAAGCTGGATACCTGTTACGCTTGCTTATTATTACCCGAATGTAGGTTTCGTCACTCAAAGACGGGAAGTTATAGAATTTAGATTAGCCCATAACCCTTTTGATTAAAAATATGTATTTCGGCCTAACACATTGGAAAGGTGACTTGTTCGATATGTTCTTTTGCAGTGATATTTCCTTCCATACTTGGAATAAAGAAATCATTTCTGAACCCTTCATTGAGATTCCTTATTGGGAAATTGGACAATTGCTAGGAGGTAATTGACAAAACAGAAAAACCTGCTAAAGTATAAGGGTAGCAGATAGTTAAATGCGCCATTAGCTCATCGTAGGTTAGAGCAGTCTCTTTATAAGGGTCAGGTGGATCGTTCAAGCCGATCATGGCGTACCAATTTTGCCGGTAGATTATAGAAAAAAGGGGGTAGGTGTTTCATTCATTACCTATAGTTTACCGGCTTTCTTTTTTTTATTATGCAAATTAAAAAAGTTCTAATTTTAAATAGATGGGATTTCGATTTTGAGAAAAAGGAATTTAAAAATCTTTCCGTTGGCTTACTTAATGCTGTGGATAGAGTCGAATATGATAACGGCGATACGCATATTCTACTTGACTATAAAATAAACGTATTTTCTACTCAGGAAAAATTTAATGCAAAAATGAAAGAATTGCGTTTAATGAATTGACTTTTAATAAAAATAGAATAGGATTGTCTCGTAATGAAATTCTCCTTCACTCTGGTTTCTCAAAACTCAAAAACTGGTCCTATCCCTGTGACCGGAACAAGTAAGGACTCTTGCCCCGATGCTTGTCCGCTTAAGAATAACGGATGCTATGCCGCGAGCGGACGCTTGAACATTCATTGGACTCGTTTAGAGAGCAAAGGATTAAACCTTGCCCAGCTTACGGAAAAGATTAAATCTATTCCTAGCGGTCGTTTGTGGCGACACAATCAGATGGGCGACTTACCGGGAAAGAATGACAAGATCGACGGCAAAGCGGTAAACTCGATTGTTGAGGCTAACAAGGGGCGCAAGGGATTTACTTATACCCATTACGATCCTTCTATCGGCAAGAATGCTTCAATCGTCAAATCCGCTAATCAAAATGGTTTTACGATTAACCTTTCCGCCGACAATCTAAGCGAGGCTGATACGTTCTCCGATATGGGAGTCGCGCCGGTCGTAACTATCTTGCCAAGCGATCAAAAGGGTAACACTGTTACACCTAAAGGGCGCAAGGTGGTAGTCTGTCCTAACTATACTCATGGAGTGCAATGCATGGATTGTCAGCTTTGCCAGCGGGCAGATCGTAGCGTAATCGTCGGCTTCCCCGCTCATGGAATTTCGTTCAAAAGAGTAAATCAAATTGCAAAACAGTAAAATATGCCTATAATAGTAATCGCGCTAACAATCCTAATTGTCGTTATGATCGTAAGAATGATTAACCATAATCCACATAGCTAGAATGAAACTGTTAAAACTAATTGAAGCGGCGACGCTTATCACCGCTAACGGAAAGGTCTGTAAGGCTACCGTTAGTCCCGAAATTGGAGATCCACAAAACCCTGTTCTAACTTTGAATTGGGGCAAAGGGAATGCTATTTTCCTAGAGGAGAATATCTCTAAGGCTTTGGACTATAAGGGCAGGCATCAAATGCAATGTATGAAAGGTGACTGGTTTGAAATTGAAATTCACGCAAGATATATTTAAAATGAAAACAAAATACACTAAACAATACTTCTATGAATTCTTTTCTAAGCTTAAAAAGCAAGGTAAGCTTGGAACAGGTCAACTAATGAAAAACGATGGCAAAACACCTTGTTGTGCTTTAGGACACCTTGGAGTGAGATTTGATAGATTCGCCGACTATAGATTTACTAATAAAGTTGTTAAAGAAAAAGTAATCGCACTAGGCCGGTTACTTGGAGTACCTAAAGATCAAAACGATATTGATGTTCATATTAATTGTATCATTGATGCGAATGACCATAATAAACTACTCAATAATCTTGAATAGCTTTATTTAGATACTATCAGTTAACCCGCCTTTATTTGGCGGGTTTTTTATTTGCATAGAAAAGAAAAAATGCCGCTTTTGGCGGCATTACTAAAACTAAGTAGGAATTACTATGGTAAACTAATTCAAATCTCCTTTATTAAAAAGGAATTTAGAATTATTTGGCCAAAGAACAGCCGTTCTAAGGCGACCAAGCATTTCATAATCCTTATTACAAAGCTTAACAACTTTTGAATAGTAGTGATGAGGGGCTTGCAAGATTTCAAGAACTTGGAAAATTCTGCCATCAAAATTCCCACTTTGTTCAACGATATCTCCCACTTTATAGTTGTGAGTAATAGGTTTGGGCACTTTACTTGCAAATCTGCCATGACTATCTCTTAGGTAAGTTTTCTTTTCCATATTTATTTATTTATTTATTTTAATCTATATTTATTATTTGTCAATTTAAACGTTCGCAGCCTTACAAACTTCACGAATGTCTTCTATGGTAGTACTTTCAGCATCATTAAATCCTGCAACACTACAAAAGATATATGGCACGTTTACTCTTTTTGATATTACCTTCCTTAATCGGTCAAATCCGCTTGCTCTTTCTCGTCCATTTACAATATAAATATCATGCATCGCGCCAACCAAGCATCTCTTTTCTCCTTTTCTCATTTGGCACTTCACCCATCTCTTCTTATTTGCGAAAAACTCTTGAAGACTTTTATATTTTCTCATAAATAGAATATTATAGTTTATTTATTTAATGTCAAACTATTATTCCGTGGCATAATGGATAATAGTAACTTCTTGGCAGCGATCATTATCTCGCGGAATCATTGCCGCCAAACGTCCAGTTCCCAACTCCATTGCGTTTTGGCTATATCCCAATTGAGCGCAATAAACTGGAGTTATTTTGACAAAAAGTTGCTCTACTCCATTATAATGAAAAACAGTTCCAATTTTCAGTCTTTCAAAATCAAATTTCTTTTTGGTTTCAATTCTTTTAAATTCAATCATAGGAATATTGTATACTTTTTTTATAAAATGTCAAGCGGGCAACCAACTTCCGATGCTCCATCCGAAAACCCCGGCATGGGTCAAAGGACTTCGGCGCATTTCACAGTTAGCTTATAAGGGATTGCCTTCCTACCTATAGCTCTTTCTTAGCTCCATCAGCCGCCCGCTTTAAAATAGATTAAAAACATTTATTTCCGGCCAAAAACGTTTATTTTACATTAAAATTAGTTAAATTCTTATATTTATCCTCTAAAATCATGCTGTTTATTTGACGCTGATATTGCCCGCATAAAACCAAAGTTTCTAACCAGCTTTCTTTACAGTCATCATAAAGAGATATGTAATGTTCATAAAGCTTTTTATTACGCAAATTCTCATTCGTTATTAGCTTTATTTGATTTTCTAATTTATTTTTATTAAAACGGTGGGTAATTGAGGTAGCAATAAGTGTGCAACAAAGCACTATAATAGAAAGCTGATACCATATTGACGAACGATTTTCGCTATTCATTTATTTTTCCCTTTAAAAGTGAAAATTGCAATATCTTTATATAGAGAGTATGTGATTATAAGCAAACTAGGGCCAAACGCAATATAAATTAAAAATTTCTCTATAGTGAATTTAGTTGGCTCACACCTTTGCTTGGATTCAAGATACTCAGCCAAAAGACCTATAATTAGACCTACAAACATCCAGATAAAAACAGTTAAAAATATAATCATATTATTTTTTTTTAATAGTAACTCTTTTTAGTAAAAGTAAATTCAATGTTTAGGCTATTTTGCCATTCTAAATGATGCATAGAAGTAATTTTATATCCATTATTGTCAAGAATATACTGTTCCCCAATTGAAGTATTGACCTGTCTTGGAAATATACACATTGGTTTCAGCCCCATTCTTTCGGCTACTTGATAAACAACACACCCACAAACATACGAGAAATTAGGAGTGCCTATTTCAGCCATCGCTTTATCAATATCTTCCTGAGTAACTTTAGCGCAAATCACTTCTTTTTGAGTGTCGTTTTCCATATACTTTTAATACTCTATCTTATTTTTCCATTTTTTCAAGCGAAAAACACAAAACATCAAAATCATTGGGTTTTTTGAAGATTTTTTTGTGTCCAGCTTATGTCAAAAAGCTCATAAACCTAATCAAAAAATCATCTATTTTCAGCTAAAAATTTTAACAAATTCAAGTAACAAATCTTACCGTGAGCGGGCCTAGATTTCTTATTTGTGAGATTTTTGATTCAAAATTTGTGAAGTGCGCAATTTTTGCACAGCGAAATACCCTCATTTCATTGGGGTTTTTGCATATTTTGTAGTAAGTGTGCAAATTTTTCACTAATTTTATTTTTATTTTTATTTCAGGAGATAATTGCCGCTCAGATTAATAAAACAACAACTCAAACCTCTACCTCCAATACTATATCAGTTCTTTCTCTACTGTCTATACTATTATATCTCTCTTATCTATTTGTTCTTTCTATTTTTGAAAATGATTATAAACACAACTACTTGAGCCACAAAGGTTAACATTGAAAAAATGATGTCAATTGCGAGCTTCTTTTCCATTGTGTTTTTGTTCTATTTTTGGGTGAAAAAAGTGTTATTTATTTAGATTTTTGAAACAGGTAAATCCTACCATGTTTTTGGGGCTTTACAAGTGAAAATCGTTTATTTCCATTAAGCGGGCCTCAGTGTCATACTTAAAGATAAAAAATAATAGAATATATAGTCAATAGATATTGACATTCCTTTAAAGATATATCTGTAATCCTTTTAAATTATACCTTATTTTAGTAAAATATAATTTAATATCATTTATTATTATAAATTATAATAGAATATAATAATCTATATTAGATCCAACATACCCATTTCTTTTCAGGATTATATCTCTCTAGCTCTACTCCGTATGAATCTAATTGAGTCCATTCCTTATTTTTATGCGCCGTCAATACTATTTCTCCGCATAATCTTCCATACCTTGTCCCTCTTCGTATTCTATGGAAACAGGAATTTGGGCAACGACACCGTTCTGTGAGCAGAATCTTTTATTAGCTTTTTCGTAAATAAAATAACCTGCGCCTGAATTTTTCACTATAATAAATCCTTGTAAAACTTTCTTCTCTGGAACGTTTTGAATGTATTTTCCTTTTAGCTCTTCATAAAAATAAGAGATGTCAAAACCAAATGCTTTAACTATCTTTCCTTCCCTTGTAGTTTCAACAATGCCATGATAGAAAGAGTTAATTCTTAATTCAAACAAAAACGGAGCATCGGCCACTACAGAGCAATTGCTGCTCAATAATTTAATTTCAGTTTTATGTTTAAAATCACGAATTTGAAATGGTTGAGTGACAATAAGTTCTTTCATGCTTCTTTTATACCTTATTTTTATAGATTGTCAAGAGTTGCTATACTTTCTTTCGGGCAAAATTCTAAACAAAGATCCCAACGCGAAAGTAAATTCTGAATTTTTGCCTTTCTTTTTAATGGAAAGGCCGACAATCGTAAACCGATAATGACCTGAGACGTAATCGAAATCCCTGACGGCATAAACCTTACCTTTCTCTGGCAATTGACCTTCTATGATCAAGCCAGCGGTATTCATGCTTTTAAAGTCAAATGTGCAGACTACCTTTTCAAATGGTCTATTATTATTCATTGTCTTTAATTAGTTTCTTAGCAATTTTAATAGCGTTTTGACTAAATTTTCCACCAAGTTCATATAAACTTGGAGCATATTGTTGACAGATATGCAATAAATCTTTCAAAGATTTGGTTAAATCAGTATTTTCTTGTATCAATTCTGCCATTGATTTTCCATTATCTTCTTCTAATTGAACCTCTTTTTCGTCAAAAAGATATCCTTTAAGCCCATGAAGGACATATTGGAAGGTATTTTTATCACTATTCCAGTAAACAAATTTAACGGTTGTCCAGTAGCTTTTTGAGTCAATCTCTACGTAGACTTTTGTATTTGGCGGAAATTTAGGCTTCATATAAGTATGATATACTATTTTTTACGTCTGTCAAACATTAGTCCTTATCTAAAGCATAAAAATTATGAGGATTACCACAACAAAAACAACCAAGCTGATAAGCATCCTGCCCCGTAATTTGCTCGAATTCACTAATTGCCTGATCGATATCCATAAAATCCTTGGTGGCAGAAGTTGCCATCGCTCCAAGCCATCTTTTCTTTTCCCACTTAACCTTCCAACCTGAATATTCAAGCTTTCTCCAATCCTCATCAGAAAGCCACCATGAACCACCAGAGTTATTGCTTCTATATTGAATTTTCATTTACTTATGATTAATTACAAATTCCATCGCCGTCCTATTTATCTCATGCTCCGCTAAACGCAAGGAATCGACGCCACCACAATTTTTGTATGTTTCCGCTAAAACTCTTACTTTGCTTTTTGGCGAAAGAATGCCAATTTTTCTCCATTCAAGAATGTCTTCGCATAATTCACAAAGATTTTCCTCAATGTAAGTATTATTCATAGATTTTTAATATGCTGACACCAAAACAGGATTATACCTAATCATAACAGAAGGCATTCCATCCGGCACAAAATAAGTCTTTTTATCCTTCTTTACGAGAACGCCAGTATGCCCGAAACCAATTCCATCATACTCTTTTGAGATAAAAACCGCATAAGTAATCTTGTTTTTCATGTTTTTATGATAGCTCTATTTTTTAGGAAATCAATCACTAATAACCTGTATTTGGTAGGTAGTTAAACTTTAGCTAATCTAACTACTTTCCTGATATCTTCAATTGTTGTAGTAGGACAATCGTTAAACTTAATTATGCTGCCCTGTCCATCTATTTTTAGAATTTCTTTTCGAAGTTTTCCTCTTACCTCTTCAACTTTTTTGAGTTTTTCCGGTCCATGTCCATAGATAAGATATGCCGCATGGGATAAACAACAAGCTGTCTCTTCTTCATTTGAAAAAACTCTCTTACACCATCTGCTTTTGTCTCTATAAAGAGATTTTATAGATTTATATCTCGATTGCTTAATAGTTTTCATACACAAACATTAGTCTATTTTTTTAAGAAATCAACTCTTTTAATGCGGGAAGGTATTTTTTAATTTGCTTATCGGTGGGTGAATCAGTAAGATTAGCCAGAATATCGGCAATTTTGACCATTTTTGCATAATGGTTATTTTTTACCTTCTGGATATAATCCAAGTAATCCTGCCCCTTTTGTTTGGTCAAAAGAAAAACAGCATTAGCAATACCGGCTTCTACTCCAAGAGCTACAAGCTCTTCAACTGAATACTCTTTATTGTCTTCGATAACATCATGAAGCAACGCCACGGCTTTATAATCGTCTCCAAAGCCTAGAATCTCTTCTACAATCTTTGCAACCTTAATAGGATGCTCAATATAAGGTGTCACTCCGTCTCGCCTAGTTTGGCCTAAGTGAGCTTTAATGGCGATTTTTTCTGCTAATTTTAAAGTATCCATAATAAAATTTATTTAAATTTAGTATAAAGTTCACAAATAGACCCCGGAGAAGTAATATAAACAAATCTATTTTTAGCTGGAGTTACCCCATTAGGGGGAGGCTCTGTAGTTATTGGCGCAAGACATACCGTATTAATCTCTTTACCTCTTATTCCTTTTAGCTGCCCAAAATGAATACAGGTTCGGCACTCTTGCGTTCTATCGTTCTCTTGCATCGGTTTTAGCTTCCCATGCCGTAATCTTCCGTGGCAAGCTTAAATGCCCGCCCAAGCGCAATACGTGTGCCAAGGCGACGATTAAAACAATCATTGACATGACAAGACGCTTCACCAAAGAAGTTCTTATTCTCTGGAGTCGTGACTTCAACTCGCGTAAGCCCGCCATTCTGAACCAGATTCAGTTTCTTTTCCTTAATGACGGAAGTATGAAACAATTCATTCTCGCCTACCACAGGGCGGAAGTGCATAACACGAACCTTGAAACCATTCTTACGAGCATTTTCAACAGTGAACATATTGTTTTTCATAGTGTTAGTATTCTATCTATTTTTTAAAAAATGTCAATCGTAAAGCAAATCGGCGACTATCTTTCGATAATCGCCGATCACACTTAGCAGAAACGCCCCTTAGCGTCCCGCTTTGGCCCCTTTTTAGGCTTACTCTCACGAATCTCCTTGTAAGTCTTATTTTCTGGAGCATAATGAGAAGTAAAAGAGACATCCTCCCTATTCACTTCACGAATAACCTTATAGCGACAAAGGCGAATCTTTCCAAAGCCACCTTCGTCAGGAACCACTACAACGTCTCTAGGGTTAACCTTGACCATAATGTATCTATAGTCATTTTTTCCGTAGTCTCTCGCATAACCAACAATATATTTATCAGATCCAACATGCAATCCTGATCCGGCACATTCAAATTTACTCTTGTTTACCTTGTTCCTATCCATGTAAACAGTCTCTCCAACTCTATTAGAGACTTTACCAGAATAAATATCCATCCAATCACCACGAATAGCCTTACAAGCTACGAAATCGCCGTCTTCTGTAATTGGCAGGTAATGTGCTCCAATATAATTGTAAAGCGTATCCCGCGCCTCAATATCTGGATTCTGCATCAGCTTGTCAAGGAATTTAACAAGAGGCTTGTGAGGAATCCCCTCTGAAATGAAACTAAGAATCTGTTTAGTGACGCCGCTATTGAGAGCAACACCCTTATAGCGAACCTCCTTACCTTCAACAATTTCCACATTGAAACACTTTTCAATCGTTTGCTTTACCTCAAACAGTCGCTCAATCCCATTCAGACTGTTAGCTTTAATCTTTTCGATAATCTTCTTGAAATTAGGATGAGTATCGTGCGCAAGGAATCGCTTGCCGTTCTTATAAACCACTACTGACGTATTGGTGATATTGTATAGATAATTTGTATTCATATTGATATATTATGGCTATTTTTTAGAAAGTCAATTAAAAATGACAGAGTAGAGAATCTTCCTCGCCTCCGTTGAATTAAGTTCTTCAGCTTTAACGATTGACAGAACTGGATATTTTTTCAAAAGCTCAGAAGGATTCTTGACAGGATAAGATGCTTTTATTGCCTCCTTCATTTTGAGTAAATCAACGGAAGTCATAGATTCGATAAAACTATTATATTTTTTATAGGCGTCATTCGCATTCTTCCACTCAGAAATAATATCGTAAAAGTATTTAGCATTATTATTATTCTCAATTTCTTTTAGAATTGATTCATTTGAAAATATACCGAAAATACTCCTAAAGAATGAGTTTTTATAATAAGAGGCATGATCATTGCTATCATAATGGAACACGCTTTTAGCGACGATTGCCATTTGAATATCTTTTTCGTTTTGTTTAATAAAATCCTGCAAAGACTCAGAGTAAAAATCCTCAAAAGAATCAAGTTCGATACCTTCTTTTTCGAGTCTTTCCCATTCAGTGGTTGTAAGCCCTACAATAGAGTAATCGTCAACGCCAACGCCATGCAAAGTTTGAATTTGCTTTTTAAGCGTTCCTTTATCGGAATTCAATGCCGTTCCGGTGCGCAACACATAATAAACATTATAATAATCTGAATAGTCTAGGACTTCCCAAATATCCTGATTGCGCCTAAAGTTAACAGCTTTTTTAACGGTGTAAAGCTGATTCTTCTGTCTTTTATTGCGCTTTGTAGTAGACTTGTCGTAATCAAGCTCAGACATCTTTTTGCACTTGGAAAAGTCAACTCCAAATGTCTCTTCAGTCTCTTTAAATGCATTCGGGGCAACCTCTTCGATCAGAATAGTCGTGCCGCATTTTGTGTGGTTTCCGTCTATGTATTTGTCAAGTCTTTTCGAGGCATGAGTCTTTTTATCAAAAATGATAAATTCATAATTATTTTTCAAGTCAACGTAGCCGTAAGGCCCATATATCTTAGGGGAGCCATAACGTTGAGTAATAATGTAAAAAGAAATGCCTTTTGGCTCAAATCTGTCAGGGACAGAAACAGTTTTAAGGAATGAGTTGACTAGGTTTGAAATTCTCGCGAATCGTCCTTCATAAGAGAAAATAGAGGTTCTAATTTTAATCTTCTCAAAAAGGCTCTTGTTGTCAAATTGCTTTTGAATCTCAAGGCCAATGTCAATGTAAATGTTAGAAAGAGCCTCCTTAATGTTAGCGATGGTGGTTTCGTCGTAGTCCAAAGCTTCACGGTTGGCGGCAGTATTGATTTTGCCAATGGGGAATTGAATTACCAAGCCGCAGGACAAAAGATCATGATACTTCTGTTCCAAGTTAGGAATAGAACTGGCGTTAATAGGATACTCATAGACTGAACACCTAGCCGCAGAAGGACGACCCGCACCGAAAAGACTCCAATCTCTTCCACTGAATACTGCTGTTTCAGAAAGGTGAGCATAACTAGAATTGCCAAAAACAAGAGGCTTAACAATATAAGGCTTAAACACTTGTTGCGCCGTTACCATGAAATGATAAACGTAACTTGCATTAACTGGAATTTCCACGCAAAAACCATTCTTTTCGCTTGTCTTTTCTGAGCCAAGGTAAGCAATAGTAGGAATCCCCTTTGGATTATAGAAGATAGAATAGCTGCTCTTTTCTCCGTTCTGAACGGAATAGCAAAAATAAGAGTCGCACAGCGCAAGAGCACTCAGGCGACCAAGACCTTTTTCGCCGTTGAAATCATTGCTAGTATCTTTGGATGAATGGAAAGCAACGGTATAGTAATTCATCATGAAATCATAAGAAATGCCCGTGCCAAAATCCCTCACACGAAAGAGAGGATCGAGAACAGAAGGAAGGGTAACTTCAAAAGGAGAATCGGTATTTTTTGCCGCAACATGAGCATCATACGCATTAGCGCAAATTTCAGTAACCACAGCCCTAACCTTGTCGGTATAAAGGTTAGAAATGAGAGTTTTAAAGGCTTTCCCACCAGCCTTAATAGTAAACGTTCCGCTTTGCTCCGCAGGAATGTTACCTTCCGCAATTCTGTCTTTAATTTCTGTAATCATAGTGTTAATAGACTATCTTATTTTTATGGAATGTCAAATTTTAAACTTAATTACTGCATTTTCATATCTAACGAAACTAAAAATGCCCTAACCATTTAATAGCTAGGGCACTGTGTCCAAGAAAGAATTAAATCTTGGAATAAACTGCACTTGGACGACCACGCCCCGCAGCCTTCTCATTGCGAACAAACTTAATCTTCTGAGAGGCAATCGCGCTCTTCACTTGAGCATGAATGAAAGGTTGCTTCTTATTAAAAAGAAGTTGAAGATCCTTGATCTTAAATTCCCCATCAGGGAACGTGAACGTTTCAGTATTTACATTATTTGTATTTGTATTCATATCTTATTATATTATCAGGTTTTTTTAAAATGTCAATCTTCAACTGTCATTTGAATTTCGTCTTCCTCCTCTTTTCCTTTCGTCTCTGTTCCGATATTAGGTTGAGTCGGAGTAATCACTTGACCAAACAAGGAAGCGTAATCGCTAGAAATTCTGATACTTGCGGCTGGATTGAAATTCTTAATGATTTCGTCAACCGAAACAATGATAAATTTAGGCTTATTTTTAGATCCAGTTTTTCTTGGCATAAGATACCTTAGTCTATATTTTTAATAACGTCAAGACCTTTTGAGGTAATATGTCTCTTTGCGTTAATTTTAATCAATCCAGCTTCCGTCAAAAATGGCTCCACATTACCCATCACAGTAGCTTTAGGTAAACTAAGGGAATTAGCAATCGCAGTCAAAGACATTTCACCATTTTGCTTGAGAAGCTTCAATACATTAACCTCTGAATTACTCATTCCCAAAGGCTTGATATTCAAATAATTAACGAATTTATTCCACTTTCTGCGGTCGATAGTATCGCACTTTTCAATTGAACAAAATTGCCTAATATCGTCAACCAGACTAATTGCCGTTCTAGGAGTGTTTCGGGCTACACTTGCAACATCATTCTGAATGTCTTCTTCAATTGAGATATTGAATTTAGCGCAGCTATTGACGATTATTTCAGCAATTTCCTCGCACTTGTAAGGCTCAAGATCTACTTGCTTGCATCGCGTTTTGAAAGCTGGAGATAGAGCTTGAGGATCTGTCGTGGCGAAAAGGAATGTCTGCTTACAATGATCGAAATGTAATTCAATCTCATTGTGAATAAAAGAAGTTTTCCTTTCATTTTTAATGTCCAGAACTGAAAGCAGAAAATTCTTAACAGTTTTATCCATTCCATGACACTCGTCAATAAAATAGGTAACTTGCTCATCCTTATAGGGGATAATAGCCCTGTCAACAAATGCATCGGCATTTTTCAGGGAGCTACCATTGATTTCAATAAACTTTTTTGGTTTATTAGTTTCCTTATTGATAAGGTTACTTTTAATTCTGCGGGCTATCTCTGTTTTGCCCGCTCCCCGCTTAGAAGTCAAAAGGACTGGCGGGAAAAAACCGGATGAATTAAAGCCATTAAGCTGGAAACTCAAATAGTTTTTAACATTAGTTTGACCAACGATACCTTTGAAGTATTGCATAGCTCAAATCTATCTATTTTTTATAGAAAAGCAAGAACTAATAAACGCTATTACGTGACAAGTTGCTCTCTGGAGTTGCATGAAAAATAGCTTTTTTACTTTCTTCTACGTCTCCAAGCGAATAGACTATAGCTCTACCACCAAGAAAGCACCAGTCCATATCTATACCTGAATCTTTACATGCACTGAAAACGATGGCTTCTATACATATAGACGGACCAGAGAGCATTGCTACATATTTAGCTTTATTAAATCGTGGCGGCATTTTAGACTTCTGCAATCTAAAATTAATGGCGGAAAATAACTTTTTACTTGTTACTTCCGCCAATTGCTTTTTGGTAAGCTTATTCATTGGCTTGCGCAGTTTCAGGAGTAGCGGAAGTCATTTGCGACTCTTTAGCCAAGCGAGCGTTTGCGTGACGAATACGTTGAGCTTTGGCGATGCTTTCGCGCCCAGCCTTGCTCATTTTACGAACCTTCTTTGGTTTAGTAGCCATACTAACCCGATTAACATCCTCACCAGAGAGGATATCATTCATTTGGTTCTGCAAATCCTCGATTTGCTTTTGAATTTCCATTGCTTTTTGAAGTTTTTCAATTGTCATTTTCATAGTGAGAAGACTTTATCACATTTTTATTAAACGTCAATAGGTTTTTCTTCGATATCAATAACTGAGGACATAGAATATACAAAAATATCGCTCTTAACATTAGAAGAGAACACTTCCTCCTCTATAGACATATACTCTTTCTCGGCTAAAATCTTTGCCTCCTCAATAGCACCTTTCTTATTTCCCTTATATTTGTCTGGAAACTCGTTAAGAATTTTAAATAGATTAGAATTAACTAGGGATTTTTTAAGCTTTTCTTCTGTAGTGCAAAAGTATCCAAATTTGCCGTCTTTCATCCAATAGAATTCTCCGTCCGTGGCCCCATGATTCCAGAAGGAATAAAACTTCTCATTAATTTCTGTTTCATTATCTCCCTCTATGCCAATGTTTATTGAATTGGCTTTAGTTTCCCTAATTAATTTTAGCATATATTTAAAGATTTTTGTATTCGTAATAGGATGCTACATTGTTCTGCACTTTTGCGTAGTGCATTAAATGGGTGTCAATACATAAACTATTACCTTTTAAGGTGGGTATTCTTTGTGGAGTGTGGCCGAAAATCTGCTTCGCATTATCATTTGGAATGAATTCTCTCAAAAAATCACACCAAATAATGCCCCCAAACGGAATCTGCCCGCCGCGAGAGTAGCCTGCCCTGAAAAAATAATGAGATTTGTTTTTCTTGAGCAACCTAAAAGCATAATCGCTTTCTTTATTCAGAAAAACATCAATATCTTCGTTATTCTCAGGAAAATAGCTAGAATGAAGTCCAGCATGAGTAAAAAGAAAACCTTGCTCAAAATGAAAGAACTTCAATTTGCTCCACTCTTTTTCTGTTAGCTCTTCCTGAACGGCTTTGTTTTTACTTTCCGTGAAACCCGTGCATCTTGTATATGGGTTATTTGGAAATGCATAGCAAACATCATGGTTTCCCCACAAATGGATTCTATTCTCCTTATTTAAGCTTTCTTTAAGCCATTTTGCGGTCTTCCTTGCGTCAATATGAGAGTCGCCGAAATCATCGAAGTAATCTCCAAGGAAAATAACCTTGTCCGCACCAGCATTCTTGATAATCGTTTCGGCTCTATCTATCTTATTATGAATGTCTGGTATAATCAGTAAAACTTCAGTTCTCATAGGCTCATAATAGCTTTATTTTCAAATACCTCAAGCTAAAACTAGCCCTTTTTAATACAATATTTGACTTTGCTTGTTTTATTCAACTTTTTGATATATTTCTCTGCGTCAATTTTCCCCTCTTTAGTCATAGGGAATGCGCCGAAATTGCGCTCTCCAGCTTTAATTACGTAAAATTTCTTTCTGTTTTTTGTTTTTGGCATAAAAAATGATTCCTTATTAACAATAACTTAGATAAAAATAAAAGTCAAACCAATAATAGTTATGAAAATAATAGCTTGCCTGCCGGGAAAAAGTTACTCAGGCGAATTCATTAAGGCTTGGACTCTATTCTTGAGTAAATGTCTGGAAAATGGCATAGAAATAGCTTTATCACAAAATTATTCACCTAACATTTACTATGTCAGAAACTTATGCTTAGGAGGCGACATAAGAAAAGGAATAGAGCAAAAACCATTCCAAGGTAAAATAGAATATGATTATTTATTATGGGTAGACTCAGATAATATCCCTACTTATTCTGCATTAATTTCTCTCCTTAATAGAAATGTTGATATTTGCGCCGGAATCTATAAAATGCAAGATGGAAGGTTCGCCACTGTGAAGGAATGGGATACGTCAAGCCTTATTGAGAACGGAGAAATGAAATTTTGTCAAGACATAGATCTCAAAGATAAAACAGATTTAATAGAAGTAGCTTATACTGGCATGGGTTTCATGCTTGTCAAGTTTGGAGTATTTGAAAAAATGCGCTATCCTTGGTTTCAGCCGCTAAACCTTGACGTAGGCCGGATTAAGGATTTTGCTACAGAAGATATTTATTTCTGCCAGAAAATACAGTCTCTTGGTTTTAAGGTTTTTGTAGATCCCACCGTTAAAATAGGGCATGAAAAATGTTTTGTTATTTAGAATACTCTGAATAATTTAAGAAGTATAATACAAATAGTAATAACGAAAACTATCTCAGCTATCGCACCAGCTATGTTGTTGGCATTTTTATTATTCATAATTTTTTTTTGTTTCAATGTATTAAATCTTCTTTAAAAGAGGGAATAGTTTTAAACAGTTTATTATTTAAATGAAGTCATTATTTTCAAAAATTAAGAATAATTGAATTATAAAATTCCCATATAATACAATTATCTGTAAATATAAATGCTATGAGCAGACCTTGGACAAATGAGGATTCAGAAAGTCTAAAAAAACTTTACGGAACAATGCCCCTTAAAGAATTAGCTTCTATTTTAAATAGACATGGAACATATTTATGTATCAAAGCTAAAAAACTTGGCATCCAATCTAGTAAATCAAAACTAACAATGGAACAGCTATTTCTTAAGAAAAGCAATCAAAGAAGATGTTATAAATGTAAACAAATAATGCCTTTCATAAATGAATTTTTTTACGCTTCTAAAAGATGCTGTCGTAAATGTGAAAGAAAAATAGCAATTATTAATTTTTACAACTTAAAAAATAATCCAACTCTTCCTAAAGTAATGATGTCAAGGTTATATGCAAGTAAGTCTCGGGCAAGATCTAAAAAAATAGATTTTAATCTTGACATAAGCTATCTTCTTGTTTTATGGACAAAGCAAGAAGGAAAATGTTTTTATTCAAAACTTCCAATGAAAATAAAAATAGAATCTCGCTATGAAAACACTGAAGTTCTTTCTATTGATAGAATCGATCCTGACAAAGGATACATTAAAGGCAACATTGTTCTTTGCTGTGATGCAGTTAATACAATGAAGAATAATATGTCTTTGGATAAATTCAAGACTTTTATAAAAATAATTAACGAAAATTTTCAAGAAATGGCAAATAAGCCTTTAAGCACAACTCATTTGCAAAATTCAGATCAAATCTAGTAATAAATGCTTTTTTCTCGTAAGCTTTCTTAAGTTTTATTTCGAATTCGTTTATCATTTTTATTAAATCTTCAATCTTAAAATCTTCAGGGGCAAACTTTATTGATCGAAGTAATGAATAAATGCTTCTATCTTTATTTTTAATATTTGTTGGGAAAATTCCATATTCAAAATAGAACTGCCCCGCCCAAGAAAGCCTTATTAATTGGGTCACGTTTTTGGGAGAAAATTGATATTTGAGTATTTGTTCATGCCTTTTACATCCTGTTTTACTTTTTCTTTCTCCAAAGGCCAGTCTTTTTTCTCCCTGCATATAACCAAGAAGACATTTAAATAATCTTTCTGAATCTATAAGTTTGTGTCTATTTAATTGAGTCTCTTTCCAGATTTCACTTATTTCAATCCAATCCTCATTAAAAAGCAATTCAAAACTTTGAGTATTGCCCTGCCTAAGAAGACTTAGGGTATGCCTGAATTCAGTATAGAGTTGATCGTCGTCTTTATCTTGCTTTAAGGCATGTTCGTTCTTTCCTAAGCCGATGATATCGTTGATATTATCATTTAGGAATACTCCACGGTAGTCTACGTCGCTTTCTGGGCCATCTAGTCCATACATTTTAGATCCTCCAAGACACTTACAGATAATTTTCATATTCTAAGCGATTAAGCTCTTTAATATCTTCTTCAGTAACTTTCATACTTGTATAGTAACAGTTTTTTATTACTTGTCTACTCTTTGTTTTCTAACATTCCGCATGGGGAGCCGTCGATTTGCGTATATAAATCTAAAAATCTTTGACGACTAATCTCTTTAATGAAAGGGCCATCTGCAATAACAAAACTCGTATAGCCTGCGCTAATCACTTGATACAGAGTGGAGCCATTTTTATCTTTTACATATTTCCCAATTGCCTCTTCCGGTAGCCAAGGGCGCAAACTCGGAGGAAGTTTCAAACGGTAAACTTGATTAATATAAAAATTCGTTGTTATTTTTTTATACCAAGATTTCCCATTATCATCTGAAGCTTGAATATTTTCGATGCCATTTTCCATTGCATAACGATATACCTCAATATTATCTAATTTTTGTTGTTCAGTCAATTTCATATTTTAATATTCTTTATTTTTGCCAAAGCAATTACCCGCTGTTGCCATGTGGCGTGAGAAGTAAGCCAGTCGTCATCTGTTCTGTTGTCAAGATAGTTTAAGTAATCGAGACGTTGGCCCATTGTTAACGTCTCCTCAATCAACCAACAAACGTGAAGAAGCTCTGTGTCACATACTCTTTTCGGTTGTATGGGATATCCACTTGGCATCCAGTATAAATGATATCCATTAGGAATTACTTTTTCCCTATAGATAAATTTCGGCAACATTTTCGCCAATGCCCGTTTTAATTGAGTGTCGGTGGGATTAGTCATAATAGATGCTTAATGCATGTTAGAATTGTCCAGATAATGTTTACTAAAAGAGTTCCTGCGATAAAACCTTTGTTCCGTTCGTTAATATAATATCTATATTTTTAATTTTTGCAAGTGCAATCGTGCGTTGTTGCCAAGAGGCGTTAGTTAGCGCGAAATGGGTCATATACTTGCCCCCAAACTGACGAATTACATCCTCGTCAAGGGTTCGCACGTAATCTAATCTCTCTTCATCCCCTAAAATGCCCTCAATTAACCAACAAATGTAGGGAAGCTCACTATTCGTAACTTCTTTAGTATATGGAAATTTTTCTATTTTCCAAGACAAAAAATCAGAAACATCTTTATTCCCTCCCCAATAAAGCTTGTCGGGTAACATCTTAGCTAGAGCTTGCTTAAGCTGCCCTTCCATATATGTAATATTTTGGAAATCACAATCTCCAGTTTGACAACAGCAATTAGAAAATCCTAGTTTTAGCAAACATCCTCCGATGCGTTGGCAAAATTGAGTTTCGGTTGGGGTGGTCATAAATTATTCTTGATCTTGCCACGTTCCGAATGAATAAAGGCTCTGGCAAATCTGATTATGGTTAAAAATTTGTTTCTTGTTTTCGCCGGTTTTAGCAATTATCTTCCCGCGCTCTTTCGTTTCTTCATTCCATTCCCAAACTATCGTCTCATTGTAAATGACCGGCGGAATAATTGCGGCGGATGATTCTCTTTCTATCGTAGAAACAAGGAACCATTTATCCTTGTATCGAACATAACTTTTGATTTGAGTTTCGTTATTCATATCTCCACCCCATGTGTGGTCATAGTTCTATCTTGTTTGTTGCGCGGAGTTTTTCTAGTGCTTTATCTAATTCAGTTTTCTCTTGCTCACTTGGTCTTACCCAAGTTGCCGCCCTCGCAACTTCTATTAATTCAACGAGAGGGATTGCTTCCAGAATATAGTGGTTAATTGAAGTTGTCGCACCTTCATCGTGACTCCACTCTATTGCAGCTTTTTCTGCAAGCTCTTCTGCAATTTGTTGGGAGGATTTCATAGTTTTTTTATTTCGATTTCAGCTTCACTATTAGAAGTTTTATATCCATCTAGCTTATGATTTGATATACTATTTTTCTTGGCTCTATAGTCGTCAATGCACCATTTATCACTATCCGTTAGCCAATGGTTATCTCGAATTAGAAGAACACCGCATCGACAACACTCAGCTATATCAAAGTGTCCGAGTTTTTCAATATTAATAGGCTTATGAAGCCCAAGCCAGCATAAAATTTTCATATTTCTTTAAAATTGTCTCGGGCGGTGAGGATTTTCTTACACATTAACTTGGCTCCATGTGGATGCTGTAAAGAAAAATCGCTATGGATAGACTGCACATCCACCATTTCCCCCGCTCTTGTCATTCCCGCTTTGAAGGCGTCAAGTTGGATTGCTTTGATGTCACTAATAATTCCTTGTTTTGGAAATCCATCAAAGTGTTGATTTGCCCATTCTTCTGCTGTTTTCATGGCTTGATAAAGATAAAATTTTTTTCACCGTTTGTTGGATTGACTGTCCACTTGGCTACGCCTGCGGAGACACACTCTGCGCGATGGATTTTGATACCGCCCGTGCAGCCTCCAATTATTCCTATAACTAATCCAATAATAAAAAATTCTACACTATTACTTATAGACAAAAGATTCACAACCCCTCTCCCTCTATAAATTCAATTTCTATTTCTTTGCGGGCTAGAATGTCATTTTCCCCCTGAATTTGAGGCGTCATGGTTCCAATTACTGTATTCTCATAGATATTCACCCAATACTTAATTTTTCGCTTAACAGGAATATTTACAAGATCAAACGGATCTTCGCCATGTTTATTTCTAAGTCCAGTTTCGGGCCATACACTAGCTAAACTCCAACCGCCCCAACTATTCTTAAAGGCGTAGGTAAGAATCCCATTATCTACTCCAAGTATTTTGACATTTTCATTTCCGCTACGGGTTTTAACTGGTTTAGTATAGTCAAATTTCATATTAAAATCATTTTATGTTATTTTTTCAGAAAATCAAGTCTTAAAGTGCTAATTTCTTTTAGCGGGAGGAATTGAGTTATAGAGATCAATAGCTTTACAAGTCCCACAAAGAGGATCTTTTCCCGGCCCATGACAGCATTCTCCGTGTTTCGCGAGTGTGGCGCAAGCTTTTCTTAGTTTATCATTTTCAATCTCTAGGTCAATTAGTTTATTAATATAAATTGTATTGTCGAATTCCGAATCCGGTTTACATACATAAACCAAATAAGGATCTGGTTTGTCTGAGGTTTTCATTGTCCCTACAGTTAAACCTTTAGACTCAAGAAATGTTAATTGTTTTTGAGCTTTTTGCAATTTATCTCGATAATGGTCGCGCTCTGCCTGCATTTGAACAACAATCTCTTTTTGATTGTTTCTCTCTTGCTCTATTTTGTGGGCGAAGTCTCTAGCTTCCTCAAGTGTTTCCCATTGCGCACAGGCTGCGTCTGATTCTGACGTATTTGAGTTCATAAATTAAAAAGTTGAGCACGGCAGGATTTTAACCTGCAAATCCCTTGTACAAGGAATATTTATTGGGTTTCTCAGTTGTATCTAATAGGGCAAATCCCTCCCTTGCTTTTTACATTCCGCCACGCGCTCATAAATTGGTGCCCCGCTAGGAATCGAACCTAGTTTCTTCGCAATACTACTTTACCGCATAGGACGTTACTAAAGCCACGTTCGCTTGTTCTCGTTCCCTGTAGCGTTTCGCCTTGGCTACAGCAAGAATCTCACTTGCAGACCAATCTCGGGGCTAAATTAAAGTTTTGGATACGGCAAGATTTGATACTTGTAATTTATCTTGATAGGACTCGAACCTACAGTCCTTTTTCAATAGGAAGTCCTGTTTATACAGGTAGAGCGTCCCTACCACTCACAGCAAGATTGCGTCTACTTCCGCCACGTATCCATTAAAAGTGAATTGACTGTAGTTGTCATTGAGTTCTTACATCCAGCATTATACTGGGCCACGCTCATATGTTTACATATTGCAACTACAGTCAAATTGAATTCCCCGCCGTGAGAGTCTGTCTTTCTTCGGTTTTAATGTGACAGTAACCGCTTCTATTGCTCTCTCACACTTCTCTATCTTTAGACTCGTCTAAGTAGATTCTGCCAGCACAGGCACGGGGAAATATCAAAAATCAATCAAATTCATCGTAAGCATTATCACGGCTATAAACCGAAAAAGTCACCGTAGGACCAATTCCGAAAGACTCTTCAAGACTACTAAAAACAATCGTATCGTCGGCAACTTGAGTAGCCTGAATTTGAGAGCGAGCCTGATCGGGATTGACTACGCTGAAGATAATAATACCTCCTTTCGGAATACGCAAGTCTTTAACTTTGCTAACGCCATTAAAAATTAAAACCCTACCAACAAGTTTTGGCGCGAAATCAGAAGTAGCCGCCTGAGCCTGCCTGTTTTGGAAATGTGCGATACGTCTATCCGCGCCATTCAATTGATTTACTAGGAAAAAGGAGCCAACAATGGCAATAGCCGAAGAAATAAGAGCCAAGTTAAGAGTATTTTTATTGTTCATTTTTAATTATATTTTCGTTAATTTTTATTGATTGAGGCATTTCTTCTGGATTAGTAGGAGTTTTTCCCGTATCCAAGAACTGCTTCAATATCTCATTTATAACAGCTATTTGCTTTTTGTCAAGACACATTCTGAAAGCGGGCTTCCCCTGCATATCAATATTCACGCCAAGCCAGAGAACTTCCGTCTCTTGAACTTTATCGGCCTGAAAAGAGCACTCGGCATTATTAATGTCCCAGAAAACTCCTATTTTGGCACCATTATGATCTATAAATTGGATTTTCATTTTATTTTAGTTAATGATACTTTAACATTATCTATGGAAGCTTTTGCTGCGAACCACGGTGGACATCTATTAGAGTTAATAAAATCAAATACAATTGACTGAATAAAATGATTTTTGTATTTATGCAGTTTTAGCTCTGAAAATGTAATACATAAATCATAATTCTCTACAGCTTCTACGCTCCATTTTTCTTCGTAAGAAAATTTAGAATCACTTACTTTGAATAAGAACTTCTCTTTCATATTAGCAGTCTATCCATCTTTTTTTATCGGAATCCTTCATCTGAACTTTAGCTTTTAAAAAATCTGCCTCAAGCGAAAATTCATCAAAATCGTCAGACATTGAATTATATGCTTCCTGCGCTTCCTTTACGGTTTCCGCTTGAATTTCCATTACGGAAGTAAATACTATTCTAAATTTTCTTATACTAACTTAATAAATTAAATATGACGGATTTTCCTTCCTGCATTTTAAAATTTCTAAAGGAGTTACTTCTCTTTCCGCGTAAAAATAGTTAGCTAAAAAGGTTCCTAAAACCACTTTCCTACTTTTATGAAAAGTAAAAACGAATCCGCGCTTACGTTTCCAAAAATTATTAACAAATCCAGTTAAATTTTCCAAACCCATTTGACAAACCGCATCTTGATCCCAAAGCATTAATACCTCTTTTACTGGAGTAAGGCTTCTGCATTTTCCTTTCAAAATTACTTTTTTGGGGTTCTCGTCATAAAATGAAATAGCGTCTTTTAATTCTCTAAAGACAAATACTTTTGAATTTTCAAATTTGGGATAATTCTTTTTAAACAAAAAATAATTTTGCTTACATTCCTTTGGAATGTCTCCAGCACTAATAAAATTATTATTATTTTTGGCCACCACTTTATAAACAGTATATCTCATATATTTAAATATCTAATTTTTCGCAAAGAGCTTTTACTTCTTCAAAAGTTCTGTTTTCATCATCGTTCCACGATGCTATTTTGTCTCCAATGTAACTCTTAACTTTAATAATAACCCTCCTCCTACTGTCCTCATCGCTATAACATTTATTTATGGCTCCAAAAAGGCACCAGCAAGAAGCATTATTGTCGTTTATAGATACCCATTTACCGTTCTTATCTCTTGCTGAAGTTTTTTGCGTCCACTTTTCTTTTGTTGAGAAAAACTCTTTGATTTTCATATTTAGAAGATAAAGTATTTTTACTAAATGTCAAGGGTTTAAAAACCACAAAGCTTTTTTAAGCGGCTCCGTAACGCATTTAATTCCTTCTTTTCTTCCCTGTCCATAAACGTCTACAACGATTCTCGTTAGAATACTACATAGCCAAGGATAATGCTTCTCTGGGTAATCTTTTACAGTAAAAGAATGTCTTACTCCATCCACTTCCAGAACAATTCTTGGAAAATTTTCATCACTTTTGTCTATTTCTGCACATTTTATATTCATAAAAAAGATGACCCTAGCCGCTAACACGCGAATCTAGGGTCTTGTTTAATACAGGCTTTTAGCTTTATCGAACTAAGCCCAATCGTCTCTTAATCTAATCCCAACGTTTTACCGCTAAACTAGCGGGGCTAAAAATTGATATGGTGCCCCGCGCCGGATTTGAACCAGCGTATTTGGTTTAATTAACGACTCTCTTATTTCGACTTCTGTATTGGGTTTTTCAGCTTAGGGTAATAACTTGACATTCAATTTTAACTTGACTGCCTTAGAAACAGTTTTTAACCTTAACCTGAGTGGCGGTTTCCCGCCTACCCTAAATTACTTGCCAAAAACGTAACCAATAAGAGATTCTCCAATCTTGCGATCCTTATCAGTTTCCACTTCATTGGCGCGACTACGAGCCTTACGAACTGCTCGGCCCAAAATTTCAATCCGGTTAAGAATATCAGACTTTTGCGCTGGAGTCAACAATCCGCTCCATTCCTGTTCTTCAATTTCGCCAATTTCAACGTCCTTATCGACTAATTGAGTTTGCGCAGGATGCTCTACCGTAGGAGGATGAAGAACAATAACGACCTTCTCCTTCTTCGTGCGCTTCTTCTTAACTGAACGCGCAACGAAATACCCCTTGCCGCGAGCTTCATCAGGTCGGAATCCCTTTGCCGGATCAAGGGTAGGTGCCGCAGCAACGAGCGTTGCAAGTTCCGTAACGCGCTTTTCAAGTTCGAGAAGAGTTGTAGCGGGAACACCTGTTACCAACGTAACTCCATCTTCCGTAACAATATCGGCCCGCGCAATTGTATTGGCTTCGGCGATTTGATAGGAGGAGTCAATTGCCTTGATAAGGAAGGGTTTGATTGCCTGAAGTTCCTTCTCTACCGTAGTCTGAATATCTGATTGACTTTCAGTGACAGAAGATCCTTCTCCTGAAGGAGTAAATGTAACTCGCTTTTCCTCAAAAAGATGTCGCTTGCTCTCGAATGATTTCGTCAGATCAGCGCGAACTTTTGAAGCCTGCGTCTCAAGCCCGCCATTAACCGCGAGCAATTCATGTAGTTTTGTCTTGTTATTTGCCATATTATTTATATATTACTTGTTTTTTAAAAATGGTCAATACAAAATAAAAACCCCGGTTTTAAGCCGGGGTATGATAAACTATTATTCTTTACTTAGCTGGAGTCTCGTTAAGCTCCAAGTATGGCCACCTGCCCTTTTCCTCTTCGCTAACTTCGCTCCACTTTTTATGATTACCGGGAGTTTCCTTAATCTCGTCAAGCTTTGAGAAAAATTGCTTTCGGAAAGAGGATAGCTGATCTACAATTTTCTTAGTCTTATAAGTCTTACTAACGAGTAGACATTGCGCGGAAACCGTGCTTACAGAGTTTGGACTCATTTTATTGTAAGTAATCGAAGTGGGTTTGTAAACCTGCTTCAAACGATCTACTACTCCGCTAGGGAAACTAAGCAGCTTATAGTCGCGACCAAGCTCTTCAAGATTAGGCAGTGGCGCGGCACCGACAAATACGGCAGCATCAATAACCCCGCTATTAAGCGCATTCATTACATCTGCACCCTTCTCAAATTGTGTCACGTCATAGCCAATTTGAGATTGAAGCCTAATAACCTGTGCTGTTACATAGCTTCCTCCTGCTGCACCGACCTTCATTCCTTGAAGAGAAGAAACGTCATTGATAACAATAGGCTTCGCGCCGAAACCACCAAATCCACCAACAGCCCTCTTTGAAGTGCTCAAAGCTAGAAAATGAACATCTTCGCTAAAAAGAGCCAAGAGAGTCTTAAATCGGCTAAGATCCTCTGTCTGACCTCGAAAGTAGATCACATCAGAATGCATGAAAGCTGCATAAACTCGATTATTTACCAAAAGATCCAAATTTTCAATAGCTCCGTGACTTGGAACTTCCTTGAATACAATTCCAGAATCCGTAGTGACTGCTGAAATCTGCTTCAAGAACTGCTGATAAGTTCCAGAGGAAGACCCTGCCGCTACAAGAAACTCAGTCTGAGCGTGTGTATTTGCGCCGATAAACAGCAATGTGATAAGTGCGATTATGTTTTTCATTTTGTTTTTCATAGATTATTGAATTTTAATGTTAAATTGGCTATTGTCTTGATATTGTTGAGTAGGCTGCTCTTGATCTCTGTTCATTATCAAAAACAAGATACCAAGAATTAGAATCAAAATTAATGTAGCGATTACTCTAAATTTCATAGTCTCAGTATCGTGTATTTTTTAAAAAAGTCAAGAGGGCAAAATAAATTACTTGCCCCCTTTTGTTTTTTTTCAATTTTAGAACGAAAGACCAATACCGACGTTATAGGTTAGCGGGCGATGACCTCTATCTCCAGTATAAATACTATAATTCAATCCAGCATAAATAAATGCATTGTCAGAAGTATAAAACTGCAAGGAAGCCTCTGGTCCCGTTCGGAATAGCGGCGAAGAATGCAAGTCATACGAAATTCCGGCACTCCAACCAGTATTCAAATACAACTCCTTAAACAAATGAGTATTCCAGTCAGCGAACAAGTCTGTGGCACCCGAGAAACTCGGCTCCCAATAGACTCCTTGAGAGAGTCCAACCCAAACTTCCGGCCTAGACTCAAATGGATTACTAGACAAGGAAACATCCAGCCCTACGTTGTTTTTCCCGTTAATGTAACTTCCGCCGCCACCGAGAGTCAATTCGTATCCCCCAAATTCCTTGGCACCAGAAGAATTCGTAGAAACGCATGTCGCACTAACAGTAGCATTAGTGTTCGTTGACGCAGACGCATTCAAATTAGCGAATGCAATCGCAACAGTGATGATTAATGTATTAATTGTATTTTTCATAAGATCTCAATCCTATCATGTTTTTTAGAACAGTCAAACGAAAATAAAAAAACCGTTTCCCTTTTGGAGGAAACGGCTAGTCTACTATATTTTATATATTTAATCGCTATTCATCGGCACCACACAGCTAAACATAATAAGCTTAACAATCGCCATTACGTTAGGTTTAGGCAGACTATTACCTACTAGATCCACCTTCACTTTCGACGCAAGAGTCACGCCATTTCTAATAACGTCTTGATATACCATCGTTCCGGTAAGTGAAGCTACGCTATTATCAACCTCAAAAAACGATGACTCGTCCGCCCGCTTTCCTCCTTGAAAAACTTCGTTGCCATTCGCCAATGGTTCGTTATAGCGCAAATCAAACTCGTATCTTCCTTGACCATCAGTAGCTCTCTTTGGGGACTCTATCCAACGAATAACACCTGATACGCGATCACTCTTAACTGTTCCTGAAACATCCGTAAACTGAACAGTGACATTATTCCAATACCAAGCACTCTTATCGTAGTCGTAGAACAGATCCCCGTTAACTGTAACTGGTTGATAAATTTGAGCAGGACCAGCAGCGATGATATGCTGGCGAAACTCCATCTTATCGTATTTATTAAGAACAGTTATATCAGCTTTTCCGTTAATCATTCTCACAATGGGGATAGCCTCCTTCTTTAGTTTGTCAAGCCAGTCAGAGGGACGATTCAATGGCTTGCCATTTGCGTTACCAGAGAACTTGCTTGTAAAGCCACCACTTCTACCAATAGGTAGGACATCAACGCTAAGGTTATTGAAGTTATAAACCCCCTCTTGAGAGATAGGAACAGTTCCCAGCATCTTGCCAACCATTCTTACATCTTGTGCGTTTCTTGGATTCACTACGCCAAGAGCCATATCATATTTGAGCTTACGGTTCTGAGTAACGCTCTTAGAGAATGTTCCCTCAACGATTTGAGGATAGTCGTAAATGTTACCAATAAATACAACGCTGTTATCAACATTAATGTTAAAATGATAAACGTCATTGGTTCCCTTTTTGTCTGGAAACTGTTTTGTAAGATAGGAGATATTGATATCTCCATTTACTTTAACCGGCGCATTTGATTGAGAGAATCCAATTTGAATGAACAAATTAAGGATAATAATTGCAATTATGTTTTTCATATTTTATTGATTTTCTTCGATTTGATCTACGGAAACTTCTTCGCTTTTATTGCTAGTAAGGATAAACAATCCAAAAAGAATCACAACAATAATCACTAAAGATATTACTTTGTATTTCATTTGATTACAGGGACAAGGGTTTAAGAGAGCCGTCTTCGCTTGATTCCTTTTTCGAGATTTTAACCTCTTCCTTTTCGTCCGCTGGGGCGTTAAGGAGCGATGTTTCAAGCTCAGAGAATGCGCGATTCATCCCGTCCTGAATAGAGAGCAACGCGACATCGTTCATGATCTTCGTCTGGAATTCCTGACCAAGATCAAATAGCTCCTGAGCCTTGGCGAAAGACTTTGCAATCTCCCATTCCTGTCTTTTTTCTTCAATAGTCTGCTCAAAAATTTCCAACTCCTTTTTGGCACGTTTATAGGCGGCACTTCGGACATCAATCAATTGCTGAAGCTTGACAAGCTTTGGCTCGAAATGGCTAGGCTTTCCGGGGAACTTCTCCTTAAAGGTAGTAACCTGACCATGAACGTTCTGCAACACAACATACGTATCGCGAATATTAGTCTCTCTCGCAGCTAATTCCTCCTTACGACGCTTCCATTCCGTTTCAAGTGTCTCAATAGGGTTTGCGGCAGCTTCGGCTTTCAGTGCTTTAATTCTCCAATTGCCGATCTTTACGGCGACCAATGGAGCAAATTGAATTGCTGCAAAAGCAATCACAAATGCTACAATAAGCCCAACCAAGCCTTTAATAGCAATGAAGACGAATGGGGCGACAACGAAGCCAATTACTGAAAAAATCAGCAGCTTCACCAATGTTTCTGTTCTTTGTTTCTTTTGTTCAATAGATATAGTTTTCATATTTTTATCAGTTGCTATGTTATTTTATTTTTTTGTTTTAGTCAATGTTTAATTTTCAATAGCAAAAGGCTCAGACAATATTTTAAAGCTCATTCTGCCACCTAAAACCTCGCTTTGTTGTTCTTTACAAGGTCTGCATACTATACCCTCTGCGCTGACGCCCTTTAAATATTCTTGCTCGTTAGCCATATTAATAAGCTGCTCTAAGCTGAAATTAAATTTTCCTGCCCAAACTACAGGGACAAATGGTAAATTATTTTCAACACAAAATTCCATGAAAACATCAAAATCCGCATATTTACGATGCTTTATGCTAAAAAAGTTAAACAATGCAAGACTTATTTTTTCGGCTTTCATTGGGTTCTTTTGGATTCCCGGTCCATAGACTTCACCTTGCACAGCATAGTCTCCGGGGAATTTAGCTCTAAAAGCTCTCAAAGCTTCTTCTATTTTATATTCTCTAGCAACTTTCCAAAAACCATTCCCCTCTTCTTCTTTTAATTCTAAATTTCTGGAGCAAACTCCGAATTTTTCGTCTTTAAGATAGAAGGTTCCGCTACTTCCATCCATTTTTAATGTAATACAAGATTCCTTGCCTTGGAGTTCTTTTATTACATCTGGATAGGTTCTACCATTCAATTCGTCTGTCCTCTTTAAAAAAGATGGGAAACTACCTTCTACTTTTCCGGCTAATTGTGCGGGAACCGGCTTTTCATATTTCTGAATACCAGTTTGCTCCGTAACGTCCATTCCTTCGACAATACTATCTTTGTCCAAGAGAATATTGATAGGTAACGCAAGTCCTTCGGAATACTGCCCCTTAAGGCGAATGGTTTTTAATCTAAAATTCTTATTTCTAAGAAATTCATATTCTGGTTTTTGTGGCAAAATAGTATCGGAATAGTGATAAACACATAAATCGTTTTCCTGAAACTCATTTTTCTTGACGACTACCTTATAACCAAGGATATCCGCAACCAAAATGTTATCTGCCCCTTCAATAGGGGAAAGCTTTTTTATTCTTTCTATACTAGCTAATTTCATATATTATAATTATCGTTTTGATTAGTGAAATGTCAATTTAAAATCTATTTTAATTGAAAATATGCATACCCTACATTTTCATATTCTTCAAATTTTAATAGCCTATGACTTGTGAACTTATCCCTAATCCAACTTAGATTTACAATAGGTTTATGATATTCTATAACTATATACTTACATTTACTTAAAAAATATGCTTCTAGAGGATCTGATAAAAGATCATACTCTGCCCCTTCTATATCTATTTTCAAAAGATCGCATGGTGTTGACATGAAAGTTGCCCATGCATCGGAGATTCTAATTTTTTCTTCTCCTAATTCCGAGCCGTAAACTATTTTAGACTCTGGAGAATGACTGTTTTCTATAAATTTACCTCCGCTATATCCAACTAAACCTTTTAAAACATATACATTATCGGTGGCAGAATTAAGCTTTAAATTTGATAGACACTTTTTTATAGCCGTATCGCTTGCGTCTACAGCCATTCCTGAAATTTTATTCTTAATGTTATTACAAAGCCATAATAAAAATAAACCTTTATTACATCCTACGTCATATACATAATTAAAATCCCATTTAAGAATTATATCTGAATAGCCTAATCCATTCTTAATTCCATCTTTATTTGATTTCCAATCTTCTAAATCATAATTAAGATATTTTATTTTACCATAACTATTCAATTTAGGATATGTAAAACAATATTTGTTTATTTTCTTTACAATTTTTTTGTACAAGGAAGTTTTTTTGAATTTATTAATCATTTTGCTCCTGTGCAGTTTTTACATATCGAATAAGGTGTGCCGCCATTCCTAAGCTCTTTTCTAGCCTTTTTCCATTTTTTATTCCCTCTCCAAATATCTAATATAGGCTCATGGATAACATTTCCTTCTATGTTTTCATGTTTGTAATCGCAGCAGCAAATAGATATATCTCCGTTAATTCGTATCGGTAAAACTCTTTTTGGGCTATTACAGTATCCAAGCTTAGGATTATTAACTGCTACTACTCCAGCAATGTTCATTAATTCCTTCTTATCTATCTTTGAATAAGTGAAAATATATGGATATTTATCACAAATAAGCTTTATTCTTTCTTCCCATCCCGGTTTAAGCGGTGGATGCTGAGTAATAGCAACCCTTTCAACTCCAGATTTTACCAATCTGTCAGCCAGTTCCATCGTCAAAAGATCTCCATTCGTAAAAATAATAGGCATTGACTTCGGAAGTTCTCTTTTTGTTTTTTCAATAAAAAAACATATCTCTGGATTAAGAAGAGGCTCGTTTAAATAGTGATATCCAACTGGACCAGCCCAATTGATTTGTTTTAGTCTACTGATTATTATATTAAAAATACCAATACTTATAAATTCTGGTTTTATCGGCGCAACGCTATTTGGGCAGTAATAGCAAGCCCTATTACATTGCGTGGAAGTCTCTATCCAGATAGCTTGAGGAAAGCGAAAATCTCGATATTTTATAAAATTATATACTGAAATATATAGTAATTTTAATTTAAAAATTAGACTAAAGTGATTGAATCTCCTTAAGAAAGAGAGAGCTATATTTCTCATTTTATTAAACAGATGATTTGTCCTCTAAATCTGCCTTCAAAAACGCAACAGCGTAAATTAAAGGTATAAATATATAAAATTTATCTGTTTTGGCCATTAAATAAAAAGAAAATGAACAAAATAAAATATCATATAAATTAATAGTTTTTCTGGCTAAAAAATTGTTTACTTTTGTCAAAACTGTTTTCATATATTCATATTATATCCTTTTTATAAAAAGACAATAAAAAAACCCAGAAATCTTTCGACTTCTGGGCTTGGCTATAGACTCCGCAAATTACTTAGGTTGTTCTTCTTTTTCGCCGAACCTCTGGACAGTTTTACCGGCAACAGCCACGCCAAACATGGTTATAACACTTTCTGGCACGGGCTGCAAAGCTAGAGACTTAACTGATAGATAAATCCAAGGAACAAGAATACCAAAAGCCCAAGCTATTAAAATTAACCTAGAACTACTTAGTCCACCGCTATTATCTTGAAAGAATTCTAATAATTTATTCATATTATGATTTACACATAATATGGGCATTTTTTACCACTTTCTATCTTTTGAAGATAGATGTCAGCCATTAGCCTAGTTTATTAATGATATCCATATAATCGCAGTCAAATAGTATTAAAAACCCGCTTTGATGAATGAATTTTACTCCGTCTAAATTTTTACATACATTAAAATCAATTAATGGGTTTTTTCTGGTAAGTCTATATTTACCATCTATTCTAGTATTTAAAGCTAAAGTAATATCAACTCCGTTTTTCTTTTCAAACTCAGAAGCGGGAATTGAATGTGTAGCCTCTACTTTTAAAGAAGTATAATCTGCAATAGTTAATCCATTCGTCAATTTAATAATTTTAGCCTTTTCATCTACTTCTTCTTTGTAAATTAAATATTCTTGATAGGAGTCTACTATAAAATCACCAATTGATGTCATTATACTCCCCAAATTGCTGGTTCTTTCTACTTCTGTGTATCCAGAGAATATATCTATCATTGCTTTTTCCACGGGAGAAAATACAAAAGGAATAGATTCGTTTGGGCATTTTAAAAAATTAGCTAATTTTTCAGGACCGCAATGATCGTAAATTTCAGTAGCCTTAATCCAAGGAGTAGCATTATAATTTCTCATTCCTAGATAATCCAATAAAAGAGTAAAGGCACATTGTTCCCCTCCTTTAATTTGATGGTGATCAAAATTAAGAAGATCCTCAGAATGTATTTTGCCAAAATCGCAAATTATACAATTTGGATCATTAAGCTCTTCGTCTGTCGGCCAAGTCTTTCTTTGAATCTTATCAACATTTGACAATGATAAAATCAAACAAGCACAAAGGAAATCATCTAAATGAGCATACCCGTCATGAACTATAGCCTTGGTTACTCGATCTAAATTTGGAATTAATTTTTTCATATTTTTAATTGCAATTTATATTATTACAAATACCCCTACCCCTAGAAGTATAATTAAGGCGACCGTTGCATTTATAACAAAATCCAAAGAAAGCCCAAATTTTTCTCTTGTAGTAAATTCTTTTATATTCTAATTTTTGCCAGTTCACAAGCTTAATCTATATATTTGTTAGAGTTTTCGGACACTTTTTCTGGATCTATTCCTAGCAAAAATTGAGTTAAACAACCATTGCAAGCGTAGTAACCTTGATTCGCGTATTTAAACATTCTTCTAAGGCTTGCGACCGGATAAGTAATTTTATTGACAACTATTCTTTTGTTAGCAATATCCCATAGCGCGAAATCTGAACAGTAAAATTCCTCGCCATCTGTTGCTAGTTGACAAAGTGTAAAATCGAAAGAATCCAGCAGCGATTCAACTTTATCGTAATATTGAATACTTATTAATTGATAAATAATACCTTCATAAAGGATACTTCCATCTTCCGCTAAAATATCAACAACGAGTTTAAGATTGAACTCATTTTTAGTTTCTGACTTTATCTTAATATTCTTATCAGATTTAATTCCTACATAAAATTCATCGAACTTCTCTTTAGATCTGAAGAAAAAATCAAAATCTGAATCCATTTTAGCACCAGTAATCATACGTCTGAGTGCTCCTCCCGCTAACCAACCATATTCTTTAATTTCTGGAGTATAAGCCGTCATTACATCATTAAACAGATTAAATCCTTTTGTAGCTGTATTTACCCTTGTTTGTATAAAATTGCCTAATTTAAATGTTTGCATAATTTTATCTTTTGATTTCGAAATCTTTGTTACAAATAGAGCATTTTATCACGTATTTTCCTCCGTATTCAACCTGAATGGGAGTATGGTGTCTGCAATGCCTCGACTTACAGTAAGCCTCGCTTACACCTGTAACATCGCATAAAAATTTTAAAAAATTCCAAATAATATTCATGATTAGCTTAAGTCCTGTTCTCTGGCGCAGATTAAAACTCGAATTCCTGAATTTTCAAAAACCTCTTGAATCATCGTATTAACGATATTCCAGTTTCCTCCCGCCAAACCACATTGAAATTTATAAGGAATACCTAGCGTTTTACATCCATTAAATTTTACGCCAAAACTATTCCGAACGGCCTCAAGGACTCTGTATGTCGCTTCATAATTACAGGCGCGAATGTCAGTTCGCGGCTCAAACTGACAGTAACCATTTACCACATATTTGATTTTACATGGAGAATAGTTTGGCTTGGTTATTCTGGCAAAAGAATAAGTTCCTAATTTCTTTCTGTCGCCTGATTTAGTCGCTTCATCGGCAATAATCGCTTCTGGCAAAAGCTTCCTTATCTGCCCCGCAATGCCAGAATACATTGCATTGCAGCAATTAGCTCCATGAAGCAAGACATCTATATTCTGCTCAAAAATATCACCCGTAATAAGTTTTATCATAAAAAAATCGTAGTATTTTTATCTACTACGATTATGTTACTCTTTCTTTTTCCAAAATCAAGCCTTTTTAGTATAAATAAACGGAGTCCAATCTTTGTGCCTTATTTCTTCTGGAATAAAGCACAAAACAGGAGACGGCTCTTTTGGTTGCTTAATCAAATTAAGGCCGACTTCATGATTAAACTTGTCGCCTTTTTTTGAATTAATGTTTTTGTCAGCGAGAACAACGTTAGTCCAAGTATCTTTTCCCCCCTTCGATTTAGGGACCACATGATCCAAGTTGCCCGTTGACTTTGTTAGTTTTTTACCAGTATATTGGCAGACTCCTCCGTCTCTCTCCCAAATTGCCTGAGCGGTAAATCTCTTCACCTTCTTAGGCACTTTGCTAAAGTTAACGGCAATTAAAACCGTAGGAACTCTAATAGTTCTTTTTGAGGTATTAATAGACAAGTCCCCTTCGCGCACTGGAAGGTCTATCCACTTATCAAAAGTCAAAGGCTCGGCAAAAACAAGCTCATTTGGATCTTCTTTAGAAAACTCAATATTCAATGCGAGCATTGGCGGTGAGCCTTCCTCTCCGCTACCACCACACATTGCTATCAATGCGTCTTTGACAGACTTTTGGCCGATTGCCTCCCAATGAGAGTTAAGCACCAAAACTATTTTGGCGTCAATTATGTTCATTCTTCTTTTATACTACATTTTTAAAAGAAGTCAATAATTTCTCAATATTATACTTGCCTATTACGTTCATGCTATGAACATGGCATTCTGGAAGTTTAAATTTATTTTCCTTGCAAAATTCAATTAAAAATTCTGCGCAATGATATCCGGTTTCTTTATCTATCTTAGAGTAGTCAAAACCTTTAAAGGAACTATTAGCATATATCTCATAGTGAGACGGAGTTAAATCATGATCAAATGAAACTATGCTCGGCAGTCCCGCCTTCTTTATTGTTTTTTTGAAGTCTTCATAATTTCTAACAATTACCCAATCAACTGGAGGAAGATCTAGCCATTTAACGTCGCTCGGTTTTCTTACGTCGTCTAAAAATAGATTGTATTTCATTTTTTCTTTAGCGTCTTTTTGCCCTTACAGGCTGGGCATTCAGTTTTTTCGGCTACGATGAATCCGGTTCCGTTGCAATAAGAACATTTTTCGCTCCAATTTATTTCAGAGTAGTTATCTCTAAAATTCTTTGAGAAATTATTTCTGGGCCTAGAACCTTTTCCATTCATAATTAAACAACAGATCTACCGGATTCTTTCCAAGAAGAGTCTGAATCTACCTCATTGTTTCTATCTATTGCAGATTTTATTATGTATGATTTCATGGAAACTTGCTCCATTTGATTCAACATAGAACTCATATCCTTTGGGAAGCATGTTCCGCCAAAACCAAATTTTCCTTTATTACCCGGAACTTTCGTATGGCTCGCCCCTATTCGGCTATCTTTGACTACAGCTTCAATTACTGAGTTATAATTAAGATACGTCTTTTGACAGAATTCATAAATTTCATTAAAAAATGAAACTTTTGTGGCTAAAAAGCAGTTTCTTGTTAGTTTTACAAGTTCGGCCTCAGAAGAAGTAAGAAAAGAGATTAGATTACTATCTATCTTGGACGCATCAAAAGCTAAATTAATAAGTTGTTTTATCTCCTTTTCGTCTTTCTCATTTTTAGCCCCAATAATCCAATTTTGAGTATTTTTGAAGTCATTTTTCCAATTAGCTTCCGTAAGGAACTCAGGGAAAAAAGATACGTTTTTGCTGCTACAGAAACCTACAGGAACAGTAGATCTTACAAAGACAGAGCCTTTATAATTTAGCGACTTTAATGCCTCTATCGCATTAGAAACAATATCAACATGGCATTTTCCATCGCTTGACATTGGAGTCGGCAAACAAATGAAAACCACTTCGCATTCAAGTAGATCCAAAAGTGATGAAACCCCTTTTGAGCACTTTTCTTTATTTCTATCATAAATTAATACCTCTACGCTAGGACATTCAAATAATGCTGTCGCTCCACCCACAAAGCCATTTCCCACGATTCCTATTTTCATTATATATTATTATATTGAATCCTTATGGAAAATCAAGTTTTTTCAAGGACTATTTACTAAAATAGTATTGCTACTGTCTGACTCAAGAGAATTTAATGCTTTTATTTTAATGTAATAAAAAGTCTCTTCTGGATTAAAAACGCTAAAAGCTGCATTTTGCCACGGATACTTTAAAAAAGATACAGAAGTAAACTTTGCGTAAGTTTTATTACTTGCATAGAGTGTCGCACCATCTATTTCGCTAATAGGTATGACATTATTCGATATTGAGTTTAATACGAATGATATGGAAATAGGCTGTGGCGGGAGCGGAATTGGCATAGTTAATGTAGCGGCTACTATGTCAGCGTAATCGCTAAAATTACCATTTACATCTTTAGCTCTTACTTTGTAATAGTAAAAAGTATTAGCAAGAAGAGAGGGATCGGTATAGTCTGAGTTAGCCGTAAAAGCTAATACAGAATAAGATAGTCCATTATTCACGCTTCTGCTTATCTCGTAGCCAGCAACACCTTCATTATCTGTGCTATTATCCCATTTTAAACTTACTGAGTTAGTCGTTGATGAAATAACAAAGTTAACAGGCAAAGTAGGTGGGACCGTCTCTGGAGCCACTAATGGAGTAGAATAGTCTGACGTTATCTTGGCTGAAGTTATAACTTCATCATAGACTCTCATTTCATCTATAAAACCTTTAAAAAACCCATAGGGACCGGCACCATCATCACCAATTAAAAATGGATTAGGCTTACTTACAAAAGATGTCGCCACGGCTACTGTTTTAGCAAGAGTAGAATTAACATAGAACCTTACATTGGAGCCATCATGAGTAACAGTTAAATGTGTCCAAGCTGCTGTCGTTATTTTTGGCCCATTACAGATGAAAGCAGAGGAAGAATTGGCTATGTAAAATACTATCCCTCCTGAATAATGAATCACAGCGTATTGATACCAAGGATACGCACCCGTTGTATTAAAAGCCTTAGAGATTATAGTTCTTCCATTACTCGAAGAATCGTCTGGTTTAAGCCACGCAGAAAATGTAAATTTTTCTGTGCTTGAGATATCCAATGAGGAACTATTTGGAATGCTTAAAGAAGAGGTTCCATTAAAATAAATGGCATTGCCGAACTTTCCGCTACTCCATACTGTTGAACCAGTTTTTAGAGTAGCATCATTTTTGAATGGTGAAACATCTTTGGCTATAAGCCCAGAATTTTCATTAAAACTTAATCCTAAAACAAGCCCAGCTTTTGAGCTAAAAACGCAAAATACACATACAAATAAAATTAATAACATCTTTTTCATATCAGTATTTACACGGAAGAATAATTTGGGAGACACGAAAAGACCCAAGTTTTTTAAGGGACTCTTGGGTCTTTCTGAGGAATTTCGCTTCCTCCGCTAGTCAGTAACACATCAGTTAATTCAATAACCTACTCGGTTGTCTAACAAAGAGTTTTTGTTGAACTCTATTTAATAGATAATGTCCCTAAAATAATATACACTATATCTTTCTAACTTTCAAGAACTTTTCAATAGGTATCAAATCTTTGATCTCTACATTAAAACAATCTGCCTTAAATCTCCAGCCTAATCTTGACTTTGAATCAACTTCACCCTCTTTGCAAAACCTAGCTTTTTGAAAGAATAATTTCCTAGAAATTGCGCCTAAAATCCAAGCCTTCTTCATTTCGTCATGGACTCTTACAAAGACGTAATAATCACAGTCCTGCTTTGCGTTTGCGGCTGAAACAGAACATTCATATTCTTTCTTTGGGGGACTTGAGCAACTTTTCGTTTTTATCTCTAATTTTGTATCATTCTTTACTAGATCAAAGTCAAAGCTGTGGATTTTTTTAGCTTTTAAATAGTCTGAAACAATAATTTCACCAATCATTCCATAGACGTTGCCTTTCCCTCTCAAAATAGAGTTGCGCAATGGACGAATTTTCTTGGCTTGTAACTGCGCTTTTCTTTTTACAGAATAAGGAACGTCTACTTCTATCATATATTATGAACGTATGCCATTATACAGTAGATCTTTCCAAATAGTCAAACTTTTTTCGTTGTATTTCTTTAAATTTATTTCATTTAAATACTGAAGATTAATATTATCACCGTAATAAGCAGTCTCTAGTTTAGCTATTATATCCTTGGATGAGGTAGGATGAGCTTGAAACCAAGAATGTATCCATTCGATTTCCTTTGAGCCGACAAGGGGAATGCCATGATTAACGAAATCAGCGGCAACAATATTAAACGTCTCAGTAAAAGAGCACTGCATTCCTATATCCATCCCTGCCACTACGTTAAGAAATTCAGGATGATTCATCCATTCGTGTTCTACTAGCTTATGATCCGTATCTTTAAATAAATTCCTTAAGTTTTTCAAAATCGATTCTCCTTGATTTTCGAATCTTGAAGAATTTATATGAAATTTTAACTTCTTATGAATTTTTTCTGCAAATAAGATAGCTGAAACAGCCTGCTCAAGCTGATTTTTCAAAGGTCTTAATGCGCCAAAACACGCTATATTTACAAAGCCCTTTTCTTTGAAACTTATAGGTTTTTCTGCTTTTTTAGCATTATAAACGTTTGGAGTATAATATACTTCAGATTTTATAAGATTATTTAGCTCCCAATTCAAAAGCTTACTATTGCAGGATATATGAAAATTCTTATTCTCTTTGGATATTTTATCGTATTCTTTTATCCATTCAAGCGCAACTCCTTCGTGCGCCAAAAATGGAGTATTACTATGTATCCTTACAAACCATTGGACTTTTTCATATCTAGATATGTCAAGTAACTCTCTAATCTTATCTGGAGTTACCCAAATAGCTTCTAGGAATACATGGGTAGGCTTGTAGTCATAGACTTCCTTATCTATAGAGTTTCCATCAACTACCTCTACTATCTTAGACTCTACTCTAATCTTATTGAATGCCCTTACTAAAAAATCGCATGAATTGACTAATCCATAACTTATTCCGTAATTTACTCTTTTCCTGATTAAAAACAATACTTTTGGTTTATCCATAAACTTTAAAAATAATTAGTGCCAGTAAACATCTGCGCGGGCAGATATCCAGATCTTATAATAGACGTAGCTTTTTTAGCTAGAAGTCTTTGGTTTGCGAACTTAGAGCCGGAAATTTTCCACTGCCCCGTGTAAGTATATCCCTCTAATTCAAACTTATCCAAATCCAAACCTGAAGTAGGAAGTTGGTTGAGTCTTACTGCGTAATCTGAAACATTACCTGAGATATACATAATCTAACTTATTTTACACGGATAAACAAAAAAACCCCAAGGTTTTTAGCCTTGAGGTTATTATTTTAAACTGTGCAAATTATTTTATCATGCTGCAAAAATGAAAGTGTTAATTCTCTCATTGGTTTAAAAAACTCCATCATTTGATCCCGAGAAAAACCATTTTTAGCGTAATTGACAGAAAGGCAAACGAATTCTACGTTACCTTCTATATATCCTTTATTAGCATCTATTCTGTCTAAACTCGCTTTGATAGGATTACCTTTTATATGATGCCCTTGGGTGTTTTTAGGTATCTCCATCTTCTTATAGGTATAAGGACATATACCTTTTTGAGCTTCCCAAACTTTTTTTAAATAATCTACAGTTAGATTTGTCGGTCCATAGTTTCTAATTCTTTCTTTTGAGTTTGCTTTATTGACATAATACCGAAAAGAACTAAATTCGTCCTGCCTATTATTTGCTTTTAAATATTTAACATTTCCAGAGTTAGGATGTTCTTTATTCCTTTTAGTTGCGACACAACTCCTAGAACACGCAATGCTGTATTTATTTTTTTGGCCACGCTTATACTCTTTTAAAAGTCTATTAAAAATTTTCCCGCAAGTTTCGCATTTAAGCTCCACAAATTGTTTAGCGTTTTTTCTCATACTTGAGATTACACTAAAACGGTGGAAGTGAGAAGAAATTGGTGGAAGTGAGGGAAGTCGAATCCCTGTCTCTAACAATCAACTACTTACGTTTACATGCTTATATCAGTTTAATTTTCTGTAACAAAAACTGATCAAATTTTATTACAGAGTTTACTATTTAGCCTTTAGTTAAGAAACAAGTAACTTACTTGCTAAAAGTCCTGAAAATTCGCAACTTGACCTATCAGGAGTCAATCGAGTTGCGGGTAACAGCGATTAGGCTGCTACGGCTTGGTTAAAATCAACTGCTTCAACATTTCCCAAATATGAATCTGGGTTATTGAAGATCTCTTCGGCTTGCGCCAAGAGAGCATTGATTTCTGCATCATTTTCGTCAGCATTTATTTTTTGATTACATATTTATAGACGCCAAGCAATCTTCGTCTGCATGTAGTATTAATAGACCAATTTTTAGATCGATACCATTTACACTCCCAAAATTTAAATAGCGCGGCAGGATTTAATACCTGCAAGAGACTGTAAGATAATGGGGTATAACCGCCAACCCATCTACCATGAGAGAACCGTTACTACGCTGTATATTTATATACTGACCGGCTTGGAGTCGCGTAACTGGCCTATCATTCCACTCCTTATGGGAGTAGCCAGTTTTGTTCTTCGTCTCAATGTCTCATACGTATCGCATTGCGTCTTATTCCGCCACGCGCTATAGGGCAACGGTTTTAATCGCCGCCTCCACCACTGGCATTAGCCAGAAACTCTTTTCTTACAAACAATTCAAAACATTTTTCATTACAGAAATTTTTATAAATTTTTATATATTGAGATTCTCGACAGCATTCACAGAATTTACCTTTTGTATATACTAAAGATACTGAAGTCTCTTCAAGGTTTGTGGTGCAATCGTTTTTGCATCCATCACATTTAACTATTTTAAACATATTTAAAATATCCCGAATTCTAACGCCCGCCTCAATCAATCAACCTATTCCTTAATCGAAGGATAGGATGATAAAACCTTACCATAATTACATAAATAAAACAAGTAAGAAAACATGCTATTAAATACTTTAAATCTTCTAAAACTTTCTTCAAACTGTCTCTATTAACCTGCTCTCTCTCAAAACAGCAAAAATTCTTGATTTGAATATTATACCATACGTTATTTTTCCTAACGTGTATCGTTTCGTGATCCTTTCTTAGGAAAGGGAAATCATAAACTTCATACCATTCATTCCAGTATTTATTATATCCTTTTAATTTCATTATTAGTTAAATTTTTAAAAACCCCGAGATTAACTACAGGGTCAACTACATCCTCCATTGGAGGATAAGATAAATTATTTCTTATAAACTTTTAAATAAAATTCATTTGGATGTTTTTCTTTATAACAATTAAAGCATAAAGGGTAAAAATATTCATCATTTTTACATAAATTAGAATCACACTCAAAACATCTATCGCTAATCAATCTAATTAATTTTAGAAAAAACATCATAATTTTTTTACTGAATAATAATCCCAAGCACTTAATCCAGAATCGCTAATATATACCTTTTCAAAATCATTATATTTATAATAAGAATAAGTATTTTTCTTTAGATAGTTCATTTTTTCCGGCATAACCCTAACATATCTTTTCCTATTAGAAAGAGATACTTTTAAACCCATTAAAATTAAATTTTTCCAACTATCAGTACTTAATATGTTATTTAAATGATGCTCGGATTTGACTTCTTCTAGATCCTCTATTCCTAACATTAACCTTTTAGGTTGGCGACTTAGAGGATTTCTCCTATGGAATTCGTCTATTTTAGATGTTATTTTATCTAATATTTTCATGCTATTAAGAGGCAATATATTTTTTACTAAATTTATGATATTTAGTATTTTTTGATATAATCCTAATATACCTTTTTCTTCTACTGACTGTAATTTCTAATCCAAGAAAAATTATTTTACCATTAAAATGCTCCCTCAAAGAGGAGCCTCCATTATCTAATTCTAGTTTTAGATCTGAAAAATCTTCGCATCCTATAATTAATCTTTCTGCTTTTATGCAACGCCAAGGCTTAGTCGAATTAAATTTATGAATTCTTTTTGTAATTTCAGATCTTATATTCATTTTTATATTAAATCCCGAATTCTAACGCATCGGGCGGCGTTATTAGAGTCACCCCATCCTCTAACAGGCTACTTACAGGTTTACTTTCCTCTGCACATAGCTTAACGCTACTAAGCGTTGAGGTAAAATTTATAATATTGAAAAACTTTTACCTATTAGGTAATCGACTGTTCTAAACCAAGCTTTTTTAGACAGTAAAGATTTTTTACCTTCGCAATACTCTAGCAAATGTAAAGGCACTAACTTCGGTTTACTACCATTTATTTCGTCTTTAAAAATTACAACAGTTTGAACTCTTTCAAATCCTAAAGACGGAACATCAAGTATGTCTCCTTCTTTTAGTTTTTCTATGTAATAATTTTCCATAAAATATAATAGCCAAGTCACCCCACCTTGGCTTGGATACTTTTGCGCTAGGTTTTATAATGAACTCCATTTAAGGAATTCGGCTGGACGTATCTTTACCTAAAACCGAAAGGGGAAATTAAAACGCTTTACTGTATTTTCCTAATACATCTTTATCTTCTGCATTTGGCGCAGCTAAAAAATCCGCCAAATCTCTCAAAAATTCTATCAACTCTTGATTATTTTCTGGAACCTTTTCTACTGAGAGGCCCATCATCATTTTACCATCTACAGTAAGTTCTATTCTTTTCGCATTTAATATTTTGTCCATAATTAATTTTCATCCAACCACGCTTTAACTACTTCTAAATGACAAGGCAAAGGAGAGCAGAAACAACCTAGTTTCTTACCTTTATAAGTTTTAAGCAGGCTGATAAAATCTGCGTCTCTCAAGAGAAAATAAAACCATTCTCTATATCTCTCGATAACTTCTTCTCTTGTTCCGTCTCTGCCTATTACGTAGGGATTTCCTAGTATAGAGCCGCGCCCGCCATACTTATCGCAAGACTCATTCCTAACATTAACTACTTTAGTTATTTCCTCTGTGTCCATAATTTTCAAGATAATATCTCACAGAAGGCATAAGTTTTAGTTTTAATGCTTCTTCTTTAGTAAAGAGTTTCCAGTCTGATTGTTTATCTGGCTCCCTATTTTCGACATTAGAATAATGATATTTATTATACTTCATTTCAAATATAAAACTTTTAATTTTTTTATCTTCGAATATGAAACAGTCAATAAAATTAAACTTTGCTCCCCACGGCTCCATTCCGCTTTCTTCCATTACCTCTCTAAAAGCCGCCTCAGATGGAATTTCTCCTTTTTCCATTTTCCCACCGGGATCTTGCCAATATCCTTTAAACGGGTCGCCTTCCTCAATTCTCTCAGAGAGAAGGACTAGATCATCAAACCACATTATACAATGGACGACCTTTTTGTAATCGTTAGGATTCATTTTTGTTTAAAATTTTGCTTAATAAAATTGTCAAGAATCTTGTCTGAAATTTTCTGATATGTATTCTTCACCAAATCAAATACTAATTCTACAAAATCATGAGAGAAATTCCACAGCAAACTATATGGCCAAAAAATTATCCATCCTGTTATCTCAGATTTAATCCTTCCGGGTTCGAATAAGTATCTTACTTCATTTAACTCGTCTAGATTTTTAATTCTATGCTTGGTTATTTCTTGTTTTACCCACGCTCTCCAACGCCAAATTGACCAAACGACACCAATGATAAAGTAAAGAAATCCAAATATCAGATAATTCTTAATGTAAGTGGGCTTAAAATATTCCAAATTCGAAAGTAATAAGACAAACCCCACTACTGACGGGAAAAGGAAATATTGTTTTTCTGCGGCGAAAAATGCTAAAATGCTAAAAAGCAAAAATAACAACCAAAAACTAAACGACCATAATTCAAATAATCCAAAAATGTAACTCATATTTAAGATGATACTCTCTTTTTAAGATTTGTCAAACTCTCTCTCTTTCCTGTATTTTTTAGGACGGTCAAATATCCGACTTGCTGCAAGGAATTTAAGTATCCCACATATTCTAAATAACCATACATACTCCAAAACAATGCCGAAGCTTTCTTTGCGTAAGATACTTGATCTTTAGGTTCTCCAAGTCTATAAAAACACAAATACTTCTGACTTTCTGGCAGAAGAAAATTTAATACAAATGATGCGTCTTTCTCGCACATTTTTTTATAAAATTCTGTCATTTCGTCGTAAAATTTTCTATCTACTTCAGAGCATCCTTTAAGACGCTCTTCTTTTATTTCGTCGGGCTGTATTTTTTGCGCGGCTGAATCTAAATCTTCTTGCTGCTTTTCTGTTAGTTTTTCTTTCATGGTTGTTCTTGTTACGTTTATTTGTAAATCAGCTAATTTAATTTGACTATTTCCTTCAGAGTTAAATAAGTAAGCATAACTGCAAATCTCTGAAAGGGCGTCTATAGTACAATGAGCACAAACAAAGTCATGCTCCTTAAAACCCATCTTACTCCATAACTCATCAGATGTCCATAAGAATATATTGGCTCCGCGCTCTTCCCCACATTTTTTACAATGAAAATTATCCATAAAAATTAGTGCCTCCAATCAGACTCGCACTGATATATTACGACTTATGAGATCGTCCCATTAACATTATGGTATAGAGGCTTCTATAATCAATTTGGGTTAGTATGATGATCGTTTAATTCCGGTATAGAGCAATTAATAGGTTTAGCATCCATAATTGTCTTTATTTCCTCAAAAGAGTAAGGCTCGAAACTGTTTCCATCGACACCAACATCTAAAATTTTACCTAAAACCTTACCTTCCTTGCGGACTCCCGCCATTCCATAGTGGCTGTGTCCGCACAAGCACCATGCGGAATGATGTTTTTTGTTCCATGTAACTTGAGCATAATGGTTTAAAGTTATGTCTTGATCGTTAATTTTAATCTCATGATATCCTTTATGGGCTGAATAAAACTTATGACGATTCCTCCAAGTCAATTTATCATGATTGCCTGAGACTAAAACAATCAAACCGTTCAGTCTTTGAAAGAACATGTCAAACTCCATATCGTTTCTTCCAAAGACAAAATCCCCCAAAAAATATGCTAAATCTTGTTTACCTACTTTTTTATTCCATCTTTCTATAATTGCTTCATTCATTTCTACAACATTCTTGAAGGGACGGTTAGAATAGCGCAAAATGTTACTATGATTAAAATGGAAATCCGAACTGAAAAACACTTTCATATATATAATTCCATCTTAACATATTTTTATTTTCTGTCAAAGAAAATCAAGATACTTTCAATTTATACGGTATTTTATTCCTCCGCTCTATTTTTATGTCTTCACGACTCGCTATGACAGACGTTTTTATAGCGGGCATCGCCGCTCCCTTTTATCAGGTTTTGTTCGCCTTATTTGGCTTCATGTGTTAATTATGTTATTGCTGCTGTAAGTATCTTACTCTTAATTACACTAAAACTAGAAGCTGATTTACAGTTTACTCTGGGCACTTTTTGTGTGATTACCGTCACGATGAAGCCGGATTACCGGCGTTTATTTTTTTTGCTGTAAGCTTCTAAAAATCTGGAAGCACGTATCAGAATTGCACTGATCTATTCGATTTTGCAGATCGACGCCTAATCTACTCGGCCAACGCGCTATTAAATTGGTGACTAATAAATCATTATAGCTGCTACCACACCCCAATATTAAAGTGTTTTTGCCTTATTTAAAGTGTCCTACACTCACTATAACTTACTTAAGTTGGTATCCCTTGACGGTTTTGCGCCGTCGTCTCGGACTTGAGAGGCCCGCGATTTACTATTAATCTAAAGGGACATTAAAATGTCAATTTTCCCAAAATTTGTTTTCGTAATTTTCCATCTCTTTTCTCCAATTCTGTTCGATTATAGCCATTTTATCGTCTAACTCTTTATTTCTTTTAACTATAATTTCAGGAGTTAGAGTTTTTGCGAATTTTACTGTTTCATTAAAATCTAAACTTAGATAAGGATGCATTGCATCACTAAGTCTAGGATCTCCTGTAAAGAAAATTCCACTTCTAAAGAGTGCCCATTTGTCTTTCTCTTTGAATTTATACTCTATACAGTAATATTTTGCATTGTAATGACTTACTCTTACTCTAAATTTATCTTGTATATTCTCTGGCTTTGCTTTGAATTTTTTAAAAAATTTGAACATAAATGGTCAGGTGGGTCGGTTACGCTCCGACTCAATTTCATTCACAGTGAAAGAGGCTACTATTACATCACGCACTTGTTTTTAATTATAAAACTCTACTTCAACCCCAAGCTTCTTAAAATTGTTCTTAATGGCTTTTTCTTTTTGTTCATCTGAGGTATTCTCGTTATCATTAATTTCCATTAAACGATTTGCAATTTTCGAATTTCCATTTAGACTGCACAGTTCAGGAAGCATATAAGCTTCGTTCTCTTTAACTAGGTCCGAAGGCTCGTATTTATTTTCAATATATTTTTTATTAATTCCTCGCGCCAATGAGTAAAACCCAAGGCAGCATTTCATACCTTTGCAGTCCAACAGTTCCGCTTCATAGCTAAAATCAGTATGCTTACCTTTTTGGAAGCGCATCCACTCTTTACGGTTAATTCTAAATTTCTTAATTGGAGATTTTTTCATATAGTAGAGATTAACACATTTTTGAAGAATGTCAATTCGATTCTCTATAGGGCGCAAACTGTAATTTGTTAGATTCAAATTTTAAATAATTAGAGTATTTTGAAATACCCAAATCAACAGTAACAGAATTAAAAGTATTGGCAGTTTCTTTACTTTCTAAAACTTCCATTCTTTTTTCCATTTCCCTAATTAAAGCCTTATTTATCCAATTCATTTCTATTAAAATGTAGGTAGAAGAAGCAAAAACTAATAAAGCCATTAAACTTAATGAAGTTTCGTATTTTATCATATTGACATTATCTATATTTTATCCATAAAGTCAATAAAAAACGGCAGATTTCTCTGCCGTTCGCTAATATAATTGAATTTGCTATTATCTAAATTTATAATCTACATTAATCGCAATATAATTATTTTTGCCTGTTACGTTTTGCGGCGTATTGTAATTAATAAATGGAGAATCACTATATCCAGTATAAGAAATAAATCTCATTCTTGGCGAAGCGGCAGTGTTTAAATGAGAGCCGGAATGTAGAATTTTAGTTCCTATCTCGAAAAAGAGAGAATCTCCATCATTCGCCATTCCTGTTCCTACAATCCCATTAAAGTATTGTAGTCTATAGCCCTGAGAATCATATTTTGAAAAATGAGAGGTATCACTCTGATCGCCAGAATACAAAACTTTTCTTAAATTTCCGCTCTGGTCGCAAACTTTAATAACTAAAGAATTACAGTGCCCGCTATTTATACCTGTTGGGCCTTTTGGAATGAAATATCCAGTAAAAATACCAGAATTCAAAAATTGAGAGCCGCTAAATACTTTATTGTATTTAAATACTGATGCAATTATCCTTTTATTAATGTCCTGCCCTGTATTTACAGGATGAAAAATTAACCTCTCAACTCCCGTTGTCGTCGATGGACTTGAATAGCAATCGTATTTTAAGTTTGCTCCACCTGTGTAATACCAAAAGCTGTTTGGCGCAGAATAATTTTCATTTCCGCTTATTAGATTTTCGGAAAAATATATTTTAGTGCTCATATCACTAATTAATACACTAACTCTTGAGTTTTATTCGTTTTTTTAATGGCAGGCATGAAAGGACTTGCACCTTTTTATAATCGCTTCAGAGGCGATCCGATAACTATTCTCGCACATGCCAATCAAAAATTCTTCAAATAAGGTTTAATATGTTTTGGTGTTTTCTGGTTTATTAATTTAGGATTCGTTTCCAAAATTAACTTTTGCCCACTTTTAGTTTTCTTGAGCTTTTTAAGAATTACTTCTGCTGTTAAATCGCACCCATCAATATGGATTTTACTTCCCTTTCTGTCGCTCGGATCTAATAACTGCATTGTTCGGGCGGCTCTATACAATTGATTCATCGCCCAATTTAGTAATTCTTCGTCATTCATAATTCACCTCAATATATTTAACACCAATCCGTTTTCCCTGTCAGCATATCCTTTAGTCTTTTCGCTGACTCTGCCGCGTCTTCTCTGGTTGGAATCCTTAGTCCAGCAAAGATACTTCCCTCTGGAAATGGCGTTAATCCTTCGTAAGGATTTTCTTCTGGAATATGAATCGGCTCCTTAGTAACCGAATCAATAAGTATTGTCTTATGTGTTTTCATTTTTACTCTCTATTTTAACGCATTCGTATTTGTCTGTTAGTAAGCTAGTTATATTTGAAATTAACTCTGAGCGAACAACCCATTCATCAATTTCAATTCCGCTAGGTGGGTTTTTTATAAAGTCTGCCTCAACAATCTGCGCAGCCTCAATAACAGAATCCGCCAAGATTCTATAATTCATTCTCTCTATCTTGCTTATATCTTTAGAACATATTTTATCTGTTTCCACGATATATAACCCAAAACTTTTGCTATATTTATATTCTTTCGTAAATCAAATACTATAATCTTCTCCTTTAAATTGGTAATCTTTAATAAACTCAACCACTGAAGGTTCCAGTTCTACTCTATGACATATAGGATAAGAATACTCTATATTATGAGATTTTACCCCATTGAATACTAATTTTTTTCCCTTGTCATTAGTTTTCATGTATCTATAGATTTCGTTTATCCATCTTTTACATCTTTCGACTTTATCAGAAGAATTCGCAAACTGAATCCAATTTTCCCCATGATTTACTCCATAACCCTCGGAAAGGCATTCAAACACTCCTTGTAAATACGCGATTTTCTTTTCAATCGTATCGAAAAACTCTTCTTTGAGTTTACCAGTTATACGTCCTGCCGTAAATCCTTCTCGGCCCGGTGGACTCCAATTAAATATATCGTAGTAATCTGGCTTTTCTTTACTGTTATCATGGAAAGGAGTATCGTAAAAATCTCCCGCCTGAGCCGCTGATTTGATTGCTTTGACATTCATAAATTAGAAACACCCAACCTTAATCACGTTTAATAAGGTAGTCAGTCATTTCTGCTTCGGTGGTGCGGCTGTTAGAGTCCCGTCCGGGGTAGTTGTTAAACTTAGTCTTCATTCTAAATATATCATATTGAAGAAAGCCAATTATTAGCCACATTATGATTAATAAAATTACTAATACTTTAAATTTTAGATCTTTCATGTTAAATTAATTACCAAACATTCGTCGCCGCATATTTTCTATATTGTTATTCAAGCGGTTGCGGTTTCTCGCATTCTTGTCCACCCTCAACAGGGGATTGTTTGGTAAAATTACTTTTTATTGCCTCCTCCCAAAAACAACAATAAAATTTATTTAAATCCTTTTTAAAAGGATCTCTATGGTTAATTATTCCCATGTCACATGCGTTTGTTCCGTTTTTGAAATAAACCCTAAACTTGCAATTAGTGCAATTCTTGTCCATTAATTTAATATAGATTATATTTTATATATGTCAAGTTAAATTGGCCCCGGCGATAGGATTTTCACCTACATTTTCAGATAATTACGATTAAAACCTTCAAAGGGTTCCTCGTCTACACCGGATTTGATCATTCGCCCTGCTCACACACGTAAACTTACAAACTGGCAATACAGCTTAGGGCTACTAAAATGTGGGTTAGTTCGGTACTGCCCCGAACTCTCTCAGCTTAAGAGGCTGGACTTCGCTTTCAAAGTTTCTAACCCATGAAAAAATTAGTGAGAGGAATTGAAAAATCAAGATGCTATTCCGCCCCCTCTCAGGGATTTTTATTAACTGTAGGCGTCTTTAAAGTGGTGGGCAAGGAGGGATTTGAACCCTCATTTTATTCCAATTATGCACCCATCGCTTAGAAGGCGCGGCCATTACAAGCCCAAAATTATGTAACTCATTTACTATGTCTTCTTTTTCTAAAATGTCAAATTCTAAAAACTAGAACCAATTCTAGGTCAGCCCTGCGCTATGGGTGCCTTGTATTGCAATACCGCTTAGTTCCCCATAGACTACTTATTAAAAAATAAGTAATACGGGCATTCCGCCCGCCATCGGATTCTCGCACCGACCCAATCGATTTTCAACCATAATTTTCAGTCTTTCGGCTTTCGCTTCCTGATCCGTTGTGGTCTGGTCTACTCCTTTTTTGATTCTAGTTAAAATTGGTGCTGCCGAAAGGAATCTCACCTTCAGTCTTCTCCTTCGTAGGGAGTGGCTTTAATAATTTAGCTACGACAGCATTAAATAGTTTTCTGAGGATTTCACAAGGCGATATCCAACGGGGTTCTACCGTCTTTTAAGCTCGCTCAGTTCCCCTTTTTCCTGCGGTAATTAAGGAGTCTATCTCATTCCACTAGGTTAACCGAAATTTTATTATTGACTTATCATCCAATCTGGTATTGAATCTTCATTTGTCATTAGCCAAGCAAAATCCTCTTCAAAAGAGTATAGGTAATTTTGATTTAATGTCCTGTGCTTGGCTCTAAAAACTGTTCTTCCTTTATGTAAAAACGGCTTACCTCTAAACTCAAGACAGAGGAACCTTTGTTTTATTTCCTCTGAGATGTTATTGTTCATAAATTTAAATTGGTGCATCTGATAGGATTTGAACCTACATTATTCCAATTATACGCTAAACTCTTTAGGAAAGAGTGCTATTACAGATGCATTTTGGTTCGGGATACACAGCCTTTCACTGTTGCACAACGTAGTCATGAGCTACGGCGTCTATACTTGCGCCAATCCCAAATTATTTTAAACTATTATGCAAAGATTTTTCTACCCATTTAGGAGAAGCATCTAATACGTCTTGTATTTCGCTTTTCACTAAGAGTTCATCTTTTATATCCTCGCTCCACATTTTGATAGTTAGATTAACTAAACTTTTGCCCCATATAGCCCTTTGAACTGTTATAGGATCTTTGCAGGTAACTTCTTTTACTACAGACCTACCGTAAGTATCATAAAGATAATAACATTCTTTTGGATCAAGTCCATTAGAATCTAACTTAAAGTAACACATGCATAGATAATGTCTTACTTCTTTCTCTGTATATTTCATTAAATAGTTCCACTCTTCTTCAAATTTTTGAGAGAACTCTTTTGGTATTTTTATATTGCGTTTAGCTGTGTCATATTTTCTTACTCCTGTTTTTTTTTGTTTTTACTAAATTGGTGGTGCCGGTTGGATCTGCCCCAACTATTCCATAAGAATTACGAGATTTACAGTCTCGCGCCTGATCTAATTTGGCTTCGTCACCTTAAAATAAATTCGAACAAGAAACCCCTCTGATGTCCATAGGCGTAATGTCACATACTCATTTCTTGTTCTCAACACTTAACTTCTCCATTCTTACTCCCGCCACTTCAGTTTGGCCCTATTTAAGTGTTTTAAATTACTTGGAAATCTAAATGCATTTTAAAGGATACTTTTAGTTCCGTAGGTATCCAACCATCTAATACTTTAATTTGAGATAAAGAATACGTTGTATAAAAAACTTCTCCATAAGTTAGAAAAGATTTGTCTTCCACTATTTTTCCTGTTAAAGTTTTGAATTTATTGTCTTTTTTTAGAGTATACCACATATTTTTAAAATGGAGCCACACACGATATCGCAATCGTCACGCCTTATTACGAGTAAGGACTAGGTGCTTACGTGCGGCAGAAGAGGATCTGAAAATTAATTCAGTTTACAATGATTGGACCCATGTTTTCTTGACCTCTTTAAATGGCGAGCTATGAGGGAGTCCCACCCTCTTAATTTCCGCAGACAACGGAATGATTCCAGTCTTCATCTTATAGCCCATAAATTTTATTACTTAACTAACTAATCTCAAGTGTTTTAAAGTCATAAAAACAAAATGTAACGTCTTTAACCTCATCAATAGACGTTAGATGATGATAAAACCTTTTATCTGATTCTTTTGATTTTTCTCTTACATAATTTAGATGAAAGACCTTTCCGCATACGGTATATATTTCCGTAACTAAATCTTCTCTCCATATTATGTTTTTAACTTCATACTTCATACATATTAGATTATCTAATCGCTTTTTGCCTCACGTTATTGTTAACGTCTATATCCATTCGCGTTTTGGATTCGATGTAAATTATTCTTTATCTAAAATAAAACTCTCTTCTTCGTTTTTACCAACAAACTCAATACAATCATTCAGTAATTCAATTAGTTGCTCTTTCTTAAGCTTTAATGTAACCCATCCATTCAAATGTTTTGTATCTATGGCTAATACTGTTATTTTACAGCCGTCTTGCTCTTCGAAATCTAATAAAGCCGCCGTTACGAATCCAGATAAACCAAAGCTTTTAGAATTTTTATTAAATAATAAACCCATTCCTCTCAATTGCTCGAAGCTCTCAAAAGAGTTGATTATATCTGATATTTTCTTTTTTTTCATGTAAAAGATTACTACATTTTTTTAAAAAAATCAAGAGGATTTCACACGTAGTTCCTAATTCAGCGTCCGGTTACGCTCCGAATCTTCTGAGCCGCGCCAGCTTGCTTCTATCACAACCCGCTAGTTAGTCTATCTCTCATTTCTAGAAATATTCCTGCGCTGTTTTTACGCCGACAGGTAGCGGCTTGGGATCACTTCTACCAAGCTCATGGACTTCATGAATATTACATTGTCCACTTTTTCAACCGATTTCACGGTTAAGATTTTTAAATTCTATTAGACAGATGGACCTCGAACCCATTTCGACACATATCGAACAGCCAGCCTTGCTGTCTAAAATTAATTTGCTCCTCAGTGCTTGCTTTTGCACGTTGCCGCTTTTGACTTGGAGCATTTAGCTAAATGGCGGATAAGTTAGGTGCTGCCCCCAATTCCCGTAGGAACGATGAGTTTTCAAGACTCTCACGAAAGCTGTTTCGTTTACTTATCCTTTAAAATTTTATATCTTTTTTGCCAAAAGCCGGGATAAAACCATTTTATACCAAGACTTTTTAAATGCTTTCTTAATCCTGTATGGCTACAACCTAATTCATCCTTTATTTTTTCCAAGGATTTTTCTTGAACCATTTTTTCTAAAATTTCCTTATCTGGCCAATTAATAATCTTTTGAATTTTACGAGTCTCTATCCCTTCGGCTATTAATCTTTTCATAACTCCAGAAGGAGAACATCCAACAATTTTCGCAATTTGTATGGTAGATTTCTTTTGTATTAAATATAAATCTTTAAGATCAAATTTAGACCAATCGTATTTGCCTTTCAAACTCAAAGCGCAAAACGTAGAACAAGTTTTATTCCAAAAAGGTTTTTCTTTATTACAAATAGGACAATTATTTATCATTGACTTAGATTTATCAATTAATTCTATCCTTTTGTAGTCTACAAAAGATTCATTAAATCTACTTATGGAATCTGGAATAATTCTTAAATTATCGTGGACTTCTCTATGACAATTAGAACATAATAATACGCATTTTCTTAATTCTATTACTAAATCTTGCCAATTTTTAGGGTTTGCTCTTATAGAACCAAAGCTAAACTCTTTTTCGCTGGGATCTAAATGATGTAGTTCTAATGCGTTATTACATTTATTATAATCACAAGTTCCGCATTTACCGCCAAATGCATCTATTATTCTTTGTTTGCTTCTTTTACGCCAATTTTTAACATCTTCCGCTCTGCTCATACTTTATGTTACACTTATCATGTAACATATAGAAATTGGCTGCTAGAACTGGATTCAAACCAGTATCGACGATCTTAACAGGATCGGGAATTATCAATTATTCGATCTAGCATTTAAATTGGTGCAAGTGGTGGGTAACGCTCCCACACGAATAGTCTGGTTAAAAGCCAGTTGGACGTACTTTGGTACCTTCACTTGCATAAATAACATGAATGTTTTGAAGTCCGTCTAAACTTCGTCGGACGGGACACATTATCATTCACTAAAATGGTAGCCTATGCCGGTAACGCTCCGACGAAGCAATCTTATCAGGATTGTATTATACTTTTTAATTAATAGGCTATAAAAATTAATTGAGCACTAAAGCGAATACCCAAAAGGTCTAACTTTAGAATATTCAATTGGAGAGACTCGTCCTTCATTAGCCGCCGCCTTCGATGGGCACGTTGCTCAAATTGGTAGCCGTAAAAGGACTTGCACCTTCAAGTATTAGAAGATTTTAAGTCTCCCGGTTCTTCGTTTCCCTTTCAATACATACGGCCATTAAAGATCTAAAAGTTTCAAAGCTTTAAGAAGTAACTTACTTCCCTTTTTCTTTTTCTCTCTATCAGTCAGACTTTCTTTTAGTTTCGACTTAGGAAGATATTCGTCTCCAGCCCAATTATAAATTTTTGCCTTTTCCCAATTTGTAGCTTCTTCTTTTAATATTTCTATAACAATCTTTTTTATTTTAACTTCTAGTTGGTTCATAAAATGGTCGCCATGACAGGAATCGCACCTGCAAAACTTCAGTTTTTGAAACTGGATGCTGTCCTATTCGCAATTAAGTCACATGGCGTTTTAAATGGTAGGGTTAGCCGGATCTGCCCCGCGCCTCTATAGGATGAAAGCCTATTATGCTTCTACTGCACCATAACCCCTGAAAAACTAGATACATTTTTTTGCTTGTCGGACGTTTTGCCACTAAACTACCCACGTCAATGACGTGGACACGAATCGAACGTGCGCTTTCCGATTGGATTTGCTTTTTGTCTGCTGGATGTATCTAAAAATGGTAGCCCGTGAAGGAATCGCACCCTCTCTTCTTCCTTGTAAGGGAAGCTCGCTCCTGTTACAATCAACGGGCTATAAATGGTCAGCACGAAAGGTAACGCTCCTTCTTGAACTTGATCCCAAATCAAGTGCCTCACTTTTAGGCTACGTGCTGTATAAAGTTTCAGGTCTTTCCTTGTGTCAATCATCATCGGGTTGGTTTCCAACTTACGGAGCGATTTGCCGCTAGATGTTCTAAATTATTAGAGTATGCAGCGATTATGCTATCATACCCTTCTAAGAGTTTTTATTACTCAAGATGGTGGACCTGTCGGATACTGCCTCCGAACGAAAATCTTGCAAGGATTCCCTTATGCCTTCATAACAAGCCCATAAATTACTTATAACTATTTCCCAACTTCTCCCTCCAATTTTCATTATAATTTTGATGCGCTTCACATTGAGCTTTTGCTTGCTCTAAAGTGATAGCTGGCTGTTTTTTGACAGCCTCCATTGTATCAATTAACCATTTAGGAGGAGGAGGAATCCTATTCATTAACTCTTTAAATCTTCTAAGATGTTTTCTTTTTCTTTTTTCGAAATTGATCATAAATTGTGGACTGGAAGGATACCCTAAATCCTTATTCTAGGCTTCGTAGGATTACTACGTCCTCGCTTTGGTGCAGCCCCATAAAAATTCGTTGGATTTCACTTTCGATGGCTCAATTGATTTCGCGTTACTCCCGCGCACCATCTGCGTTCCCTGTAGCTCTCAGGTCTATCAACAAGAACAAAACCTACTTCGTCAACAAATTGGATTTGCGCCAACTTCCTCGGCGTTTGCCGATGCTTTACTACATAAGCTATTTATGTTGCCTTCTGTTTTTATTCTCTAAAATTGGTGGACCTTATCGCCGCCCTTGCGTCCGAATTTCACGGAGTCTCCCCGAAGGAAGTCCTTATTAAATGGCGGAAGCATAGAGAATTGCACTCCAACCGGCTTTTGACCGGACAATTTTAGCAAAATTGCGTAACAATCTAATATTTACCTTACTTCCAATTAAATAATGGAGCCAACGACAGGTATCGCGCCTGCATACACCTTTCGGTTCTCGCTTTACAAAAGCGGTGAATTACTTGTCTATCCACGTTGGCATCAAATTGGTGCTCCAACCCCGACTTGCACAGGGACGCTTTCGCACGAAGTTCTAAGCTTCGCATGTCTTCTATTTCATCATTGGAGCTAAAAATTGGTTGCGGTCGCGAGAATTAAACTCGTCCTTAAGCTTATGAAACTTACGTGCAATCATTACACTTCCCCGCATTTTAAAATTAAAGCTAGATAGTTGGGATTTTCAATTCCCTATTTTGTGAAAATAAATTTTATACTGCACCTATCTAAACTATGAAAACCTAGATCCATTTTTTGTCATTTGAATAATGAGTTTTTTAATTTTTGCTGTTCGGATCTATAAAATGGCCCGACAAGTTGGTAACGCTCCAACCTCCACTGTTCTTCAGACAGTTGCTAATCTATCTCAGCTATTGGCGGAAAATGGAGCACACGGAGGATTTTGAAACCTCGACGTTCACGTTGGAAGCGTGACATTCTGCCTCTGAATTACGTGTGCTTAAATTGACTAGATACGCTTTTTTCCATAAACAAGGATTTTGACTGCTGCACGTATCTAAAAACTTTTCTTAAATATTTTTTGGCGTTCTGTGTGATAGTGTAAAAAAAGCTTTTCTCACCAAGCCTTCCCTTACTTCTACTTCACAAGTTCCAATAAACTCATAAGATTTATAACCTGATTGCGAAGATCCGTCAATATCTAAAAACGTCCCTTTCGCATAAATTTTTGTTAAACCTGTTTTTTTAGGATTTACAGTTACATTATAATTTGAACCATCAAAATTTGACGATAGTATTTCTATTACTTCTTCGTCTTCTACTGTCCAAATGGCATTCTCATTTTCATTAATGAAAACTATATCGTTTTCGGCTGTCATGAATTTTACTTGCAAAACTGCCGTTTCATCCTTGGCGATTGTAAACTTTTGAATATCCATGTAATATATTACACTTTAAATAACTAGATACTTATTTTTCCTTTAACAGAGGAGTTTTTTTATTTTTTGCTGTTCGTATCTAAAATGGCACGGCGAACGAGAGTCGAACTCGTCTATTGCTGGTTTGGAATCAGTTGCTTCACTCTACTTAGCTATCGCCGTATAAAATTGGAGCGGGTAGCGGAATTTGCGTCCGCTTTGAAAAATTGGCAATTTCTCGTAATACTACATATACCATACCCGCATAAAATCAAATAAATTAAATGGAGATAAAAACCTCAACATCTATCCTTATGGATTAGGGTTTTTTAACCTTCGTTGGTAGCATTCTTATTCCTAAGATTACCGGCGTCTCCGCTTCCCTACGGCTCGCCTCTACGGTTTTGATAACGCTCAAAATTTCTAAAAGCAAAATTTAAACTCGTTCTTACTACTCTTCCATCTTACCAAGTTTTTCGTTTTTGTCAACTCTCTATTTTTCCAACAAAAAACCGCCCTTCTTTTCAGAAAAGGCGGTTAATTCCCCACGAATTTCCCACCCTCCCTAGCAAAAATCTCCATTTGTCGCTTGGAGGCGACTTGCTTTAACGGACGGTTCTGAAACCCAATATCTCATATCTCTAATAGAATATACACTCTATTTTAAAAAATGTCAAATATTTTTAAAACTTTCTTCTAAATTCGCTCTACCTTTATCAAGATATAGCAAAAAGGGGCAGTTTTTAGCTGCCTCCCGTTAATTATTTATTGTTTTCTAGATTATTTCATTAAAATAAACTTTGTTCCAGCGATAAGCTTTCTATTCGTTGACGTAGACTGTAGAAAGATATCATATTTATTGTTTGTGGCGGGATCTACTTGAACTTCATGATCTGGTAATCCAAGCAATTGTCTTGCTTCCGCGCCCGCATAAACCTTGCCATTAAGTTTGTCCTGTAAGCAAACCTGCTTATATCCTTGAACCTTTTCTTTCTTTGTCAATTGATAGAATCCGCTTCCAATTCTATAGGTTTCTTTTGGATTCCAGCTTTCAACGAAATCCTTGATAGGCTTGTCCTTATGAACAGAGTAAACACTATAATCGCTAGGATTAAGCTCTACAAGAGTAGATTTAACCGTGCTACTATTTAACGCCGCTGTATCAAGTTGGAAAAGATTTTTCGTAGATCTTAATCCTTTTGATCTAGAAGTCATAAAAGTGGACGTAACCGTATTTATTTTTTTGCTTGCCTCTTCCAGACCTCTAGAAGAAGTCTCCCAAATTTGAATGTTTCCAACTGGAAAACCAAATTTTTTACATTCGTGAACTCCATTTTGGTTTGGAACTAAAACAGCCACAGTGTAGTTCTCTGGAAGTGAATTAATCGTCTCTTTCAGCTTTTTAGCTAAATGGCTATTGATGTTATTCTCTCCATCGGTTTGAACTATAATTAAATTGCTATGATCTCCATATAATTCGGGATTCTTTTTAAGATCCTCTATAGACTTATAGACTGCATCAATTAATGCAGTCATCCCCCTTGGCTCATAGTGATCTTTTATACTAGGCAGTCTGCATACATCTTGATCGTATAACAAACACTTTACTGAATCAGAGAAAACGTAAATAGAAACTCTTGTTTCTTGATCTAATTCTATAGATCTTTGCTTAAGGTGTTCTATTTGTCTGTCAAATGCTAAAATAGTTTCTTTTTTAAAAATCGACATAGAAGAACTTGCATCTAACACGAAAGAGATATGGTTTATATATTTTTGTATCATATATATATAATATAATCTGTTCTTTTTGAAAAATCAAGCAAATATCGTCAATCCTTCTAATTATGTGTAATATAATATTGAAATGAAAAAAGAAAAAATATGTAAAAAATGCAATAATAATTTTATTATTAATTTCAAAATAAATGACAAAAATATATGTCTCTCTAACCGAAGTTTTTGCTTATTATGTAAACCTAAAAGACAAAAAATATCGAAAGATGCTATAGAAAATATAATAAAAGAATATAATTTAATTGGAGCAGAAGAATGCCAAAAGAAATTTAAAATATCAAAAAATCAAATTACATATATTGCTTCTAAATATAAATTAAAATTAAATCCAAAAACTCATAGTAAAATAAAATCTAAAAGTAAAATAGAGATAGATCCTTTTAAATACAAAGTTAATCATCTTTCATTCAGTAATATAAATAATTCAATATGCGCTTATATATTAGGGCTAATTTGGACAGATGGACATATTAATTCAAGAAATAACTCGATTATATTTTCAACCACATATCCTGATTCCGAATATTTTTCTAAAGAATTCTTAAAAACAGGTTCATGGAACATTTATAGATATAAGTCTAATAAAAATCACAAAGATAAAATATCAATAATAACTACTAATAAATTCCTAAAAGAAACATTAGTATCTTTGGGTTTTTTAGAAAAAATAAAAGGGTTAGAAAAAGTTTATGAACATATACCAGAAAATCTAAAACATTATTTTATTCGGGGGCTAATAGATGGAGACGGATGCTTTTATGTTAATAAAAAGAAATCGATTTATCGTTTTTCTCTATGCTCCTGTTTAAATCAAAACTGGAACTGCATACAAAAACTACTAGATTCACTTAGCATAAAGTATAAAATAGAAAACTCTACTACAAAAAATGGATCTTATAGCAAAATACATATTAGTGGCATACCTAATGTAAAAAAATTTGGCGACTTCGTTTATAGAAATCGCCAAGATGACTTTATTGGATTAGATCGTAAATATAAAAAATATTTAGAAGTTCAATTTAAAACCTAACATTCGCATATCTCTCCGAAGAAAGGATCTTAACCATTTCGTCGTAAGGATTCGTGATTTTTCCGCCAAGAATGAACTTTATAGTGCTTGGCGAACTTCCGCTGACAAGCATCACTCCGTCCTCATTCATCTTAGCAGGACTATTATCTTCTCTCGCGTTAAGATTCCAGAAGATTATTTCTGGCATTTTATACTTCGCGGCCTTATATTTAGACTTAATAACCTCAAGGTTAGTAAGCTTATTAGACTTGCAAGCTGTATTGAATTCCATGTCAGAAAAGACAATAAGCTTCTTAGGCATATCGGACTGCTTCACTTTTCTTGCTTTGGCGGACTCAAGAATTAACTCAAATGCCGCTTGCAAATTAGTGCTTCCACCCCAAGATGCTTTTCTGATATTATTAATCTTTTCGTATACTGTGCTTCCGTTAACAGTCTGCAATTTAGGACTCTCTTCAAAGGTTATAAACCAATTTTTGAATGGACCGTTATTTCTTTCTGAAACGTAAAGACCCAATCCAATTGAAGAATACATAGGAGGAACACTTGCTCCACCGCTTAACATCGAGCTTGACACGTCAATCAATGGAATCATTGAACACTCACTTCCCTCAAAGAAATCAGGCAAATTATTCCACATAACATCAACTGATGAAGTTGCATCTCCACTTAGAACGCTTCTAACTATGTCGTAAGGATAAAGTCCAGAAGTATTGATTTTAACTTCTCCCTTAGCCGCCTTATCTAAGAAGGCTGCATATCTCTCGTTGTCATTACGAGCAAAAGCCTTTCTATAAAGAAAACCGGCTCTGGAAGGAATCTTATCGTAACTAATAGAACTCCAGTCCTTTTTGCACATGGCCTGCTCTACAAGAGAAATTTTCTTTCTGAGAAAAGACAAAATCCTACGATAGTTTCTCTCTGAAAGACTCATGAAAGAGGCAAACTTTAGCCCCATCTTTCGGCTCTCAAGCGAAGAGGCATTGGTCGAAGGCATCCATTTGGCAATAAGCGATGGATTCTCACTGCTGAGATCCGCGTGAAGCTTGTTGTTGATAAATGTCATCATCTGCTTCTCACACTGCGTTCCAACTAACTCAAAGAGATCGTCAGTTCTTCCATAAAAAAGAATATTCTCAAAGTTGGCTGTAACCACATTAGGATAGTTGGAGGCAAGCCATCTTAGGCAAGTTCTAAATGTCTTTCTTTCGCCTTGCCCGCCACGTATATCTCTAATATAAAAAAGAGCCTTCATAGCAAGGTCGCTATTTTCGAACAATGCCTTTTTAAAGGCGTCCACAACTACGGCTTCAGTTTGAGATCTAAACGCTCCAGCCTTGGAAAAGAAATCCAAGACCTTATCTCCAGTAGACTTGTTAGTAAGTGCTCCATTAGCAGTAAAAACCTTAGCCTTGGAAGTATCCTCTAAAACCATCGCTTTGAGCAATGGATTAATATTACTAGAAGGTAGTGCGTTGGCTTTGAAAGAAGCTTGGCTTACGCTCTTTGAGTCTGAAACCTTCTTCTTCGCCTTTGGTAGCTTATTTAACTGTTCGTTAATGTTTTTCATAGTATTAATATGTTAGTATATTTTTTATGATTTGTCAAATTTTTTCTAGAATTTTCATTTCTTTAGCCAAATACCACATACCCCCCTGATACTTTGGTTTCTGCAAACTTTCAAAATTCCTTATCTTAACCTTATACCAATGTCTGTCTCTTTCTGACAAATGCGGGGCTACAGGACTTTTTACTGTATGCCACCCATTTCTTACCTTGAACCCTTCGGTTGGATGTTTCTTGGATTTTATCCATTTATTTTTAGTTAATTTAGCTTTTCTATTAATAAAAATAGAACCTAAAGTTCCATCTTTTCTTTCTCTAAAAAGTTTATAAACTATTTTAGTTTTCATCTTCTATAAATAAATCTGGAATTTTATTTTTACTTAAAATAGATCTAGTAATTATTCTATTTCTAGTTTTCCATTTTCAATTTTAATTCTGATACTCTCAGAATACCCGCCAAATATATTTTCATAAAAATCTAAAACGTCAAAATCTTCGAATAATTTAACTAATCCTTCTCTGGCTTCTTTTATCTCTTTAGATACATTTTTCTCGTATCCAGAAAATTCACCTTCATCACCATATTCGACTACTAGATCATCGTAATACAAACCGAAATACGTTGCGTCTCCATCATTGAACTCATGATTATTTATATTAATTCTTACTGAATTTATAATAGAGTTAGACTTTAGATACTCTTTTAAAGTTTCTCTAAACTTAGACTCCATCTCCTTGAGAAGGGAGTTGATTTCTTTCTGCAATTGTAGTATTTTTTCTTTCATAAATTAATCTAGTTTTACGTCTCTAACAAATCTAAGTTCGTCTAAATTAGGTTTTCCGATGAATCCGACAGAAGATCCATCAACTGTGACATTTTCTGTGTTAAACTTAGACTTTCTTTTTTCTTCTATTTTCTTATAAGAATTTGGAATTCCGGTCCTTCCATTACTCATCCACTCTTGATATTCCATTCCTTCTAAATAGTCTTGAGGAGTGGGTATAAATTTATTGCCGAAATCTTCTAATACGTGCTGCTCGCCAATATCGCGAACTGAGACTTTTATGCCATCGCTATTAGTAATAGTATCGCCAAAAACTTGGGCACACAAAAAAATCCCAAAAGAAGAATGCAAAATTGCGCGATGCCTATTATCTGGAACAAATGCTTTCGTTTGATCGAACCATTGGTGGATTTTAAGATAGTCTTCTGGCTTTCCCTTGAATCTTTTGGCTGAACTTACTGCATGAATATGAGGTTTTGACATAAATTAATTAAAAAGGAAGTTCTTCTCCACTAGAAAACTCGTCGATTTTTATAACATTTTCAGAATTTATTTTAACAAAACTGTAAACGTCTTTAAATCTTATAGTGAGAATTATTTTTGTTTTTTCGTTTAGTAGAACTGGAGGCTCCGCGTCTTCTCCTGAATAATAATAACCGTTATCTCTTTTGCCTATTTTATGATATTTTTTATCTGACACTGTTCCTTCGATATTCAGTAAATTTGGAGAATCTTCTTCGAAGATTTGGCGAATATTTCCTCCCCACTTTTTCTTTTTCAATATATGAAAAGCAAGGGCGTCTTTTATTTCTTCTTTAGTTTCTTCTATCCTTCCAGTATCTCTAAAATCAAAATGAAGCAATTTTCCTTCTTCTGGGGTTTCCCGCGTCGCCCCCAAAATAAAGCTATAAATTTCTGCATCTATTCCATTAAGAAACTCATCTTTAACTATTTGCTTATTAAGCGGGTAGCCACACCTGACGAATATCTTAGGTATAACAATTTTTACTTTGTCACCAACCCTAATGACATCTTTTTTATTTTTTCTTGTTCTCATAGTTTTCAATTTCCATACTGAACCACAACGGTAAAAGCCCAAGACCGAATATATACCAATAAAAAGCTTCCAGATATGAAATATGATAATTAACTATATCACTTTTTGAATTTAAGTAAATCCAAATAAATCTATATAATGAAAAAAGCACTAAAAATCTTATTCTATACATGATTTTCAGTAATTCCGTATTTATGCTCTATATTTTTTAAAGCGTCTTTCAGACGTTCCCAATTAGTTGTTCTAGTAAGAAAAGTAGCCCGCTGTTCTATATCTGTTTTCAGAAGGCTCACTGAATTTAATAATCGTATTAAATCAGAATTATTTTTAATATTTTCCAAAACTATATCATTTATTATTTCTTCAGTGAATTTAATTAATTTTAAATTAAGAGTATTTTCGCAAGAAAGATTGTAGCTATAACATATATCCATTGTTTGTTTTTTAACTAAATTTTCTAGTCGTTTTGTCATATTTTGTGTAAATTATTTTAGCGTATAGTAGAGATATTAACATTTTTTTCGCCTTTGTCAAGGTAGAACCTTGTATTTGGAATCCCTCCGACTATACGCGCAAGGGCGATTTTTTATTTATTATGAAACAAAATTGGACCAAAGAGCATTTGGAATTTTTAATAAAAAATTTCCCGGCAAACGGAACTAAATATTGCTCTAAATTTTTGCCATTCACTAACAGAGAGATCAGCATTAAAGCGGATCAGATGAAGATAAAAAGAATAAAAATTTGTAGAAATGATCCTCATGGATATAAAACCTGTGAAAAATGCTATAAAACACTAGCGTATAATTTTTATAAAAAAGCAAAATACGGGATATATGGTTTATGTAATATTTGCAAACCTTGCTTTAATAAACACGAACAAAACAGAAAAAGAACTGATTTAAACTATTCTATCTTAAGTAGATTGCGAAGGAGACAAGGCAAGTTCTTAAGGAGACTTAAATTAATTAGAAAATCATCTTCTTTAAAATATTTGGGATGCTCAAAAGAGCGTTTTATGGAATATTTTCAATCTAAATTCAGAGAAAAAATGAGTTGGGAAGAGTATTTTAAAGGAAATATACATTTAGATCATATTAGACCATTAATTTCCTTCGATTTAACCAAAGAAAAAGACAGGAAAGAAGCTTTTCATTATACTAATCTTCAACCTTTATGGGCTAAAGAAAACCTAGCTAAAAGCGATAAATATTATAACCAATAAATTCCCGTATGCTCACTACCCCAATACATCCAACAATATTCAGTAGAATCACTACTTCCAGAAGTAATTTTGCCATTACAATTCGGGCAACATTTAGGTTTAGGTAATTCAATTGGTATTAATTGCTTAAATCCGCAGTGTTTTTTATTCTGGCATTTAATAGATCTAACAAAATTAGGTCTTTCGCTTAATATAAATAAAGCATTAGGCGGATTTTTGCGCCACCATTCTCGACGCTCTTGAGAGCCTAAGAAATTTAAACGCACAAGCATATAGACTTCCTCCGATAAATCCAAAGCATGAGTTATAAAAGCTTTAGCAATAGAAAATGGAGGATTTGTCAAAATCACATCTCTTTTAGTTTTATCTTTTAAAAAATCGTAGCCATAGCTTAAATCGTTTCCATTTGACTTTAACCCATATTCATTCATTCTTTTAACTAATCTTAGATCCCCGCACGCAGGTTCCCATATTTCTTTTCCTTTTGGAAGATACGGAAGTAATGGATTAAAAGACTTTAACGGCGTAAAGTACGCATCTTGACTTATTTTAGTTGTTCCTCGTCCTGTTGATGACATATATTATAGATATTACCAACTATTTTTAAAGAGTCAATTCTAAAATTTAAATCATTCGCAGCAAACGATCTTCCTCTATCAAAATAAAAAATTCCCTCCGCAAAGAAAACCTCTCCCCTATCCGTTTCTATTCCATTTTCGCCTGAATCGAATTGATATTCTACAATATCTCCCTCATATATTTCATTACCGTTCTTATCATTTATACTTGTATACTGTTGTAAAACATAATTATCTCTTAATTTTACTCCCGTTTCATAGTATAGATTTCCAAAATTATCAGTTTGAAGCCAATACATATTGGCGCATGGTTTATAATGGGTCTTAAACTGTTTGTCCCAAATCCTAAATTTAATTTTTCTCATTGTTTTCTTGCCTAATCGCTTCAGCTAATAAAACCAATGCATTTCTTACTTTTAGACTCTTGCCGCCTCCAAAATAACTTCTAAACCGAAGAGGCTTGGATTCGTCTATGGATATATAAACATCTCCCATTACATCTATAGAAATGTATAAATTACCGTCATCTTCTCCATCAGTATCGTCATGTTGAATAGACAAGCATTGATTTGCATTTAAATTTTCGGGCCAAAATGCGCTATTTAATACTTTGTCAATATCTTTTTGTTTTATCATCTTACTGTTTTCTCCTAATTCTTTCCAGAAATCTAGAATACCATTTTCCATCTCTAGTTCCACCGGGGTATAGGATATTATTTCTACAAGTGCGACACATTAGAACACCAGAATGTCTAGGATCAGAGCTAGTCATTAATCTTATCATGAATTTTTCCGAGAAAATCCTACCGCATTTGGTGCATTCAGTCTTTTTTGCGAATATCATATTTAATTTTCTTTTCAAAAATTAATTCATCGAAAGTATTGTCTTCTTTGCTTTTAAATACTGAAATAGTTAACGCTTTTGCGCCAAGCCTAAGCGAAACAGCTACCTCGTTCCCTTCGTCTATTAAATCTAATATGTTTTTATCCTCACTCTGCTCAAAATCATTGTCAAGACTCCATCCCGGCAATTTTTCGATTTTTAACTTATCGTAGCCCCTAATTTTAATTACTTTTTTCATAAAAATTCAAACATTCTTTATTAACAATAATTTTATCTTTAGAGAATGGTTTAACGGAAAGACTCTCTAAATTTCTTACTCTAGACAACGCTACGTATACCTGACCAGTAGCGAAAGCTTCATTCAAATCAAGCTCGACTCTGTCTAACGTAGATCCCTGACATTTATGAACAGTAGAGGCCCATGCTAATTTCAAAGGAATTTGTTCTCTAGTAGCTATTTTTTTATAGAATGTTTTCTTGTCAAAACCTATCGCTTGCTCCTTTATGCTCCACTCATCTATTTCTACAATAGCTTTTCCAGCCGAAAATTTTACTTCAACTCCTGCCGTGCAAAAAGATTCTACTTTACCTATCGAACCATTAACTAACCCCCTATCTAAGTCTATATTCTTTAAAAGCATTACTTGGGCACCCTTTTTCAGTTCTAAAATCTTTGGCGCGGGACAATTCCTATCAAAAAACTTTATATGATGTTCACTGCCATTGTCAATCGAGTGAAAATGCCTTGACTCTTCTTTAATTTTCAAAAGCTCTTGCTTGTTAAATGTATCAACGTCAACATTTTTGCAATAAATTTTTATAGGTTGAATTCCGTCGTTTGGGAATTTCGCGTCTACCCTAGACTGTAATACAGATAGAGAATCTGTCTTTCCGAGTCTTATATCGTTTAGCATTCTCGCGAAATCGGAACTGTTATCTTGCCTCATTACGGTTTTAAGAACAACGTTCTTAATTTTGGCATTCTTCCATGAAGAGGACTCAAAACAAAAACCTTTCTGATTGACAGTTTTGAAAACTGGAGGAAGCTGCAAGAAATCTCCAACAAAAATCATTTGCATCCCGCCGAATGGAGACATGTCGAATCGAAAATACTGCAACACTTCATTTAGTTTGTCTAAGAAATCGGCGGATAGCATAGATATTTCATCTATAATAAGGATTTTTGAATCTCTTATCCTTGCCCGAGCCTTCTTATTTCTATTAACGGAATTATTGATTATTGAATCTACGCTTTCATCTGCAAGACCCATTCCAGCCCAAGAATGGATAGTTAAACCGTCTACGTTAAGCGCGGCTACTCCCGTAGAAGCGGCGATTCCATAAGGAATTCCTTCTTGGTTTAAAAAGTCCTTCAATATTTTAGTGCAAAAACTTTTACCGCTCCCTGCCTCTCCAGTAAGAAATATATTATTACCAGCAGCTACTTCTTTAAAGAAAGCCATTTGCTCTTTATTTAAAGAGCTTGAAAGGCTGCTCTTTTCAAAATTTTTATAATTCATTTATATTGACCTAATGATATTTTTCTTTTAATTGTAGAATCCCAAAGTTCGGTGCAAAAATCTTTAGTTCTTGTAGAGAACGTTTCAATATCGCAACACTTCAAGTAAAAATACTTGATCCTTTGATTTCCGTCAATCATTCTTCTAAAGAATTTAGGTTTTTTACCACAAATGCATTTTTCCATATTTTATCTATTTTTAGGCGGCAATGAATTTCTTTTTACCTCAAAAAGACCAGTTCCAATTACTTCTGTTAATGTATTCCCTCCAGAATATGACACAAAGCTCCTAATTCCACCATTTAAATCGTCTACAAGCTTTTTTAATGGAACTAAATTAGTTTTAGGAGATAAAATCTTACCTTCGCTAGTTTTTCCTGCTTGCTTAATTATCTCTAACTGTTTTTCGCTTGCCCCGCCCCAATAGGAGCCATCTCCAGATATATTTGTTTCTGCTTCCTCGGCTTGACTAAAATATCCACCAATTATTACGTATTTAGCTCCAGCGGCAAAAGCTTTACAGGCATAAGCTGGTTTACTTATTCCTCCATCTGCCGCCGTAGATACGTGTGGTGTATCCCAAATAGAGCACTCCATTATTTCTGTTATATTCCCACGATTAACTCCTGTCATATCAGAGGTTGAACATGGAGAACCGCCACCTATTCCTACTCTTACTATCAATTCTCTACTTATACATGGGAATGTCCTATAAATGTTTTTATAACCCCATTCATCATGAACGTTCCCAACGTAAAACCTATCTAAAGTCCCTTCTTTCATATAGGACGCCAATGTTACTAAATTCAAATAACCATTAGCTATATCTAATCCCATGTTATTAACTTTATTTTTTCTGAAAAATTCATAATCTTGTTTAAAATCTTTTACTCCAAGCGATACGCAACAAAACTGATTCTTATTCGCAGCGTTTTTATAAAAACTCCTGAATCTATCTAACTGCCATTCTCTTCCCAAGAACCTTGGTAGGAATACTGATATTCCAAGTCTAGCCGCTTCTATCACAAATTTTTCACCAACTACAGCCTGCATTGGAGAGGCTATTATTCTCCAGCTTTCATTTGGAATATCATTTCTAGATATAAAATAATCATGCTTCTTCGCAATGATATTCACATCATTGTAGTATAAGCTCTCTTTATTGGTAAATGTTGCCATGTTATTTTTTTATGCAATTATTAATGTCTACTCTCGCAAAATTAGGAACACCTAATCCAGTTAGGTCATTATAAAGGAAAGTTACCTCTTTTCCTATCCATTTCTTTTTATCACGCAAAAATTCAACAGCTTGCTCATATTCGCCCTTGAAAGTAGCGTTAAACTCCTTATCTTTCCATTTAAGTCTGATTACTTTTCCTGTGCCAGCCCAATTTCCATCTCCCTCTAATATATCTAAAATAATACCTTCTGAGTCAAACTCAGGTTTGACTTTAAGTAAGTATTTAGATCTTTTATTTTCGTATGGTTTTTTAAGAATACGAATCATCGCTCCTTCGTGACCTTCTTCAAGGAAAGACTTGTAAAGTTTTTCGAACTCTTCTTGAGAGTTAACGTTAAAAGTTGGGACTTTCTCTACTACCCCATCTCCATACGTAGGGCCAAAAATAGAGTCTATGGCATATTTCCTTCCAAGATAATCAACTGACATGTCCTCAATTATCCCATCGTAAATGTAAAATCTTACTTTTTCTCTACTTTTCTTTAAATCTTCTTCAGTAATATTAACTGTTTTCCTAACTATACTCATCAGTTCATTTAACTGTGATCTTAATTTAAAATTAAAAAGTTCCCCATCTAAAATAGATTTCGGACGTGCTTTAAAAAATGGCTGGAAATACTCTTCTATATGAGGAACAGATAAGTATCTTTCTCCTTTTCTAGTAAAAATACCCTCTTTTCTTACAATGGCTCGGCTACCATTGTATTTTATTTGAACTGCGACTCCATCACTCCAATCTATTTTATCCTTGTAGTCATTAAAATTTTTAGCGAGCATCGGCTCAAAGTAAGTCTCATTATCTATTTCGTTAACACTTTCAAAATACCCTGTTTTTATCTTCTTATCCCAATGCGCCTTAGCTTCTAAAACAGCTTGTTGTTCTGCCGTTGTTTCATTTTTCTTACCTACATTTTTGGGCTTACATACAGTATATTCACTTATCACCTTCTCTCCATTAATAAGACCAGAAATGGTCCTATACGAGTTCCCTTGGACTTCAATTTTCCATTCCCTAACCTTACCTTTACTATCTCTTGAGTATAATCTGTTATATATATTCATTTTTTTATTTTATAAAAAACTCTTATTGCGTATACGCCTATTAAAGCTAGTAATAATACTTTTTGCATAAAAATTAAACATTCGGCCAAATATATTCAATTTTTGGCAACTCTTCCCAATTAAATTGACTATAATGCTGTAGATTTTTAAAAAGAAGTGCTGCTCTATGAGAGCTATGAAAATTTTCATCACCTACAAAAGATGGTTTGCCAGTATCTTCAAATTGCTCAAGATATTTTTGAAATGTTAAAAAATGGTGAGGATATTCTCTGCCACGTCTTTTTAGCTCTTCAAGACCTTCTAAAGAATATTTGGCAAGAGAATGCTTGTGTTTAGCCCACATTTTAGAAACAGGGTGATTTGGCCACCCGCCTCTTATTAAAGTCAGGCATTCTCTATAAATTTGATTGCCTAACCGTTTATTGTCGAGAACTGATACTGATTTTTTATAATCAGCAAAAGGGAGGAATACTTGCATAATTATCTTGTTTTAATAATGTCAAACAAACTTACTTCATGTAGGATATTTTCCTCTTTAACCATTACGGTATATTCGTCCTTAACGCTAACTACTTCTCCGACCCATTCGTCATTGCCTTCTTTGACTATGACTGTTTTATTTATCAATTTATTTAATACTTCCAGTTTACTAGACATGTTATTTATATGTTTATTTTACTATTTGGATTATAGAATGAACAATTCTGGCACGTTTTTGGCCTTTTGCCAAGCTTAAAATCGTTTATTAATTTTCTTCTATTTAGCTCTATATCTTTCCATTCGTCGCTTAAACTGCCAATAACTAAATCATCGTTATCAGTCTCAATAAACCTGCACCCACACGCCCTTATTTTCCCATCAAATAATACAGCTACAGAAGAAAGCCCGAGACAAGGAGTTTTAAGCGATGATAATACGGGCTTCATTTTCATATCTTTTGGAAGATTTTTAATAGTTCCTCCCCAATTATCAAAATTAGCAGTAAAATTAAAAGATACGTTTTTATTTAAATTTGGTTTGATGAAATCTTGAAAAAACTTAGATTTTATGATTTTTGAAGGTGATATTTTGTTCCTAAATCTCAAATGAACATGTAATTTATTACTTTTTTTATTTAGAAGCTCGGCTAATCCGTGTTTTAATAAATCACAATAATCTACTCCATATACCTCTTTATAATCTTCATTATCGAACGAAGGCAAAGATATGAATATCTGATCGAGTTTTGAATCTATTATATTCTGGAAATATTTATAAAGAAGAATTCCATTTGTAGTTAAAACTACATTTAAATTTAAATCTTTGCTTAATCCTATCTTTTCAAAAAGATTCATGTCTATCAACGGATCTCCAACCGTAGGAGTTAAATCTATTGTTTTAAGATCTTTGCAATTCCATAAAACTTTTGCCAATGCCTTTTTAAAGGTTTCATATTTCATTACTCCCTTTTTCATTTTAGAAATTGGGTAGGCGCAAAAAATGCAGGAAGCGTTACATATATTAGCGACTTGAAAACTTGCTATATTTGGACTATTTTCATTCGTGTTTGGAAAAAAATTTTTAATAAAAACCAGCAATGGCCACGTCTGTCTAACTATTATCTGAAATAAATCAGCGGTAAATGGCAGAAAGCAAAAAATTTTATTTATTAGTTTCATTTATAGAAATAAATGAGCAGTAGCTCACGGAGCAATTGCTCGAATTAAAAATAGTCCCGTAGCTTCCATAAGGGATAATAAAAACACAGTTACTTACTGCCATCCCTCCTTTATCTAAAATTAATGGACCTACAAATACTCTTTTTTCTTTTACGGCAGAATAAAAATTACGAATATAGTCTTTACCCATTTCTTGAAAATACTCAATATTATTTAACTTAGATTGTAAATTATTTAAATATTCATCTTTTTTACTTAGCATTACTGCTGTGAATAAAAGAATGAAAAATATTGCTATATTAGCAAAAATCATTGAGTTAACGTAAAAGTCTTTATTTTCTTCAGCTTTCATTTTACTTCTTCTTTACTCTGCTATCTCTCAAGTTTTCGTCTTTAAAGAACTTACGATACTGCTTAAATCCTCTGAAGTTGCCAATATATTCGCTAGAATCCATAGCCTGAGCGACATGTTCAGTTGGACTAAGGTGCCTTGGAATTGAGCCAAATAATCTATCGCATAATTTGATGTCGGCTTCATAATCGTCTTTACCTTCGTAGTTTAAATATGAAACGCGGGCGCAACGAGCAATTGCTATTTTCGTCTTTAGTTCATCAATAAATCTAAGCGTATCTCGTGATAATTCGTGTGCCGCTCCTTCTGTAATATTTTCCCACGCCTCCGTATTAATTAATCTATCTACGTTTATTTTATCTCCAAAAGGAATGTGCCACTCGCCTGCTTTCAATTCTTTTGGAGTTGATTTATTATATTCTTCAAGCATCAATTTAGCTAAGGCTTGGAATTCCGGTTGCGCGTCTTCATGAGCACGAAGAGCAAAAAAATTCTCGAAATCTGTACCAGAAAGGATAATTCTAATGTTAAACCAAGGCTCAAGAATACGATTACAGATTTGCTTGTGTAAACCTATTACATTCAACTTTAAAACTCTTTCAATTGCTATATCTCTAGACTTTAACCAAGACCTCCTACAATACTCTTTAGGAGAAATTAAGCTACCATCATCTACCAATACTGCTGGTTCGTTACTAAGTTCTTCTTTGGCTTGCATTCCACTTTGGTTCTTCCCCCACCAAACAGGCATTGCAGGATTATCAATAACCTGCTGAATCATTTTCTCAATAGGTATTGCGCGGGAACTAGCAGCATTTTTAGAGAACATCCTATGCGTCATTACCTCCGCATGAATAAATCTTGGGTATTCTAATAAAAATGTTGTCAATCGACATCCTACAGGATTGATAGAATCTTGAATTATTTCTGCTTTTATCATATTTTTATTAGTTTTTCTTGAAAGGATTTAATATAAAGATTATTAAAAATATTAGCCCAATAATAAAAAGTAAATTTGTAAAATTACCTATTATCACAAATTTAATTGTAAATAATAGATAAACTAAAATTCCGAGCAAAACTAGAAGTGCTACGTTCATATTTTATCTTCCGGTGCTTCCAAAGCCGCCCTCTTTTCTTTCCGTATCAGAAAGCTCACCCTCTTCAAATTCCGCTTCGTGGCATTCCTCGAAAACTATTTGAGCAATTTTGTCTCCTGCTTTAATTTTAAAACCCTCTTTTCTCGGAAAACAAGAAGCCATAGGATGTCCTATTATCGAGTTTGTTTGTGGTGGCTCAGTTAAATTAATTAATATTACTCCTACTTCTCCTCTATACGTCGCGTCTACCACTCCAGCTAGAACGTCTATGCCTGCTTTGAGCGCAGAACCGCTCCTTGGAGCTATTCTTCCGTAATAACCTTCAGGAATCTCTATTTTTAATCCTATTTTATTACATAGCCTCTGCATGGGAAAAATCTCAGCATCTTCAACTGCATATAAATCATATCCAGCATCACCTTTTCTCTTTGTAGGAATCTTGGCTAAAGGATGAATCAGCTTATACTTTATCTTAATCTTATGGGTATCCATATATAATATATCTTATCTTCTTATGTTCTCACATTTTTAGAAAAAATACAAGTTTTTAAAAAAATAATTTGAAAAATTCAAACTTTCAGTTTACTATACTGAAAATGACTATAGTTAACGCAAATCAAAAACTCTTTGAATATTTGAAGACGAACGATTCTGTTTATCTATCAAATACCAAGAAAAAGGATGATTTTTTAAAAATAGTCACTTTATCGGACTCAGAAGAGAGGGACCGTGTTGCTCTGCTTTTATCCTTAAGAGGGTTTGAGGAGAGAGGCATTCTAAAGAAAAGCGACAATGAAGAACTTTGGATTTTGGTTAAACCTCTGGAATCGTATGAACAGCAAATTACGCTAGACTATGATTCTGTCGCTTCTATTTCTGGGATTATTAATAAATTCTGTGAGTCTAATGCTAATAAAACAGATGTTTGTGATATACTCGACATTAGGCAAAAAGATATTAAAAATTTAATTTTAATTACTTTGCATTTTATCGATAGGGTAAATTCACAAAAACCAGATCAAAATTCTGTAGACGAAGAATAAACATAGCTCCCGTTGAGCAAAGGTGTGCCACACGCCCCGGATCATTAGGTTGAAGTGGTAGTAAAGCTGCTATAAAAAAAATTAAGCGGGCAACGCGCCGAGAGATGCGACCCGGAAACGATATGCTCTTGCAGTAAAAAGACCCTCTTTTCGAAGAGGAAATACATACGAAGGCATTATATCGGAGAGTAGTTATGGGCTAAATACGATTTTCAGGGGTGGAAACTACCTTACACCCGTTAAGTATTTAGGGGGAGAGACACTCCATGTTCCTATTGGAAGAGATAACGCAGTGGAGCTTGCGATAACCTTTTTGGGTTTTTCTTTTTGAAAAAACTGAAAGGGAAATCTCTCATTTCATTCGAGTTTTAGTCGAAGCCATTTGGAAGTCATACAAATAAATGAAGTTTACTGAAGTATGAATTATGTCTATATATGTTGTTAGCGGAATTTATTGAAGTTTACAATATGTGTTTATTAAGTATAATTTATATATGATCATTAGTAATTTAGATAGTTTGATAGGTATTACAGGTGTAGCTACATGTGGTAAAGATACGTTTTATAGATTATTTAGTAGAAGAGTTTATGAATTATGTAATTGTAAAACACAAAGGTTTGCTTTAGCTGATGAATTAAAAGAAGAAGTTAGAGATTTTTTAATTAAAGATTATGGAGTAGATATTCTTAATTGTAGCCCAGAACAGAAAGAATCAGTTAGACCTTATTTGGTATTTTATGGAAATTTTAAAAGATTTCAGTCAAATGGAAGTCTTTGGTGGGAGAAGGTTAAAAAGAAAATGGAGAGTCAACCGTTCGATCCTTCTTTATTAACATTAATTACTGATATCAGATATTCCCAATACCAAAAAGATGATTTATATTTCATAATGTCTAATAGTGGATATTTAATTCATATTTCTAGACTAGATAAAAATAACAATATAGTTCCTCCCGCCAACATAAATGAAAAGACCTACGATCCTATAATGCGCAAAAATGCAAATATTTGCATAAAATGGCCAACTACTTCAGATGAATCTATCCTTCTTGAGTATGTTGATAAAGTTATAGATGATTATATCATTTTTAGAGGTTATAATAATATTTCCACCTATATAAAAAGAAAAATTAGAAATGTTAATGTCTAATTACTATAATCTATATTAATGGAAAAATTAACAGATCTAGAGCTAATCGAGAAAGTCAAAGTAGACAATGATAGCGACAGTTTTGTAGAGCTATCTAGGAGGCATACCCCTCTTTGTAAGAATATCTATAATAGATATCAATCTTCTATTACTTCGTCAGGGCTTTGTTTTGAAGATGTTAAAGATGAAAAAGATAATGTAATATACAAAGCTTTAATGAGTTATCAGCCTGATAAAAATGTTAAATTCTCAACTTGGCTGGGTAATTCAGTTAAATATCACTGTCTTAATAGCATAAATTCCAATGGCAGAACCATTGCTATGGAAGAAAAAGATTTAGTAAAAGTATCTGATAGCCAAGATCTTGTAAAGGCTAATGAGAACATAGAAATAGAGCAAAAAGAATACGTTTATAATATCTTGAACCAACTTTCTGATGAACGAATTAGAAAGATTTTTATGCTTAGATTTTTCTCAAATTCACCTAAAAAGAAATCTTGGAGCAAAATAGGAGAAGAGATTGGCGTTAGCACTCAAACTGCTCTAAACCTTTACAGAAAAGGACTTAAAATTCTGAAAATAAAAGTTAAAAATAGTTGACATTTTTCTAAAAACAATATAAGATTATCATATAAATATGAGCGAATTCAATAATAAACTAATTGGTGGCCTTTATATCAAAAAAAGTAAAAAGGGAACCACATACCTTGGTGGTAAAATAAACGATGTCCCTGTTTTGATTTTTAAGACTAAAAACAAGAAAACAGACAAAAGCCCAGATTATACAGTTTACGAATCTGCACCGCAGCAAGGACAGGAACAGCAGCCAGCACCTAGGACCGCACAGCCACAGAAAAGAACCGCTCCATCCCCGCAAAGAAAGCCTACTAATCCAGCAGTAGTTGATGATTTTGAAGAACCGACAGCTCCAGACGGTGATGTTTGGTAATCTCTCGTACTAAACACGTAACTTCAAATAAAGGGCAACGAAAGTTGCTCTTTTTTTTTTATAATTTTTATTTATAGCTTATAATAGATATGAATTATACATTAAATGTTCCGATTAATAGTGTTTCTTTTGGACAATGCTCCTTTGCGATATTAAGAGAATTTTATAAAAAAAACATACAACCATGTATTTTCCCAATAGGCCAAGTAGATGGTTCTTCTCAAAAAATAGATCCTGATTTCGGTAATTGGATAAATAGCTGCATAAACAAATCAATGTCGATTCACAATCGAAGAAACCCCACGTTTAAATTATGGCATATAAATGGATCTTTGGAGTCTTTAGGGGAAAAACAAACTCTATTTACGTTTTATGAACTAGATAATCCTACTGAACAGGAAGTTAATATTTTGAATAACCAAGATAAGGTTATAGTATCTTCAGATTACTCTAAAAGAATTTTCGAAGAAAATGGAGTTAAAAATGTTAATTATATTCCATTAGGTTTTGACTCATATAATTTTAATAAAAAAGAAAAAAAATATTTTAATGATAATAGAGTTGTTTTTAATGTATTGGGCAAATATGAACCAGTTAGAAAAAGACATGAAAAAGTTATAAAATCTTGGATAAAAAAATACGGCAACAATCCTGAATTTTTTCTGCAATGTGCAATTTATAATCCATTTTTCTCCCAGCAAGAGAACGAAGAGATAGTAAGAAATTTACTCGAAAATAAAAATTATTTTAATGTTCAGTTTTTGGGTTTTATGCCTCAAAATGAACTTTACAATGATTTCCTTAATTCTGGATCTATAGTAATAGATATGGGCACAGAGGGTTGGTCATTGGGCAGCTTCCATTCTGTTGCTATTGGAAAACACGCCGTTCTATTAGATTGCGCTGGAATTAAAGGATGGGCAACGAATGATAATAGCGTATTGGTTAAACCGTTTTCAAAAATCCCGGCTTATGACGGAAAATTTTTCTTCCAAGGTTCTCCGTTTAATCAAGGTAATGTATTTGATTTTAAAGAAGAAGAATTTTTATCAAGCTGCGATAAATGCATTAATCTTTTCAGGAAAAATCCAGTAAATTTAAAAGGACTTGAATTGCAAGAAAAATTTACATTTACCAAAACAGTTGATTCAATACTAAATTTAATGAATAATTAATTCTAATTATGCCAATCTATTCTTACAGAAATCCTAAAACTGGAAAAATTGTAGACGTAATCCAGACGATGAAAGAAAATCATGTCTATTCTGAGAATGGAGTAGAATTTGAAAGAGTTTTTTCATCTCCAAACGCTTCTATAGATACTAAAATAAATCCATTTTCTTCAAAAGATTTTTCAGCTAAATTGGCTAATAAAAAAGAAACTATTGGCTCTATGTGGGATAGAAGCAAAGAGCTATCCGAGAAGAGAACCCAAAAGGAAGGTCTTGATACCGTAAAGGAAAAATATTACGAAAATTACTCAAAAAGAAGAAGAGGTAAGAAACATCAAGATAAAATTAATACAACATACACCATATAAAAGTTTTATTTTTGTAAAACTTTTCTATTATGTTTTTTGTTGAAAAAGATTCAAAACTGCTGTAAACTCTATTTGCATAGACGTTTATGAGAAAAAAGTTATTTGACGAGCAGATTGCTAGAAAGCCTGATTTATACCCTTGGACTGAACAATTTATGAGGGCGATGTGGGAGGGCCACTGGACTGATAAGGAATTTAACTTTCAAAGCGATATTCAGGACTTCAAAGTAAAACTTTCCCCTGAGCAAAAGGAAATAATAGTAAGAACTCTATCTGCAATAGGGCAGATAGAAATAGCCGTTAAAACATTCTGGGCTAAATTAGGAGATAACCTTCCCCATCCATCTCTTAGAGACTTAGGATATGTTATGGCTAACGTCGAGGTAATCCATAATAATGCCTACGAGAGACTTTTAAAGGTTCTTGGCCTAGAGAACGTGTTTGAGGAAAATCTTAAACTCGAATGGATTCAGGGGAGAGTAAACTATTTAAGAAAATATACTCACAAATACTATAGCGATAGCCATAAACAATTTATTTATGCTATTATTCTATTTACTCTGTTTGTTGAGAACGTTTCATTATTTAGTCAATTCTATGTAATCAATTGGTTTGGAAGAAAAAACCTGCTCAAAGACACTAATCAACAGACTAATTATACCCTAAAAGAAGAGACAATTCATGCTTTGGTTGGTATAAAGATAATAAACGTCCTCAAAGAGGAGTATCCAGAACTTTTTGATGCAGAGCTAGAAGAGAAAATTCTCTCAGAGGCAAAGAATGCGTTTGACTGCGAATCTAAGATTATCGATTGGATGGTCAATGGAATAGACGAACCTAGTTTATCTGCGGATTTACTTAAAGAATTCGTAAAGAAACGAATTAATGACTCTTTATCACAAATAGGTTATAAGAAAATATTTGAAATAGACGAAGAAAAAATCGCTAAAACAAAATGGTTTGAAGAAGAAATTCATGGGAATGGAATGACAGATTTCTTTTATAGCAGACCTACAGAGTATTCTAAAAAGGATAAAAGTTTTACTGGCGAAGATTTATTTTAATAAATAAGATATTATGGCGAAAAATTTAGATTACTATTGGTTAAATGAAGATTCTAGAACGTTTTTAAGCAGGGGATATTTATCCGAAAATCAAACTCCAGAACAAAGAATAAGAGAAATAGCTGATAAGGCTGAATCTTATTTAGGAATTAAGGGTTTTGCTGACAAATTTGAGTATTATTGCTCAAAGGGTTACTACAGTTTATCCACTCCTGTATGGGTCAACTATGGAAATAATAGAGGACTTCCCGTTAGCTGTTTTAACAGTTTCGTGTCCGATAGCATGGAATCAATACTTGAAAAAGTTTCAGAAATAGGGACTCAGACAAAGATGGGAGGCGGAACGTCAGCTTATTTTGGAGCTTTAAGACATAGGGGAACAAAAATTTCGGTAGGAGGAGAATCAAGTGGTCCAGTTCATTTCATGGAAATTTTTGATAAAGTTGCAAGTGTTATTTCCCAAGGTTCAGCTAGAAGAGGAACTCTTGCCGCTTACCTTCCCGTGGAGCACCCTGATATAAAAGAATTTTTAGCTATAAGAACAGACGGTCATCCAATCCAAAATCTAAATATTGGAGTATGTATTACTAACGAATGGATGAATAGCATGATTAGCGGAGACTCTGCTAAAAGAGATATTTGGGCAAAAATTATAAAGAAAAGATTTGAAACTGGATATCCTTATGTATTTTTTACGGATAACGTAAATGATAACAAGCCTCAAGTTTACAAAGACAAGGGATATAAAATACATAGTTCAAATGTGTGTTCCGAGATAATGCTTCCATCTTCGGATAAGGAGTCTTTTGTATGCGTTTTATCTTCTATTAATTTACTGCATTGGGATGAAATAAAAGATACAGATGCCATCGAGACACTTACTTATTTCTTGGATACAGTAAATGAAGAGTTTGTTAGGAAAACAAAAGGAATGAAGTTTATGGAAGCCCCACATGAATTTGCCAAAAATCATAGAGCTTTGGGAGTTGGAATTCTTGGATGGCATTCATTTTTGCAAAGTAAAATGATA